CCGTAGCATTACCGATTATTACAATGGATAATCCGTTGCCAAAAAAATTAACGTTTACAGGCGATATTCAAACTGGAAGTATCTATATTAAAAATATTCAAGGTCTGTTAACAAAAGATTTGTATGTCGGTGAAATTCTTACAGGAAACGGTTTACCTGTTTCCCCAGCAACACCTGCAACTGTTTTGGAGATTTTTGAGTCTGGCGGACATATCCGACAAATAAAAATTTCAATTGCATCCACAGCAACAGCAAATAATACAACGTTCAGCGTAGAGTGGTGGAGTCAAGATAATTTAATTCCAAGTTTCTGGATGGCGAACGGTGGAACATTTGCAATAAATGCTTGGGCAAAAACTCCAAGTGTTGACCATTTAGGCTGGCTATTAGGACAAAATAATGTTGAATTTAAAGATCCATTGCATCCTATTAGTTCAGGAATTGGACATACATATCCTCTCAAAAATACTGCAAATATGTTTGGGTATGGAATTGAAAAAGTAGGAGGGTTTCTTAATGGATTACCTGATTATTTACTTTGGAATCGCTTTTATCAAATCTATCAATACAACGGTATCAACCCATTAAGTTTACCTGGTGGTTGGTATCCCGCTGCACAGATTCCAGCATTATATCAATGGCTACCAAATCCAACTTTACCTACACCACCTGTTTTTGATAATGTAGATGAAGCAGAAATAGATGCAAATAGATTGCCGTACGAAAGCGGAATTGGTGGAGCAATGCGCTGGGAAGATACAAATATTGGAATTGACCCTGCAAGAATACCAACCGGAAGTGTTGTTTTATTAAGTGCAGATGCCAGTAAAATCGCCGGGAAAACAAGTTATTTTTGGAGAATTCGAAACAGTGAACGAGTCTTAGTTGAAATAACAGATTCGAGTATTTTATGGACCTTTTCAGCAACTGGAAAATATACAGTGGAATTAGAGATTACTGACAGCAATGGTAACAAAAAAACCACGAAAAAAGAAGATTTTATTGAGGCGTATGAATGATAAAATAAATAAAAATACACCCGCTATTTTTCAACGTTTTCAAGCTCAATCGCAAAGGAACGCAAATATCGAAAATGGTAATACAGTAAATGATTCCGCACAAGGGAAAATTTGGACATCAGATATTTCGGTAGCAGACGGATATTCAGTAAATTATTCTGCATCTGTTTCTATAATTTTGCCGGCTATTCAAGGTTCTGGAAAAACTTGGAATTATTTTATAACTATTGACTATGATGCAACATTACAAGCTGGCGGAACAAATCCTGGGTTCTTTGGTTCTAATCTAATAAAGCCAAATGACAATTTTATCATAGGAGGGCAAGGCCATGATTGGGTTAAAGGATTTGTTAATAAAATTATTACTATATCAGATACAGGAGGACCACCAACCTATACTTATACATATTTATTATTTGTTACAATAGTGGATGGTGACCCCTTAAAAGTAAATGCAAACACGAGTACATTTTATTGGAATCGGCAAATTGCTGATAGTCCAGAAAATCTAGATAATCTGCCACCGAGCGATATTACATTTTCTTATAATCCTGGGACGTATGAAACTAAACTGTTTTGGAAAGACTCAAATCAGAATGCAAAACGGCATATAGTTAAAATCAGAGATATAAGTACTACTGATACTTTACAGTTAATGTATATTAAAACGTATGGAAATAAAATGAACTTTTCCGGAAGTTTAGTTCCGATTGTTGATGTAAATACTACGGACATTAGTACAGTTAAAATAGTTGACCCAGGTGTTGATTTTGTCCACCCAAGAAGAATTGAATTTATTGGTGAAGGTTCCGGTTCTATTTTTCTGGCCACGCCATACTCGTTTACAGGTAGTTTGCCAATTCACGAATATGAAGTTGTTGGGGTTGGAGTTGGCACAAACACAATTTCAGTTAGAAGTAAAAAAACATACCCAGATTGGGGATGGCCCGTTCCCGTTGTTTCAGCATATATTGAAGATTTACCTGGAATCGCATTCAGTAATTATAAAGTCACATCAGTTGCTCAAGTTAATGATAACTTGTTTACAGTATTTCTTGATTACGCTGAAAACAGTGGAATTAGTGTTACAATACCTATTGGATGGTCAACTACCGTACTCAATAGTACAATTAAAATTCATAATGGTTGCCAACGAGTAACTGTTACTGGGTTGCCGATAACCACAGTACTCGGAGAAGCCAAAGTTGATTTACCAACAAATCAGTATTTATCGGATTGGTTCGTCGGCAGTAAAATTGCATCGAGTAATTTCCCGGCAAATACATATATTACAGGAATTACAAAAAATCAAATTACATTTAGTGCTGCAGGGACAACTGGAAGTGGTTCTACTTTTGATATATTAGGATCAGGCATTGGTTACACAGGAAAAACAAGAGCCAAAGTTCAAGAAATAAATACCGGAGCACAATTACATATAGACCCAGTTTGGGAGCAATGGACAAAAAATGATTGGTTGTCTAGATCTGAGTTTGCAATTAGTGTTGCAAGTACATTTGATGATTTACAAAAAAATACTTCACAATGGAGCGAAGAAATCTACACAAAAAACATCCGTTAACAGAAGCAATAATTAGTGGGAAAAGCAGTCAAAAAATTGCAGTTTTTGACTTAGATGATACACTAATTATTTCGTCGGCACAAGTTCAAGTATTAGACGTACATACACAAAAAGTCGTGGCAAAAATGTCGTCTGAAGAGTTTAATCACTTTAAAGAACTACAGACGCCTAATTATAAGCTTTCGTATAAAGAGTTTGAAGATATTGATATTTTGAGAAACTCGACTTGGATTTTCACAGTAATGCGGCAATTATTAAACTTTTATAATACCGGTTGGCACGTTGGGATTATCACAGCAAGGTCTGATGCAAAGATGATTAAGAAATTTTTTGATGAAAACGGTATCCGAATTCATACAGATTTAATCTATGCGGTTAATGACCCTGCCTTTGGATTTACAGGATCGATCCCAGCTCGAAAAAAACAAGCAATCCATCAATTAGTAGATGCCGGATATAAAGAATTTATCTTTTTTGATGACCACGATGAAAATTTAATTCTCGCAAAAGAAGTAGAAAATGAGCGAGGTGTTACCGTGAAAACCGTAAAGGTGTAATTTCTACATTAAAAAAAACTTGTTTATGGCTAGAAGGAAAAAAGAAACAGTTCAGGATTTCGACATGGATCCACTCCTGCCCTCACAGGCGCTTAGAAACAAAATTTCAGTAAAATTAAAATGCAAAACAGAAACCCAGAAAAAACTGATTGAATCAATTAAAGGAAATGAAATTACAATTTGCGCAGGTCCTGCTGGGACCGGGAAAACTTATGTTGCTTGCGCTGAAGCATTAGCAATGTTGGCGAAAGGCACGTATCAAAAAATTATTGTTGCAAAAAGCGTCACCGTATTGGACGGAGAAGAGATTGGTTTTTTAAAGGGGACCGTTAAAGAAAAAATGGAACCTGTTATGCTTTCCTTTATGGATAACTTTTATAAAATTATTGGCAAGCCATTAACAATCGAACTTGAAAAAGCTGAACTGATTGAAGTTGTTCCACTTGCATTTATCCGTGGACGGTCAATTGATGATAGTTTTATCATAGTTGATGAAATTCAGAACCTAAAAAAGGAACACTTAATTACAATTCTTACCCGTATTGGTGAAAGGTCAAAACTTATCTTAATGGGCGACGGTGACCAAGTTGATTTAAAGAAAAAAACTGAAAGTGGATTAGGATGGCTAATCAACACTTTCAGTGATTTTTCAGAGATTGGAGTAGTTTCGTTTACCGAAGATGACAGCGTTAGAAATCCAATTGTTAAAAAGATTCTTAACCATATTAAAAATCAACCTTCTTAACATATCCTCTTGCTTTGAACCATTGGTCGCCATAACTGACTAAGCATTGGTCACCTGCAAGAATTGGTTTGATGGTCCGGATTTCAATCAACACATCTTCACCGCAATTTTGAAAGGTTGCATTATTTTGATTTGAATGATTATATAATCCGGCCCATCCCAATGGAACTGCTGAAGATGATTCATCCCATTTTAACAAATATCGGTCTAAGATCATATCTTCACTTTTAACACCTTCCGCTTGGAGCATCCAAAATGTCATATCGGATATTTTTTCTGGATATACGATTAAAGAAGCTCTTTCAACTATTGTATCAGTCGGAATATCAGCAGATGCAAAAACACCCCATCCATTAATTTCTGGGACCCATTGAACTTCTAATCGAGCATCAATAAACGGTCTATTTTCCACTACCACACGTTGATTTGAGGTCTTCAGGGAAATCTGAGATCTTGTCATAAATAAAAGCCGGAACCTTTCCACATTGTTTGCAAACTACAACCTCAGCAGGAACAGCTTCTTCTTTACCAGTCGGGCTTAATAGTGGAGAAAGACGTTTAAAGACATAAGCAGCTTCAAACAACTGTGGTCCTTTTTCACAGCCAATCCAAGGCAGGTCCTTTGGATTAAAACTAGGTTGATAGTTTTCGGGTTGTGACATCATGCCACCATTTAAAGAAATTTCTTTCATTGAATTGTTTTTAAAAATGAAATAATAAAATAAGCTCTTTAAGTAATCTTTACCTTCCTAAACTTACTTATTCTTTTTATGACTAAAATAGCTAAAAAGTTTTAGAATTAAAGACTATTTAAAAAATAATTATAAAAACTATAATCTATTTATCACATATAAATCTATATTACTATTTTAAAAACTAATAACTAATAATCTATGGCAAACACAGACAATAAATGCGCACACTTGGAAATTGAAGATTTGCACTCTCGTTTAATGGAAGCACCAAATGATATTGCAAACGATACACTTGGCGATATTTTAAATCTTCAAGCTGAAACTCAAAAAAATGTTTATGGATATGATTTCGAAAATATGTCACTTCGGGATGTAATGAATTTCTGGCATATGAACACCCACGCAATGATTGATGAAATCCACGAGGCAACAGATGCGCTGGGTGGAATTTCAAATGGAGGTTCTGCGATTTGGAAACGTTGGAAAAAGGACTATTCAAAATACACAGATATGAAATTTTCAGATCTTTCTGAAGAAGATCAAATTGAATGCAAATTTGAGATCGTGGATATGCTACATTTCTTTATGAACTATGCGGCGTCAATTGGAATGACTTCTCAGGAGATGTATAATTTCTATATGAGCAAGAACAAAGAAAATAGAGCTAGACAAAAAAATGGTTATTAAATTATATGCAACCACATATAAATACTAGGTTTTTGATGAGATTATATGTAAATGGATATATTTTTTTAGAAAAAATCCGAGGATTCCTTGCGAGTCTCGGATTTTTGTGTTATATTTATACTGTTGAAATTATCAAACATTAAAAAATATCCAAATGATTAGTAAAGAAAGATTTAACAAATTACTTTTTTTCGACATTGAAACTGCGGGACAATACAAAGACTATTTCGAACTTAGTAACCATGACCAAATGGGCGCAAAAATCTGGGAAAAAAAATGGGAACTTTATCTTAAACCAAACACGGATTCTTTAGAAGAATCCTATTCCAAAAGTGTTGCAATTTACCCAGAGTTCGGAAGAATTGTTTGTTTGTCATACGGCGTTTACAAAGATGGAGAGATGACTATCAAGACAATTAGCTCCGAATCTGAATCTGAAATGATGAAACTTATCTATCAGCTTTTTTCTCGTGCCGGAGAACGTGGAATGACACCGATTGGCTGGAATATTAAACAGTTTGATATTCCATGGATCAATCGAAGGCTCATGGCAAACGGTTTAAGTGTTCCAAATTCATTGGATACTTTTGAGAAAAAACCATGGGAAGTTTCAATTCTTGACCTTAGAGATATGTGGCGAGGATTCTCAACGTTCCCATGCACTTTTGAAGAAGCTGCATACGCAATTGGTGTCCCAACGCCTAAAGACGATATTGATGGAAGTCAAGTTCATTCAGAGTTTTGGAAAGGCAATATTGACCGAATTACCACTTATTGTGAGAAGGACGTTAAAACCATGATTGAACTATTAAAGAAAATGTCAAATATCGAATAATATGCCCGAATTAAGTGAAGTTAAAATTATGGCGGATTTTATCAATTACGCCCAAAGAGAAGAAGGTTTTTTCAATTATATGAAAAAATCTCAAGAAACAAAAATTCAAACTGAAGACGACCCATTCAAAGGTGGAGTTTTTACAGTATCTGCGCAATCTCGCGGAAAGGAATTATTACTAACACTTAAACAAGTTGGCGGTTCAATGACTGACGAGATTCAAAAAAAGCTCCTATGCAATATGGGAATGAGCGGAAATTGGGTCTATATGCGAAAGACAGCACCTCAATTAGAAAAAGCAATGAAGCATGCTCATTTAAGATTTAGATCAACTCGTGGGAATTGGTTGCTGCTTTTTGATATGCGCCGATTTGCAAAATGGCGATGGACGGATGGCTGGAGTTCAAACAGAAGTCCATGTCCACTTACTGAATATGATCTTTTTCGTGAAAATCTACTAAACCATTTTTGGAAACATAAAGATTTCAATAAGCCACTTTGTGAGGTGCTAATGAACCAAAAATGGTTTAATGGAATTGGGAATTATGTTCGGGCAGAAGTTCTTTACCGTTTAGATGTCAATCCGTTCCAACCCGCAAATCAATTAACAATTGGTGAGTTAAATCAGCTGACAACGATTATCCACTTAGCATTTAGAGATACTTATCAGATGGGTGGTGGACAATTAAAAGATTGGCATAACCCTACTGGAGCAAGTGCAAAAGATTTTAATGAATGGATGAAATGTTACAGTAAAAAATCGAGTGCATCGGTAAAAGATAGTACAGGACGAAAGTTTTGGTTTGACCCAAAATGGAAAGAGTCCGCAGACTTACAGTATTCAAAAGTTAAAAATAAATAAAAAACTAAAATTTGCTTTGATATATACTAAAAGTAAATTAAAAAATAAAACACAATGGCAGTCATAACATTAACAGAAATTTTAGGAGGCGATAATATCGCTGGGTCAAGGATTACAATCAATGATAACTTTAAGAGAGTTTCAAATGCAATCAACACGCTAGAAACTAGATTAGATACTTCGTTTACACCTGGTGGTTCTTTGAATGTTGGAAATGCTTTGATTAGAAGATATACAAATCCAACTACAGCACAAATATTTGACTGTGAAGCAACTGCACTAATTCAAGGTAATTTGAATGTTCTTTTGGATATGGGTGTCTCACAAAGCGCTTCTGTTGCATTAGATACGACAATCGGTAGAAATGTTAATTTTACTGGTTCTGCAGTAGGTGGGCCTTGGTCATTTACATCAGGCATCCGAAGCACGTTTACGAATGAAATAACAAACCAGCAATTATATCAAGGGATAACTGGCGCACCAGCAATTAATCTCCAATCACTCGCCGGTTCGGGTCCTTTGCGACAAGTAACGAGTGTTATTGGACATAGTGTGTTACGAGTGGATTTATCAACGTACACAGGCATAGCACCTAATGATTGTGAAGGCATCATTTTGCCAACTGTTGCAAGTAGTACGCCTGGACAAATCTTAACAGTAATTATTGATGCTGCAGCAGGAGCTTCATTAGCATCCGGATTTTTCTATATTGATGCAGCTAATTTTGCGCCTGGTGCTGTTTCAACACAAATTCAAATGGGAAATCTTACTCCAACAAACAGTAATGATATCCGAAAGCTGGCAGTGACACTTTTTGCTGATGCTTCGGGATGGAGAGTACTAAATATTACTCAAGCATCCGCTGGTGATATTACATACTAAAAATAATTCTATATTCAAATGGAACATAAACACATTAAAGATTTTGAAAATTTCTTAAATGAAAATTTATACGGCTTGAAAATAGCTAGCACCTTAATGGATATTGCCGACAAAGGATGGGCTACATTGGGTTTCCAAAGCGCAGACGATATTTACGAAGACTTGGCAAAACAGAAAAAATATATTGATATGTTGAATACTGAAATAGAAAAAGCGGGAATCGAAAAACATATCAGCAGCAATGCGGACACAATACACGAAGAGTTAGAAAGCGAAAACTACCATCATCTTAATGCCTTTTTAGCTATTTCTGGCTATTATAATGAAAAGTATAAAAAGAATTATTTAATAAATATGAAAATGAGTACAAGTTCTCAGTGGGCATTACATCTCATATAAAAAAAATATAAATATGAAACACATTAAAACATTCGAAAGTTTTATTGCGGAAGCCGGCGGACGAGATGCTGGTAAATATGAAGTCGCAAAAATCGACCTTAAAACTGCTGTGAAGTTAATGGAAGAGAAAGGATATTTCGAATGGATTGACCAAAAAGAATTTGAACGTAATTTTCTAACTTTACAAAAATGGGTTGTTACAGGAAAAACCAAAAGAAAGGATATGCCAGTATTATCCGGTGGAGATGTGAGTTTGTTTGCAGATAAATTAACTGACGGGTTGATAGATGTCCATAAACCTTATTCTGATTTCACAACAAAAGGTTTGATTATCAATACAACAAATGCTGAAGTTTTTATGACTGCCGGAAAATTGGATGGTATTGAAGATGACGATAAAGTAAGTGCAAAATTTGAACCGATTCCTGCCAATAAATTAAAACCAATTCAAGAACAAATCTATTTTGATGAATGTATTGGATTTTTGGAGCATGGCTTACCCAAAGCAATTGCAATTGTTGAAAGTAAAAATTCTGTTGTATCAAATGACAACTTTATTATTGACGGACATCACCGTTGGGGTTTTGCAATGCTTTTTGCGCCAACAATGAAATTTAGATGTTTATCAATTGATTTAGAAATTGAAAAATTAGTGAGAGTAGCATTAGAATTTGGTGATGCTTTAGGAAATGCTAGAAATAAATAAAAAAATAAAAACTATGAAACACATTAAAACATTTGACGGATTTTTAAATGAGTCAAGCAATCAAGGAAAAATTGGAAATGTATCGTATATGGTTGATCCTCCAATTATGGTTACACAAACCGGCCCTACTATTCAAGAATATATTGAAGGAATAATTGACGACTTAGGTCTTGTTTCGGGTGATATTGAATTTGACGCTGTTTCTTTTTCAGTACAAGGCACTCTTAAAAATGGAAAAAAAATATCCGTTTACCAAGATGGCGAATTTGATAAGTACGGTGGACCGTATGATCCAAAAATGGAAAAAGCTGAAGTCTACGTCAACAATGCAGATATTTATGCAAAAATAGAAAAAGAGTTTAAAGATTGGGGTTGGGATGGTGATATTGATATTACCAGAACCGATATATGGGGCTCTGCTGCTAAATAAAAAAATACTTTTTACAAAAACATGGCAAAAAATAGAAAAAAAGCAAAATTTTATACTAAAAGCAAAAAATCAGCAAACAAAACACTTAAAAGAATGAGAAGCAATTCTGAAGTTCTAAAATCTATATCAAATAATTAAAAAAATTATGGAACATATTAAAACATTTGAAAGCTTTTTAAACGAAGCAGCTGGTGCAATAACGCCTAACCAGTTTCCAAAATTCCAGGCTTTTATTGAAAGTCTTGTACCAAAAAGCAAACGAAGAATAGCCCTTTTTGTTGAGGACCATAGATTATTGATTGGATATTATCCAACAGGTGGTACAATGGGCGACTTATCAAAGAGTCTTCCTGAAAGTGCTAACGATGAGATTGATGAAATATTTGTCGGTTCAAAGTTTACGTTTATGACAAGTTTTGAAAAGCCAGATCCAAGGACAGGAAAGAAAATGACTTTTTCTGCAGTATCTGCAAAAACACAAAACGACCTTCTTAAAATAGAAGACTTATTTTAAGAAACAAAACATTATGAAACACGTAAAACTATTCGAGCAATATATTGTAGAAAAGAACAAAAAATCTATAGACGATAGTGAAAGAGTAGCCATAACTTTGGATGGTACAAGTTCTGCTGGAAAGTCGTACACTGCGAAGAACTCAGGAATAAAAACAAAAACTCGCTGGAAACAGGACAAAGACGGCAATTATATAAAGGACAATGACGGCAATTTTGTAAAAGAAGATTACGCCGATGATGAATATCAGACTATTGCACTTGACGATTATTGGGGTGACGCTGAGCTTAATGATCCAAATTCTCCAGAAAATCAGGCTAGATGGGAATTAGAAAAGAATGATTCATTCTATACAGATGAGGAAAGGGCATTCTCAAAGAAATACGGCGACACTTTTGCTCATATTGGAAAAGATTATAAAGAATTAGTTACAGGGTGGAAGTCCGATGCCGATAAAAAACTAAAATCTGGGAAGGAAGATGACGGCAGCGATTTAACAGAAGAAAGAATTAATGCATTAAGAAAAGAATCCGAAAGATATGGAGCTCAACTCAAAGAATGGCCCAAGCCTGCGAGAAACCATCCTGATTGGGATACTGCAAAGAAAAAAGCAAAAGAAAAGGGACAAGAATTTCGTGAATGGGAGCCACATCGTTTTTTTATGATGCAGGAGTATAAGCAGAGTAAGAATAAAAATATTATTTTCGATGATATATCTGGAGATGTTTCTCATTTTCTACCAGATGGCTCTACAAAAACGGTTCTTTTACACGCTCCTATGGATAAGCTAGTAGAAAATATTGAAAGAAGAGAGAAGGATGACCCAAGAGATCCAAAGCACGTATTTGATGATTATGCACAAAAATTTGAATTCACAAAAAAAGAACCATCAGAAAGTGCAGGTCAACCAGGAAAGCCTATTAAGAAGAAAGATATAATGGCGTTATTGAAAAAATCCATGGATCCAAAGGTATTTAAACAAACTTCCATTGATGACGAGTGGATAGAAAACTTTACTAAAAGTATGGGTCTTGATGATGATAATTCAACATATTATGTGAAAGTTAAAGACGAGTACGTTAAGCAAAACGAACCTATAATAATTAACGCCGATAAAGACAATCAAAAAACTTTTGACGCATTAAAAAATATTGTTAAAGAAGAAGAAAAAAGAGTAAAGTCGGGCAAAAAGAAAGTAGGCGAAGAATCTAAAAAAGCTGAAGAAGAGGTCAAAGATATAAAGGATACTACATCAAAAAGTCTTTTTAGAGGAATAGACCCGAAGATTGCAAAACAGATTGCGGATGAAACGGTTCCGGTGGCAATGCCAAATGGTAAAAAGAAAGTCATATTAACAAGTACTCTTATGGATTTTGTGCCAATCGACCTAAAAGATCCAAAAGAAGCTGCCATGGTTAAGGCACAAGAAATAATGTATATGAAAATTAATAAGATGCGAATTGATAATGAGTTAAAGCATTTAATTCCATTTAAAGAATACATTAAAAGAAACGTAGAACTTGCGAAGGATAATAAAGACTACCAGGAAAGAATTAAAGCTAAAGCCTTAAGGGATATGAAAACTACAGCTAATGAAAATTATGCTAAATTACTTGAAAAAAAACAAAACAATATGAAACACATACAAGATTTTGAAAGCTTCTTAAATGAAGCATTTGGTGTTGCAAAATTCCAAGGAAAGGAAATTTATCCTGAGGGTTATGACCAAAGCGATTTTGGAGACCCAATTAAGAGTCCTAATGAATTTATAGCAGGGCAAGAATATATTTTTTACGATGACGAATGGTCTGAGGCTTGGATAGCTTGTATATTTTGGCAAGGCAAAAGTGGAGGCACTCATGAATTTGCTGGCGCAGATAAGTACGGCGATTATCAATATTGGTCTGCCACTGATAAGGAATTGATGGATCTTATAAAAAAGGGCTGGTTCTATAAACAAAAATAAGAAAACATATAATGAAACACATCCAAACATTTGACGGCTTCTTAAATGAAGCAAACAACTCACCAGAAGAAAAAAAATTGATAAGCGCTGGTAAGCAAATTATTAAGGCTCAATATTTAACCAAGTCAGGTGAGTTTGTTTTAGTAACTCCTACTACAAATATATCTTTTGCGTGTGCTGGCGGTGCAGATATAGATATTGCATCAGGTGATGAAACACAAATAAAAAATACTGCTATTAAAAATGTAAAAATAGATCTGTATGAAGTACAGTTAGAATTTTCAAATGGAGAAACTATTGTATTAGAAGATGGTACTGGTGGAGAAGGTATTGAAATATCTTATAGTTAAAATTGTCTCGGATGTGAAACGAATGAGAACATCTCTCTAATAAAAATAAAAAAACAAACGAAAGTTGGCAGATTTGAAATTTGTCAACTTTTTTTGTTTCTAAAAAAAGATATAGAGTAGCGGCTATGATATATAACTTAAATATTCGTTAAAATAGTAATAATATGATAGCACCGTTAATTAAACCTATTCGCCTACAGGGTGGGACTTTTTACACGTTTTCTTCAGCTTCTGAAGATCTTGGATTAACATTCAATAATTCGCAAAAGAAATTTAAATTTTCAAAATTTTCTTTATTGAATATCCCAGATATTCGAAACCCAGCTCTGGGCGAAAACTTTATCGGGCTATCAAATACACCCGGTGCTTACACCGAAATTGACGGCTCAAAAACTGAAAACGATTACTTTGCTGAAAGTTTCCAAAACTATTGTTTGAACCTGGAATCAATTATTGCCAGCAATCCACAATATGATGCAACAGTAGACAGAACTGTATCTGAAAGGGTTTTCTTTAAGTGGCTTAAGGAAATGGGCGCAATTCGTTTCCGTGAAGCAGTTTCTGGTGAAATCTCATCAAGTGTTTACGGTCTTCGTTGGGTTGAAGAAAACGACAGTCCGACTTATAAAAAGGTAGTTCGTTATATTGGAGACATTAATATTATTAACAATGTTAAAAATAATATCAATGCTTTTAGTGAAGTTTATATTTACATCCCGACATCACACGGAAATACGCCGACAGTTTTATTTAATGCAATTGCTGATAACAACTACGGTCCGGGGCAAATATTTACAAACCAACCTGCAAATCCTTTAGCTGCTGAATATCTTTTTGGAAGGGATGCAAGTTCAGTCCAACCTGCAGGACTCAGCACATTTGCGTTTTATGATAGCGATGGGTTTACTTTTACCGTTACCGACCCATTTGGCGCAACTGGCAATTATTACTATTTCAATACAACACTAAACGCTTGGGTGCAAAACGGTAACCCAGGATTCCAATGGTGGTTTAGTAATCCGATTGCAAATACTTATTTCCTAGAACCTAGTTCTTTTGGTAATTCGGCAAATGACCGATTTAAAATTGAAAGTGTCAATAAAGAAGTTGAATATACTCGCTCAAAACTTGACGGTATTTCACTTGAATTTTTACCAGAAGTTTATTCGGGAATCAGTAGTTTGCAAACTAAAGATTTTGGAACATTTAACGAAACTGCAAATGCTCAGACTTTTGATTTTAATGCGGTCCTAATCTATTATGATTTATACGACCCTGCAAATCCAAGTAACAGTACTACCAACTTGTTTGGTGTTCTTTTCTTAGACAATGTTGATCCGCTACCTGCAGGAGGCGGGGTAATTCCACGCTTGACAAAATATAAACCAAATTCACTTACAGGTGAAAATGGAAACTCGTATTCTTTCAGAGTTAATTTGAAATTTGATGTCAATACTCAAGATACTGCAATTGAGACAAACATTAATAACTACAATCCATATTCATTGGAATTGTATATGGAGGCATTAAATGAGATGATGACCGCTGTTACTTTATTAACGGGAAATCAACAAGTAATTAGTGACTTGCAAATTAAATTCAGTGAACTTCAAGAATTTATCTTAACAAATGAAAATGCAGAAGAGATTAAATTACAAATTGCAGAATTAGTTGATTCGGTTTCTGACAATGCAGCAATTTATACAAACACGCAAAACTTACTCAATTTAATCCAAAGAAACTACCAGGAAATCACAAACATTTACCAAAATAAAACTTCGGTTGAGATGTCTTATAACCTAGATATCTTAGTTCCGGGACAAGGAATTACATTAGACAAATCACAAGCGGGACAAGTTAAGGTAATTAATAACAATCAAGCGTTTAATGTTGGAACTCGTCCACAAGTAAGTATCCTAAGTGACTTTGCAGCGAACCCAACTAACTACGCATATATACATCAACTAAACACATTTAGTAATTATTTAAAAATTACAGATGGTTCACCTGGTAATCCTTTGATTGTTGACCGAGATGTTATTGTCTATATTGATGACTCACAATTGACTTGGGAAAAAGGACAAATAATTCGAATTTCATTTACAAATGGAATCGATTTAGATAACAGCAATGGAAGTTTTAATTTTATTATCTACTCAGATGCGTTGGACAAATTAAATACGGGATTCCCTTACTCAGCTGAAATTGCATTTGTTTCTTACTTAGATTTTGAATCCAGAAATAATGCACCCACGATTGAATTGGTTTGCTTAGACCCAGCAACTTATACGTTTACTGCTGATATTTTTTAAAATACATATATAAATAATAAAGATGGCAACAAATCCAAATACAACTGATAATAGTTTTGCTACGATTTTAGCAAATTTTATCCGATTGCAAAATAATGCTTTAACTACACTTCAACAAGTTCAAACTGCAACGATTTCAAATTCAGAAACCGTACAGATAAGTGTAACAGGTCTCGATGGAACGGTGCAAACTTACAGTATACCTTCATTTGGATATCTAAAAAGTAGCATTGCTCGAATTGACACAACAATCCAGAAGTTGATGGGATTTGATGGTAGTGACGCTTTCATCCGAATGCCGGACGGTTCGTTTAAAAAAATCTACCAAGCAGCATACATTAAAAATCCAAAACCAATTGGACAAGTTACTGTTCCGACAAAATTTATTGCTGAGAACAATTGGTTTTTTGAAAGTTTATATACGCCGGCATTAAAAGTAAGTTTTGATGTTACACCTTATATACCACAGCAAGAGTCAAAGGTGTATGTTAAAAGAATGATTTTAAATCTTGATACAGATCGAAAGGTTGCTTATTATACTGACAATTTGAAAGGTAGAAATAACTTGGATTATGTCTCTTTGATGGTTGACTTGCAGAAAAACGGTATCAACTATTTTATAGATGATGAGGTTATTGACCTTCCGCTTTCAATTGTTCGATTCTCGGGTGATTTTGTTGTGGTTAATTCTGAAGACCGAACCGTTACAAATCCGGACAATACAACTTCAACAAAACGTTGGTATTTATTAAACAAATTAACTTACACAGATAACTTATCATTGACCAAGGACACACAAGTTTTACGTCCGGGTGACCGAATGATAAAAGCCGAATCTTTATACGAAGTTATCGAAATAGATGCAAGTACAAAATTTGTTAGATTACGCAGGTTAAGTGGATATGACCCAATCGTAGTTGGAGAATCTATTGAATATTACTCTGAGACCTTTTCACCCAAAACGGTAAATGTAGGTATTGGATTTAATGAAAGTCTGGTTGTATTTTTCCGAACCGTGAATGATGAGGAAAATCTTATTTCAACTATTTACTCTCCTGGTATTTCGTTCTCAACAAATGATTTAAATATTGACGGTGAAACTGGACAGGTAACAATGCAAAAATTTTACCAAGATAATGTTTTAGATTTTGGAAATTTACTATTAAGTCAGGCAAAAGAAAATCAAATCTCTGCAGTTGATGGATTGACCCCAGATGCACCGGTGGTTGACGCTACTAATTTTAGTGTAGTTTTAGTCAACGACCATAAATTGGATCAAGCAACTGTTCAAAGTATCAGAAAAAAACAATCTGATAAAGTTAAACTTTCTTCAGAAATTGTTGAATTGGAAAAGGCAATTGATAAAAAGAAAGAAACTCTTAATTCTCAAAAGTTTAATTCAGATACTGAAAGAAGAGCAGTAAAAAATGACTTGGATAGTTTGATCCGTGAACTTGGCTCAAAATCTTCACTTTATTCTTCGATTGTTAATGAATTAACTGCAATTGGAAAAGATGCACCTGCAGCATTGGATTCACCTAAATATAGAATCCGAGGTTTTTTTGGAATTCCAAATCCAAAACTCGATCCTAAAACTGGTTCACAAAGTGTAATTCAATTCTATACTTATTATCGGTATGTTCGCCCGGATGGCAGTCAAAGTAATGTCAAACAATACGAATATACAGATCAAAATGGACAAGTAAAAAGAGGAACATACAGTAATTTGCAAATGGTCAAATCGGAAATCAGACCTAAGGTTTACGACATTGGGACCGGTAAATACGTTTGGGCTGAAGAAAACGTTGAAGATGCAGATATTATTAATATCAATCAAGTAGACATTCCGATTAGCAAAGGTGAAACCGTTGAATTTTATATTGTTTCAGTTTCAGAAGCGGGATGGCCATTAAATCCACTTTTGTCTGAGCCATCAGCAACAATTTCAATTGAGTTCCCAACCGATTTGATTACTGAAGACGAAGCAACAGTTGCACTTCAAGAAGCATCAAGTGAATCTATTATTGTTAGAGTTGAAACCGACCTTCAGGCTCAAGGATTATATACACACCTGAGCAGTTCGTTCAATGCAGCCGAAAGATATTATGCACATAATGCTGATGTGGTTTCTTCAAATTTCTATACATCTGAGGGAAATGTTATTTCTTTATATGAAAAACTCAAAGAATATGAAACAAGAATTGCCACGTTAGAAGACCGTTTAAATAGAGTTACTGGAAAAATTGCAGTTTTTATTATTGACCCAGACAATAATGCTAAAGTAGCAATCAATACCGGAGATGTTGTTCAACTATTTGCTGGATACTACCGAGACTATGTTGATTTATTGCCGGCAAATGAGCAAAGAGGTGCAATTGTTAATAAAACTTATCAAATTGCAATACAAAATAGCGAAGCAACACCTTTACAATTAGTTTCTGTATTTCCAGGTGGAATCGGAGGGCCGTTGCCAACAACTTTAACAAGTACTTCAACTCCACCAATTCCAACATTTGGCGTGGGCTCTCCATACGCTGCAATTTCAAGTACTCTTTTTGCGCCAAGTAATGATAGCGACTATAATAAATTCCGTAAATATGACCGAACACCAATTGTTCAAACAAGTATAGGTGCGTCTGATACTAATAATGCGAATAAATACACAACCGCATATTATCAAAGTGGACAAACAACCGGACAATTTATGTTTAGTCGATTTACTGATATTGGTTTATTAAATCCTCTTTACATTGAAACGCCCACGTTAATTGATAGAAAACTGGTTCCAACTGTTCCTGGAACCGGGACTGAACCTTTTATTTGGCGAGGAAGCTATACTGGAACATTACCAAACGGAAATGGTACAGTTTCTGCATTTTGTATTCATACTGACCATCCTGCTTTAAATGGCGGAACGGCTATTAACCTATCAGGTGTTAACAGCTTCCAAACACCAGATGTTACAATTGATACAACAACTGGATTTCCATTAGCAAATGAAGCAGTATCAAGATTCGTCCACGCCTTTGGTGTAAATTCTAGTGTATCGTCAACTGGAAAATGGTCACCACAACTAGCTTATTATCAAAGATTTTTAGCTAATACAACAACAGCAACACCATACTCTCCAAGCAGTTTAAACGAATTACCAGATAAATTTGGATTCATCTCAGACGACCGTTATTTGATTGGTGAACAGACTTGCGGTTCATATCTATTTGTTGGGCCATCAACTTTCAATCAATTAAACGTAGACGGAACAGATGCTCGTTCCAAGAAAGAAGTTGAAACCGGGGATAATAATGCAATCCTAATTCCAATTATTTTCCAATTCCGAATGGAAGACTATTACGGCCCCGCCGGTGGCGCTGGAAATGGATATGTTGGAGGTTATAATGGAACAACAGTATATCCGAAACAATTACAATATAGTAGAAGAATTGGTTTAGACGTTTATTCACAAGACGAATCTGTTTTCTCATTTGATATCCAAGTAAGTGCAGCATATAAGAAAACATCATTAAGCCAAGTTGTTGCTACCGCAACTCCTGTAATTAACAAAGAGTTACAAAATATTGTTTACAACAAAAATACAATTAAAACACTAACAATATAAAATGACAGGTCCTAATTTTTATAAAATAGACTGTGAGCGAGAAATAGTTCTACAGGGAAAAAGTAGTTATTTCTTAACAATTACCCGAAATGACAGTGCGGAACCAGGTGCAATTGATCCAAATAATTCTTTATGTTTGGTATTATATCCGCAACCAAATACGTTTGAAACTCATATCGCTGACGTTGAGATTGAAAAAACCTCAAATACTACTGGAAATATTATTTCACAGCCTAGTAATCCGTTTCCAGGACTTTCCGGCGGATATAATCATCTTGGGACTAATTTAACGTTAAAGAGTTATGAGAATTTAGGAGTACAACTTCCAACGGAAATCACAAGTATAGTACAAGGCGGTACCGCAGTTGAACTTACTTTTGATAATCCTTTTACTGTTGCGGCAACAGGTTCGACTGGGCTATTTACCTTTGGGGTTTATTCAGAAGACAGCGGTTCTTGGAATATTAATTGCGTAAATTCTCAGACACAAGCGGAAAATATTTATTCGCCCTCCTTTATTGTTGACTATACATATGACACCACGGTGCCGAATCCGTTTGACGGAACTACTAATAACCTTCCATTAGGCGCACCCGGAATTGCTGGAACGGGATACGTTGAAAGAAAAATAAATCAATTAATAGTCATACCATCCAATAATATTTCACCATTTATAGCATCTAATAGCAATAACAATCTTGAAACCAGAGGAGCAACGATACGAATTGACTATAATGGCGCAGAAGCTAGTCATCTTAAATTAAATATTCTAATTGCAGAATTGCCACTTGTAACAAATTCAAATTTAAGAAATTTGGTTAATTTGTATGCAGGCTCGGGTCCATTCGGTGTCAAAGATTTCTCAGGACCTGCAACTAATTTGGATTTTCAAGAAATCCATTTCTTTGGGTACCCAGAAAATTATGCCCGAACACAAAGGGATATGGTTGGCATTCAATATAGCTTCACAGATCCGTTATACGAAGACCAAACGAGTTTTTCATTACTAAAAACAAACCCAAAGTTAAGTGGCAATGTTAAAATTACAACAGACTCAGTTGGTGATATTTGGTTAAACTCATTTGATGCAAATGAAGAACTCGCAAAAAGTGAATATAAAAGATTTGCAATCAGCACAAATTCAACTTATCAAAAGGATTTATACTCGTTCTTTAAAAATGGAAATACTCCAACTGAAACTGTTTTTGGTCTTTATCAATTTGACAATCAGTATTTAAATAATAAAACTGAGTACTATCAACAGTTTGATAATTTTTATAATTATGGAATAACTCAATTAAAAAGTAAATTTTATGATGAGAATTATTCATTTTTAGCTCCTTTGTGGATTCGTAAAAAGTTGCCGGATTTCTTTATTATTTTAAGAGTCAATCATCCAATTGACCCAGAAAGCTATTACTCAGATTTCAACAAAAAGGATGCAATATCTGAATATTTTAAAGATGCTCGGATTATTAAATCATTCGACATTCGAGAAACGAGCAAGCTGGGTGGATATCTGAGAAAAATTATCAATGACCCAAGGTATAAAGAACGCCCATTAGATGTTTCCTGGGACCAAGATACTGCAACTTATTGGAACGGTATATCATACCAAAAAGCAACAATGACCGGAAAGGGCGAGTATTTATATGATTTCTATACACAAGACCGTCCTGTTAAAGAGTTCGAAGAGTACATAACTGATGGATTCCAACGAAATGGAATTATCAGTACAAACCTGATGAACTTAGAATTTTTGTTTGACGATGAAGAAGCAGACTTATATAGTATTAACCGATATATTGGTTTATATGTTTCGGAAAATCAATTAGCAGAATTTGAAATTGAACCAACAGTATTAGGAAAAATATTTGAGCAAACACCAGCACCAAAGCCAGGTGTTGATGGACAACCGTACACACTTAGAACATTCGTACAGAATAATCCAAACGGAATCGAGATACCTGTTAATTATTATCATAACAGTACATATTCAGTTAATGGAACTAATCTTCCCGAGAACCCAGGATTGGTTGTTGGGAAATTTCCATTGCCGACAATGGTAGATGACCCATTACGTCTATTTTATATCAAAGACCGGGATGATGTTTTTAAACGAATAACTGAAATTAAAGAAGTTGATTATGGATATCCGGGGACTACTGATTATCGCCGAATAACACAATTAAAACTTTTTGATAATTCAGAGAATATTAGCAAATACGGTGGTGTTAATGATATTGTCTCACAATTCCCTGCAAATTTGCTTGGAAGTGGAAATTCTCAATTGAGATTGCATTTATTAGATAATAACGGAACAGGCGTTTTTGAAACAGATGAAGAATTACTTATTAAAGTCAAAAGGTACAATGACGCTGGTGGAGCTAATACTTATTATGTTCAAATAACAAATGTAACCCCAACATCTGTATCTGTTCAATATTTTATTAATCAGTCAGTCGACCAATTAGCTGCAGGTTTTTCACAACCAGCAGTAGGTAGTTCTGTAACACTAACAATTGGAAACACAAGTGGGTTCTCAGTTGGGGAAAAAATTTACATTGTTACGGGTGGATATTATCAGATAACTGCAATTACATCAACAACTCAGATGGATGTTGTTAATATCGGTGGTCCGCAAAACGCATTGCCGACAACCGCTATTGGACAATATGCTTTACTTGCAAATTCATTAACCGGGGAGGCTACTTATTTTCTGTCGCCTCTTGGATTTTTGTTAAATATAGACAATTATCTAACAATCAATTTACTTTCCTTTGGAATTACACCATATTCTGTTTTGGATTCTTGGAGAATTGAGGTTGACTTTCCAGTAATTCAAAAATTCGTCCTTCCGGGAACTTTAACTACATCAGCTTTGGATGCGGAATATAAGACCGGTTACGAGCAGTTTACATGGAAAATGATTGCTAGCGGAATTGGATTACCCGCTGGAGATGCGTGGGATTACCCACAGTATGATCCAAATAGTTTTGAATGGATATCACAATTTAGTAATGAAGGTAGCCCAGAGGATGTTGCTGGTGCATTAGCGATGTGTATAAATTCCTTTCAGAACATACCAGTAACGGCATGGGCTGACGGAAGAGTTGTCTATTTGAAATCAAAATTACAGTTTGAAGAAGGAAATAGTATTACATTTATACGAAATCTAAAACAAACGAGCATTTATGAAAACCTTGGTTTTTATGAAGACGCAAATGTTGATAGAGGAACGAAACTTAGCCTAGTTGATTATAACGGCACAGGTGGACCTAACTATTATTTAACAAATGTATTTCCTGAAATGGTTGACCAACCGGCATCTTATAATATTGCTGGTAGCTATTTTGTTAGAATTTCACGAGGTGTAAACCTCACCACTGTATTTGTAAGAAGATATGTGGACCCAACTACTTATGCAACCGCAATAGCAACTGGGGTAATGCCAGTTTACAATTTTACATTCCCAACAACGGATGACCGATATTTTGATTCGAGATTACCTTTTAGTATTGATATTAAACAAATACCATTTAATACTGTTCACGAACAAGTTTACACAATAACTTCTGAGTTGGTGGTTGAGCAATTATTTGTTGGTGGAATTAAAAGAATAAGAAATCGTGCAGCAATAGAAATTACTGATGCTGAAAAGTATTACCAAAACCGACAGATTAAAAGATCTGTTAATTTAACTACAGGCTCGAATAATATTTCCATTTCACCAACTGGGATGTATATCGGCGCGACTGTCTCTGGAAACGGAATCCCAGCTGGGACAATTGTTTCAGACATTCGAGCAACTGAAATTTCTATCAGCAATTCAGCAACCATATCCGGAAGTAGTGAATTAACAATTGGCTCAATCAGTATTTTAAATGATACAGTAATCTATCAACAATGGTATCAGTGCTTAAAGGAAATGTATCGCCGAATGAAAGGCTGGGAAGTTCAAGGAAAACTTGTTTATTCATTACCTTATTTGGAAGAGCCGACATTTGATGCTGAAGAGTATTTGAACGGATATGCCAACTATCAGACAAAAGCAATTATACAGTTGGATGACCCAACCCAAGAGTTTTTTTATTCTCCGGATAAAAGAGTAGTTGCATACAGCGTCTATCGCCCAACTATGGGTGTGTTTAGCGTATATCCAATTAAAGCATTTGACTTTGATTATTTTCTGTCAGATTATGCTTATACACCAACATTGGAAGCCATAAAATATTTTGAATCTGAAACTCTCGAGTCAGGTGACACAATTGAACTATATCCATTTAATAATTACAAAATTACTCAAACTACAACTGCAACATTCACAATGGTGATTTCAGCTTATGACGGAAATCGAAAGGAATGGCTCGATATTGATACAATTGTAATGGACGGATTAGATACTTCAAAAAGTATTATACTCAATACTTTCTATCCTTTTTACGATTATGATATTAACGAATATCCGTATAAATCTGAAACTGTGTTTGTTTCTGGAAAACAGTACACGGCAGCAGGACGAAGAAACTATGACAGAAGATATTTGTATACTCCGGATGGCGATATAATTTATCCAACATTATTTAGATTGAGATATCAATCGAGTGGTGCTGATAGTATTACAATCACAAATGCAAATTATACAGTTGACCAAGATATTGCAACGTTTAACGGATTTGCAGGGATTCAAGATATTACAAGTATTGGAGATGCCGACGTTATTGAGCAATTAAAACAGAATGGTGAATTTATCAATGCCTTTACTTATCAATTGTTATTTTCTGAATATGATAGACTTCGAGAAAATTACAATAAAGATTGGGCAGTAAAATCAAAAGTAGTTCCTTATATCAATAAATGGGCACAAGAAGGTACTGACGCCAGAGACAACTATTACCGATTAAATAATTCAATGGCATTTGGGATTGCAAATATCTCACCTGCAGAAAATGTTGACTTTTCAGAGACAGCATTGCTAACACAGGAATTTCCTTATTTAGATAGTGTTCCCAAGGATTATCCAATTTCCAACTTGGAATCGACTCGAGGGTATTTCTTTTCTAAACTTTCAGATGTGGTGACAAAAAGTAAATCTTGGTATGAGTTATTTACATCTGATAACACAAACGATTGGTTTACAAAATATTTCTCAGTTGGTTATCCTTCTGATTTAAATTACAACGGTGAACCTATTCCAAAACCAAGAGATGAAAGATTTACATTTTTTAAATATAATGACGGAATTGGACAGTCACAAACGCTATTCCGAGGTGGAAAAATTCAGCTGCTTTCGTTTAACGAAACGTTACCGGGCCGACCTTTAAATCTGGACAATTCAGAATTTAATGATTATAAATTCTCGGCAATTACAAGATTTGAGCCGTTCGAGCCGTATGCAAAACAAAAACCTGTAGACATCCAAGTATTTAGAAATAAAAAATGGAAATGGGTTGTTCTTCTTATCACAGTTAGAATCCAAGATTATCGAACACAATCTGGTAGTGGAGAGTTTATGTTCCAATATTTTATGAACGATATTCTAAGTAACCACAAACAGAATCAGTTCTTATTGGATTTAGCCACGCCAACGCCTCTTGCAGCAAGTTCACAATTGCGTAATTTTTATCCTTATAATTCAAAACCAAGTTTAGGATTTAATGACTATTTAGATGCTGCAGCTCTTCGTCCGAGACAAGGAATGCTAGGCGGTGGGTATGTCCATTTAGGCGATAAAAAACTTGGTGGAATTGCAGCTGATACCCCTTCGGTTTCACCAATATACACACCTTCTTTATCAGGTCCTCAGTTGGAATTTGGATTTAATAATATTGATAACAGATATAACTTTAATGTTCTTGAAGAGATTTATCCAATCCAAAATAACTATCGAATTGACCCGACCATATATACAATCAATACAAATTTTTCCAAAGTTGTTGCACGAAACTATGGCAGAGAAGGTTTCACATTTAATTTCTTAACTGTTTATAAAAATGATTCACCATTAAGATACACTATTAGAACAAGCGTGGATAATCAAAGCAGAGATAATGTATTTAATACGGCAAGTATCAAAATAGGTGCTGGTGAATATTATAACGGTTTTTCTGCATTATTTACTCCGTTATTGAGTCCGGGATTTAATGGTTCAAACAGTCCAAACTATTTAACAAATCAAGTTGATAATCAAATTCCACTACCTGAAATGGAAACATATCATTTGGAAGGTGGGACGCTTGGATTTCAGTCAATTAAGTTTTATTTAACATACGGAAACTTATTTAAACTATTTAATACTTCTGACCCGATTGTTGAATACTTTGATATTTCGGATGCCGGAGAAACTAAGTACAACCCAGGCGAAAATACATATCAATTAAAATTTATAAGCCCAGATGCTATTATTAAAGAAAATGTACTAAACTATTCACCAGATCAAGATAAACCAGATGAATTTAGAACAATCGAAACTGTTGGGTATAACATTGTAAATACTGGCGGCCGGGAATTTTTACTCAGACACCGAGGTGTATATGAACCTAAGACAAGAGACGTTCTTTCGTTTTGGCTACGAGAAGATAGTGAAATGAGTAATCATTTTGAAATTGACTTTTTATTAAAAAATACCAGAATTGACAATTTATCTCAGCTGACTGGGATAGTTAAAAATTATGGTATCAATAAAGTTGCAACTGCAGGGAATATAATGCAAATTGCTAGAACTTCTGCTTATAAAAGTGTTTACCCACTCGTAAATGAAATTGCGGTTGATGCTTCGGATTATTTTGTATTTAGTTCTACATGGGATGGTGGATTTTACCGTGAATACTCAACAACGAGTAATTTTACACAAAAGGATGGGATAAATGAAATGACAGAATACAAAACGTTTTTAGCGTCAAAGGCAATGAATGTTCCTAAAAGTTTCGAATTTCATACATTCAATAATACAGATGAAGTAACATTCACAGTCATTGAACCAAGTCTTTCAATTGGAATTGATACATTAAGTACAGGAAATGCCGCGCAGCAAAGTAAACCCAATGCGAATCGTCCAAAGTTAATTATCAGATTAAACTTAAGAAATCGCCTTCTTCGACAGTTGTTGAGTGATATAGATTCTATACCAAATAATGATTTTGAAAGACTTTTAACAATTACAAGTAATACAACATTATCAGGATTAACGCAAACAGAAATTGATGAACTTAAAGTAGAATATTTTACAAAAAATATTCTTCAATTATATGAAGTTTTTAATATTTCTTTATATTTCAAAAATCAAAAAGGATTAGATATTTTAAATCTAAATCTTACTGAATTGGAAAAAGCGAGAGCAGGATATAAAATTGATAAAAACTGTCAGCTAACAACGATTTCAGATTTTGAATTTGAAATAACTAAAATTTTAGATCCTAAAGTTGATGCAGGATTTAGCTTGGCAGCAACTTTAAAAAGAATATAGTGATATATACTAAAAGGTAAAATAATCGAACAATGCTAACACTACAACAATTACTTGAAAGCGATAGTCTTGCAACCATAGTAGCAAAACTAAATAATAATTTTCAAATTCTTAATGCCACAAACGGTGGTCCACAAGGGATTAGAGGTCAACAAGGAATTCCTGGGTTGCCTGGAAGAGTCGGTCCTCTCGGTCCGACAGGCGCGCAAGGACCGACTGGAACTCTTTTAGGAATTATTCCCTTTGCAAAAATAAGTGCAAGCACCGCAGGTGTTGGACCTACATCTGGTCAATTAGCGCCAAACAGCCAACCGGCAGGTGAATGGCCGTTAGCATCATGGACGTGGCTGATGAATTATCACGGTGCAGGGATAACTTCTTCCTTTCCTGGCTTCTCTGGAGGAACTGGTGCAACTGCAAAACCAGGTGATATTTACGTTGACCACGCAAACAAAGGATATTGGAAATATTTAGAAGCAGTAGATGCGACTGGAGCTTATAACCCTGGAACTGGAACTTACCCAGCGGAATATTTATCCGGCGGTATATATGGAGTCGCTGGAACTGGCTCGTATCCAGATTTTTCTGCAGGATTTGGATTTTTAGGAAACGGATGGTATTGGTATTCAACAGAAGATATATCAAACGTACTTGGCGGAAATGTTTGGGTAAATGATATTACAACATATTTGTTTAGTCCTACTGCTGCGGGCCCTTATCCTGGGTCGACAGCAATACCTTTGAGTATTCCAAATGCTCGTTTGGAATCAAAATATGGTTCTGTGTGGATAACAAGCGGTAATGATCTCGGAGGCGATGATAATTTACCAACAACTACAATCGAAGCGTGGGGAGGAAACACTGCTGGGTTTAATCCGTCAAGAGTAAACTCTGGTATTGACAGACTACTATTTAAAATGTCAATTGATACGATTCCTTATTTAGGAAACATCACAGCTCGTGGGTTTACTGGACTTTCCGGCCCAGCATATTCACAGTCTTCTACTTATCCAGAATCAGCTAATGGAACTGCGATGCAGTTCCCATTAGAAAATACATACTGGGTCAAACCACAATATGAAACAACAATTGAAAAATTTTCACCACTTATATTTTTAAGCGAAAGAAATATAGATGCAGTTATTGACAATAGTTCTTCGTTAGGTTTGTATATGCACACGTCCCAGGATGCTGGTGGAAAAAGCAATCTAAATAAAAGTTTATTTTTATGGAGCAGTAGATATTCACCGGACCCTGTGGAAATGTACCCGGCAGGATTTACAGGAATTGACAGTGCTTCAACTAAAAACTATGGTGAATTCATCATGGACACAAGACGTTTGATTGCATCTAATCAATATGTTTGTTCAAGTCCAACAGATATGAAATTATCCGGAGATTGGATTGATTACATAACTGGCCCCGAGGCTTATTATGAAGAATCAAATGTTAATAATAGCTACAGATATCGAACATTCCAGGGGTACATTAGCTCAATTAATGGAAAATCAATAACTGGAAATCCAAATGCTGTTGACTATTGGGAATACGGATTAGGTGACGGAACAACTTACGGATTAACTGGTGGAACACACGATACAGCAAGTGGATTAACTGGTATGCAGACAAGAAACACATGGTATGGTAGCTCAGTTTTTGATGATTTACCTTCTAACTGGGACGGTTTAAATCCGGGCGAAGGGAACTATATTAGAGTTGCAGGGATGATGGATCGAGGAAGACGCTTTGACGACTTGACAGACGTAGCAGGTGTTGGTACTGGAACTAACTTTTTAAGTGAACTTGTTTTTTATACTTCACATTTTAAATTTGATTTAGCGGGTGGGACTGGATTAACAAAAAATGAAGTTGATCCAACTCAAAATTCCCACAAAAGCTTGCCAGTTATGTATATGTCGCCATATCGAAATATCGGTATTGGAACATTTGTTGGCGATACTTCTAACACGGCCGACGCTGGACCATTAGAACCTGCAGGACAATTACACGTCCATGTTAAACAAAAACTAAGAGAAGACGATCCAACATACACATACGTTGAATTGGCAGGTGGTAGCAAATTACCAGATAAAGTATTCACAGTTGCTGCATTCTCTGGTGATTACCTTAAAATTGCAGATAATTCAGTAACTGATATTTTATTAGGAAACTTATATACACAAACTGAAGAATGGGTTAATCCAACCAATGCAATTGGCGATGTAGTCAATCGTATGTCAGATAATGATACTGTGCCAGGTGCAAATGTTTTAAGAAATGCAATTCGTACTGAGTCTTGGAGATATTCAAGACATAATACTATGCATTTGGGTGCACAGTCAATACTTTCTAATTATGCCATTGGTAAAGAGGATTCCGAATATTTTAAAACCCAATTTCAAATATCTATTCATCCTCTGATTAAAGATACCACCTTAGATGAATCAGATAGCAACCAATCTATTTCGGGTGTGGGTCTCCATAACTTATATCCAAGAACTCGAATTCACCTTTTTGGAAAAAATATCTATAATGAAGTGGATTGGGGTGAGGAGAATTGGACACCTGGTGTTGTAGTTGCACCAAGTGGGGTTACGAATAGTTATCCATATTATCCAGGCAAAGGGAGAATCAACTCGCCATCAGAAAATCAAATAGCTATTGACTATCTCGGCGATTCTTATACATATCCAGTCGGAATCTATGAATACCAATATTATGCCTATGGTGCAACAGCAAATCCTGGTTCAACAGGAACTCTTTCGCCAAATGCAGCAGTTTATCCGTCAAAAGATAAACTAACACCAACACGCCATGCTGTTCCATTTGAGCCTGATTATGTCAATTTTGCATACCCAGCAACTGGAACTAACGTTACATTCAATAACTCGTACCGTCACGGAGGTACTACAAATGCGTGGTGGGAACCAACGAGTTACATTGGATTTAATTTAATCCGAGATGTATCTGAAGCTGGAACTGGTTCAACGGGTGGAGACAACCGAGATAATACCCGATGGCTACTCGGCCGAGATAATAATGCGAATGACACAACCGGAAATAACGGTGGTTCTGCGATTATTAGTAGTCCACACGGTGAACTTGGAATTATTAACATCCCGAGAGGTAGAGACGGAGGACACCCTTACACCCAATGGGAACAAAGAGGATTAGGAACCAGAGATGTTCTTAATCAAATGAAAATTGTTTTTGACAAAAATGGTAATATTGCAGTCGGAAATGCTGCAGGTTGGGATATGGATGCTTATCCAAGCTTGGATAGAGATGCAAATGGATATCTGCAATATGTTCCAACTGTTGGAGCAACCGCAACTGTTCCGGCAACGGCGGGTAGTGGTTTAACATACACATGGGATGGAAGATGGAATACAGCAAATGGCCAATACGGTTTATTGACTTATAGTGGATATGCAGAAAATGCAACTACTTCATCTGCTGCACTCATCAATAGTCAGGCAACACAAGCAGAATATATTCGTTTGGAAATTGCTGCCGAAAAGGCTTGGAGTCGTGATGGACGTATGGCACAGAAGACAGGTTGGGGTTATCCGCCGTCTACTACTATCTCATTAACTGTAGGTGTCGAAGTAGCTGACTATATTAATTTATCTTTAGTATCAACTGGCTTTGGAGCGAATTGGTCATTAGTAACCGATTCTGAAGGAAGGATTATCGATAGTGTATTAAATTTAGCGGTCGCAAATCCTGGAATAGATGCTACCTTTTTCCCAGCAGTTGTTTATCCGCATCCAACCGAGTTTAATGCAGGCGGGCCTCTCTCGGGATTAGCACCTGGATTTACTGCTCCAGTTGGCGCAATCGCAGCTGAATGGTGGGGAATGAGTGTTGACCATCCAGCAGAAGATTTAAATGATACAATAGTGGTGTCTGGTGGAAATAGTATTGTTACATTTATCCCCACTACAGATCTCAGAGGAAGTGCAAATATCCGACTAAATAATTTTGTGTACGGTGAAGGCTACGGATTTGGAGGACCTGGTGGTCAAACTGCTGATGCTGTACCTGATGACACAGATGTTGCTGACTTTACGAAAAATCTCGTGAAGCAAAAGCGCCAAGAATCGCCTAAATTGATATTTACTTTCTTGGAAGGTGATGTTGATTCTGGAAAAGCTGCATTGCGTGGTGTAGTAGCAGGACAGGACCCGTATAAAAAAGTAAGTACAGTTATTCAATCCGCACAAGATGAAGTTTCTTTAAGAGAATATTGGATTCCAAAAGCAGATAATACGGGTGGAACGTTTATGGTCTTCACAGATCATTTCGGCTCGAAAGAAAAAACAGATGGGTTTGATGCTACAAGTATTAAAGTTACAACAACCGGTACAGGTGGTGTAACTGGAGATTATGGATTACACTTAGATCAAGTTGTTACTATGGAATTTTTGGCAGGGTACACAGGTGCAATTGCCGATATTACAAATACAACTGATTTAACCACTAATATTGACGGAAATGCAAGTATTCTTCTTGATAATATGTACCCTGGATTTGTTCGCTATTCAAACCGAGACTATACATGGCCCGGCCAACAAGATACAGCATTTACATCCAGTCAATATGGTCGAAAATTAGCTGTTGGGGTTGCAGATTCAACAACTGATATTCTGCAGCTTGGTGCAACTCGAGATGGCCAATATAGTATTTTTAACATTAGCAATCCGGGACAGCCAACTACTAATCAAATAATTAACAATTCAAGCAAAAACGGTTCAAACATTGCGGATCGAACCGCAGCAAATGCTGTTTTGATTAAAACAGATACCAGTGGTCTGAACTCTTTTGACGTTGATTTAATAGAAGACAGCGACTATTCGTACACGCCGTCTACCGGAACTGGGTCCGTTACATCCTCCGTCGGCGCCACCGAATTACAGTTTCAGCCAACAAGTTCGCCTTCGCCTGACTTAATAACTCCTGACCGTATTAAAGTAACGATTGATCTTGCCGCCGCCGGCGCCACTGGTACAGATTGGCAAAATCTTGGACCGTTATACATAGGTTTAATACCTGATGACGGAAACTTTAGTATGGATCATATGGTCACGTCCTGTCTGACCAATGGTTATTTTGGAACAATATGGCCAACCGACGGTCCTGATTCGAGTTCGGGTGTTGTGTTTGAAAATCAAATTAGTTTTTATATTTCAAATACGAATTGGTCTCTAAATTCTAATTCTCCTTGGAAACTTGGTATGATGCTTAGACAAAGTGGAGATTTTCAAATATCTGATCCAGCTGACTTTTTAACAACAACAGATGTTTTAAGAGTCACAAACTTCAAAATCAAATTTGAAGAGGTTTATAATCCAGCAGATACACAAACTCGAAATCAAGAAACAGATATTTTACCAGTCGTAGGTGGTGCTAATTTATCAGCAGTGCAAAGAAATATTGACCACTATTACAGTATTGAATCGTTTACAGTTGATCCGACTCTTGGCGATAACCAAGCATCTGCAATTCGCTTCAAACGAATCAATAGCGAATTTGCATTAGTTGACTTTAATATTACCGTTAAAGTCAACAATCCTGTTTTACCTGGCGGTACTGCCACTAATTCTTTTAATTACATTGATTTCTGCAGTCCAAGATTTACTCAATACTTAAGGTTTATATATGTCCCAGATGAAGATTTCAGTTCAGAACCAACATACCGTCAAGATATCGCACAAGATATTTACGGAAATGGAATGTGGTTTAGCAATTGGAGTACATATAAACAATGGTATGCGGGCACCGCGGTTGTAGGAAATGAAACTACTGCAAGATCATATTATAGTGATGTTGTAAATGTTGGAGAAGATTTAGGACCCGGTTTTAAAACAACAACATCAGACGGCAGTCCTTTCTTTACCGAACCGGCAACAATACCACCTAAATCCGGCGCTGTTGGATTTAGAACTTGGACTGGTAATTATTTAGACGTCTTAGGATATTATGTTTTTGGTGGAGCAGCTAGAGAAAGTTCAATATATAAATCAGAAGGAAATATCACACCAATCACTGCTATTTATTCTTCACCTACTTTTTCCATATTGGTTCCAGGGGGACAAAGTCGCTCGGGCGTTTACTCTGCTTTTGGAAATGACCGAAGAATTCTTCAAATAGCAAAAGCAATGTTTAATCAAGTAGATGTTAGTTCAGAAGTTGGTGCTAAGCAATCTGGGTTTGTTCAGTTTTTGGGCGCCGCGTATTCTCTGTGGCATAATCATACATATATGCGGAATAAAAATATCCAATGGAGAATGGTGCCAGCACAATCTTATAAATACCAGGCAGGTGCAAGTGCAACAACTTTAACACAAAACAACACATTTGTTTTGGAAGTACAATTCAGTGACCCAATGCTGCACGTTGACACGCCTTTAGGCGAAAGAGCATTTATTGGAACTGGCACCGCGACTGCTACGGATCGTTTTTACCAATACCTAACCGTAAGCGGCCAATCTATTGTTAGATATGCTGAAACATTAGCTGACGGGAATCCGATTGCCAGAAATATAACGCCATAAAACAAAAACTTATTATGCTGAAAAAACTTGATACTCGACTTCTATTAATAGCAGCAATTGCTGTTCTAATATTTTTGCTGATGCAGAAATGCGATGCAGTTCGAGACTTAACCACAGATTTAAAGATGTCGTCTAATAACATTAAAGCACTTAATGATACAATAACCACATCAAAAAATAAAGCCGGACAATTACAATATGAGAAGGATGTTTTACTTAGCTCTCAAGCTGGCATTAGAGAACTTAATTCTCGATTATATCAAGAAATTAAGAAGACCCAAGGCCAAGTAGCGTATATTGCTGAATTGGTTGCGGGGATTGAAATCCCGAAACCTCCTGCAAGTCCTGGAACCGGTTCTGTGACCGGGGACCCATGTGATAGCCTGGGTGGTACATTTACAGTAGAGTGGGAAGCAAAACAAGATTTTGACAGTTTAAATTCTCGACACCTGAAAACAAAAACAATGATTGGTGTTAAAGACGGAAAGATTGTTGATAACTTAACTGAAACTCTTAAAGATGAAATTCGATTTAATCTAATAACTGGATTGGTTGAAAAAAATGGAAATTTTGAAATTTTTGTCCGAAGCGATTTTCCTGGATTTAAACCAACAAAAATCGACGGCGCATTTATTCCGAGAGAGAAACTTTTCCCAGCACAGAAAAAGAAAAATTTCAGCATCGGTGTTGGACCTCAACTTGGATTAGGATTAAGCGGAGGGACAACTACAACTTCATGGCGTCCAGCTTTTTACATTGGCGTAGGCGCAAGCTTTCAATATACAATATTTAGATTCTAAATGGCAACAACTTCATCTTATATTCAGATATCCGAATATGCACTTATCGAGTACATCTATAATTCGGATATCATCCCAACAACAAAGGCAAGGCCTTTGCGTTTATATAATAATTACAGTTTAGAGTATTATTATGTAAACAATGCCCAGTCAATCGGTATCACTCAAAACGTTTTGGATAATACCGCAACTCGTTTGGGCCGTGAAGGTACAAAATGGGCATATATGGATATTGACCCAGTTGCTCCAGTTATTACAATTGATAATAATTTTTCTTTAACGGATCTAACTTCTTCGTTAATCACAAATATCCAATACGATAAAGTAAAACTCCATCTCCTTTCAGGATTTGACTTCCCAGGACTTGATGGCATCATTTTACAAATTCGTTGGAATGAATGGAATGAAAACGGAATTGGCGGCCGGAACTTTAATGCAGCATCACAAGTTTACATTAAAGGTGAAGAAAGAATTGAATTTAATCTAAACCCACTTTTTGTTGGTGACCGATTATACGATAAGTACATTGAGTTTTTAGTTCCTTCTTTATCCGAAGCAAATTTTGATTTTTGGAATTCTCCAACTGCACCTAATACACTTGGGTACAATTACACATTTAATAATATTGGTTTTTCTCAGACTTCGCAAATTACGGCGCAACTCTTTGAAATCAATACAACATTGCCAGAAAGAGGAAACCGATATTTCATTACTGGCGAAAGTTACACAGCAACCTTTAATCCAGAAGATGTCTATTCGTACATATCTGCGAATGTCCAAGAAAACGATGAGAACGACTACATTGAATATTATCCAACTTGGAATGGCCAATTTATTGAAGACTATATTCCAATTTTAAATAGTAATGGTGGGGATTGGGTTGTTGTTAATCAAATTGAAGTAAACGAGCAAATCGGTACACTTTTTGTCAATACATACAGTTTGACTTCATTACAAGATACAAATCTAAATCAACCAGCAATTTTTCGACCGGTTATTAGAAATGCAGCTTTTGCTATTGCATTTAATATTGTTTATACAATGCGACTAATGAACCGTGTTAATGGACAAGAGATTATTCGCCAAGCAACATACACTTCATTCAATCCGAAAAAGTATGGAGAAAAACTCAACAAAATTAACGTTCTTGAAGGTTATCGTCCGGTAAAAGTCTATAACAAAATTGTTAAATTAACAGAAGATAATCTTACAGAAAGTGTTCAGTATATTGGTTCGCCGACTGTTATGACACAAACAGTTTTTGTTAATTCGTATTATGACTTTAATATGATTAGTGTGGATAGCACAACAAGTACAAGTGATAAACTTGGTGGTACTATTTGGGGCCAAGGCGATAATACAATTTTTATTACAAAATTTGATAACTATGTAAAGTTTAAAATCTTTACAAAATCTGCAGATAAAAAACAAAATGTCTCTTTGGATTTAAATGCAACGGGCATGGACATTAAATTGGCATTTATTTATGATGACCAAAGTAAAATCTATATTGATCCTTTATTAGATCAAACTGCTGCAGATCCGGGTGCGGGTGAAATTCTATTTAGAATTGATGACAGTATTTCAACTCGTCTATTGGCCGGAAAAACTCGAGAGTATTATATTGTTAATAAAAATTCAAATGGTGATGAGGTTTTAATGTATGGTGGGGGATTTGCAGATCAAAAGGACCGTCCCAAAATTCTAAAAGAAAAAGCAAATAAAACGATTGCTGAATTAGAAAAAAGTATTGCAGAATTAAGAGCAGCACAATTAACACTTACACAAACAGTTGTGGTACCTGTTACCGGAACAACAGGCGGGACTGGAACTGCATCATCCGGGAATAGTGCACTTATTACTTCACAGTCTGAACAAATCGCAAATGCGCAAAATGCTCAAACATTCGCATCCGCGGTCAATCAAGGAACAATATCGGCAATTACAACTGCAGCTGGAAATGGAAATATTACATCTTTAAATCTAGTTGATGTTCCAGGATTAGGCAGCAATGGAGGTGCAAATATCAATAGTGCGAAAACACCAACGGTAGTTAAACCTGGAAATCCAAAGACTCAAATTTCAAAACAAAATGTCTCAACATCGGCATTACAAAAGGAGGACGATAACTTATGATACTAAGTAGTAAGAATAATAATTTTATTGTTCGGTTCAATCAAGGTTTTTTCTATCCAAGTATTGTTGAAAGATACGAAACTTACCTAAAAAGATTACCTATCCCATATCAATCAGTCCACGATTATATGACGGCATCGGTTCAGTCAATTACATTTCCGTCTTTGACAGCAGAACCCGTGGAGCAAATACTATATGAGGATAACTATTCATCAAAAGGCGGTTTGCGTTTGGAAAGATATTTGTCCAGGGATTTTACAATTAACTTTAAATTGTATGAAGGATATATAAACTATTGGATAATGTTTGATCTTTTCAGAGAATTCTATGACTTGGATAATAGTGAAAAATTCCTATCCGATATTTCATTAACCTTTTTAGATAATACTGGGTTTGAATTCTTTGCGGTCGAAATGCACCAAATTCTGGTTACAAGTATTTCGGAACTTGAGCTTAATTATTCCTCGAACACTGCAGAGTTCAAAACCTTCAGCGCAAACTTTAAGTATAACTACATTAAATTCAAAAAACGTTTTGACTAAAATTTTAGTAGGGATTGACTATTCAATTACATCCCCGGCAATCACAATCCTAAAAAATGGTGAATATACATTTGCTGTATTTCCCAGAGAAAACTCAGTCACTGATAAACTGCGTGAAGAACTCAGAAAATCAAATGTGAATATTATAAATGTTCCAGAGACTGCACAACTTCCAAAAAAATCAATCATTACACTTACTGAGCGCCGGGCATTGTCTGATGCAGTTCAGCAAATTAAACATCTGACCGGTTTTTTGGCAAGTCATTTGGAACCTGGCGATGAGCTCGCGGTTGCAATTGAAGGACTTTCCTTTGCATCAACAAGCAGTCGCTTGTCGCAAATCAGTGGTTATCAGTGGTTGCTGAGATATGAATTGCTAAAACTTGGTTTGGACATCAACCACCTATGGATTTTTGCGCCAAACAATGTTAAGTCAACAGCCGGCAAAGGAAATTTCAGTAAAGAAGAGATGATTGCAGGATTTATTTCTGCAACTGATTTGAAACTTTCCACTCATCAACTGCATATAAATTTAAATCAAATTTCTGAGGTTTTTCAATCAAAGGGCGGCAAATGGCTCAAACCTATTGATGACATTTGCGATGCTTATTGGATTGTAAAAACTTTAGAAAAAAATCTAAATCCATAAAACTATGGGTAATTATTTGAATATAAAATAAATGTTATGTTTACTCAATCTGAACAAGAAGAAATACTAAAATTAGCACTGATATATAAAGAAAGATTTTCTGATGTTCAACGAATTGGCAATGAAATCAAACAAGCTGAAGCGGAAGTTAAGTATTTAATTTCCGAAATTGAAACAATTAAATCTTCTGAAGAATTATTATATCAAAAACTTTCGGAAAAATATAGTCTTGATATAGTAACAATTCAAAACCAAGTGGCACAAACTGTTTTACAATATAAATAAAACAATTTTTCTTTAATCAAAAAAACTTTTTAAAAACAATGAAACAATTTTTCGTCTTTTTGGTTGTCTTAATGACAGCAATCGCTTGTACTACACCTTCAAGCAAAACTGAAACAACCAGTGAAACTGGTGACTCTACTTCAAATGTAACTGTTACAACACCAAGCGTTGACTCTGCTAAAGTTGATAGCACAAAGAACTAATTAACATTTTTATTTCTAAACAATTCTTAAAAAAATCTTAAAAAACTATGAACGATCTTAATGACATCTTTAATCTCTCACTTGATGACTTTAAAGAAGACAAGAAAAAAACGTATTCAACTTTCAAACCCGAAGCAAACTCTGGTAAAGATGGAGTTTACAAAGCTGTTGTCAAATTTGTACCTTGGCACAAGGATGTAAAAAAATCCATTATGAAAAAATGGAGCACTTGGATGACAAACCCAGAAGACAATACCAGCAAATCTGTTGACTGTCCTTCTTCAATTGGGAAAAAATCAATTATCCAAGATCTTTTTTGGAAGTTTAAAAAATCCGATTCGGTTGCCGAACAAAAAATTTCAGAAAATTTCTCTCGCCGAGAAAAATATGCATCGCTTGTTCAAATCGTTAAAGACGATAATAACCCAGACAACGTTGGTAAAATTTTGGCTTGGCCTTATGGTTCAAAAGTTTATAACAAACTTCAAGCTGAATTAAAACCTGAATACGGAAAACCACATAACCCATTTGACTTGTTTGAAAGCAAACCTTTTATTGTCCATGTTACAAAAGTAGCAGGTTACAATAACTACGATAATTGTAAATTTGCTGAAGAAAGAACTGCAATTACAATTAACGGAGAAACAATGTCAAAGACACCTGGCGATATGGAGAAAATCAAAAACTATTTGAATGAATCTCCAGATTTGAGTATGTACGATTATCAAGAATGGACCCCGGAAACTGAAGCATTCGTAAATGCAGTTATTGCAAATGTTGTTCCTGGTGGAAGAATTCAAAATGAAGTTGAAAATACAAATCGAGCCGGAAAGGGAAACACAGCTCAATCAGAGAAAAAAACATCTAAACCCGAACCAATTGTAACATCTACCGCAGCAACAAGCAGCAAAAAAGAAGATGATTTCAATTTTGATGAAGACTTTGGATCTAATTTTGATGATGAGCTATATGACTCACTTTAATCTACCTGAAAAAGAAAGACCCGTAAGTCTTTCTTTTTCTTTATCAGAAAACAAGTCAACCGCAGATAAAGAGTCATTTGTTTTGAGCGTAATTCGAAAAGTAGAAAGGGTATTACGCAACCGCTTTACACAGCACGAAAAACACAAAATAGATTCTAAGCCAGGACGATACAATTTTGCTTGTCCTTATTGCGGGGACTCACACACTGACAATTATAAAAAGCGCGGAAACTTATATACTGGAGAATCTCTTTATTATAAATGTTATAACTGTGGAAAATATGCAAGTGTTGATAGCTTTTTAAAGTCATTCAATATTGAGTTGTCACTTGACGAAATTACATTAGCAAAATCTTTAGAAAAAAGAAATGTTAAAAGAAATGATTCATTAAATATTTCATTTTTATGGAACCAAGAAGAACTTGCTAAAATTGCAATACCCAGAGAAACAATTGAGGAAAAATTCAATTTAATCAGAATTGATAAATCGGATATATCTACATATTTAATTAAAAGAAGACAGCCTAATTTAGAGCGTTTTTCTTGGGACCCGGTCAAACAGCAATTATATATATTTAATCTAGTGCCTAACACAAATTTTGTTATTGGTTATCAAATTAGAAATTTCAAGTTTAAACCAAAATATATGACTTATGATTTAATTAAGTTATATGAAACATTTAACTTGGAAGTAACGCCTGATGTGGTCGAAAATAACGAAATATCGACCATCTTTGGCATTTTGGATATTGATATGGATAAACCTATAACCGTATTTGAAGGCCCTTTAGATTCGTTTTTAATGCGAAACAGTGTAGGAACTTGTTCGGCAAATATTGATATTCCATTTAAATTTGGAAACATTAGATATATGTATGACTACGATACCGCAGGTATTAAAGCAGCAATTGACAAAGCAAATAATGGTTATCCGGTTTTCTTGTGGAAAAAACTTTTGACTGATTTAGGCATATATACTAATAAGAAAATGGACTTAACTAATTTGTTAGTTTTGGCAAAAAGAAAAGGATTTAAATTACCAAAACTTGCAGATTACTTTTCAAAAAATAAATTTGATGTTTATGAACTTTGACATTGACTATGAATTTTTAGGTTTGATTGATGTCGAAAAAATTAAAGGCTTGGCAAATTTTAAAGTTGAGTCTGACCTGAAAAAACCTGAAATATTTTTTGAAGCAAAAGAACCTATTAAAGATAAAATCAACGTTATAAGTTATGTCGCAACAAGTCGAAAATCAAAGTCAAAACTCTTCTGAGAATGCGCTTTCTAAAAGATTCGAACAAGAAAGACGTGATTGGGTTAATAAAATCCAAGAATTCTCAGATCAATTAAAACATATTTCTCAAATTGGTGAACTAATGACCGATGTCTATTCACAAAGACAAATTGCTTTAGAGTACTCACATACGTTAATGGAACATTTAATCAAACTCAATAAAATTGTTAGAGAAAAGCGGCATGAGCGATATGTATATTATACTTATAATTTTGATGTCCGCTTAGATAAAGACAGCAAGGAAAGCTATATCAATAATGATATCTCAAATATCATAGAAAAAAAAGATGTGGTCCAAAACCATTTCGATTATATGCGAGACACAATTAAAACTATTGATAATATTGTCTTTGCGATTAAACACAGAATTTCACTCGAAGAATATAGAAGAAACTAATGCAATTAATTAGACTCGATACGCCTGAAGGTAGGTACTACTACCCAACAACTGGACCCATTGCTTCCGATGGGTCCATTTTACTTTTTCCTTCGGTTACAACTGTATTAAAAGGGATAAAGTCTGGCCGCCTTGAGGAAATTGAAGCTGCACTTGGAAAGGAAGTATTGGATGAAATAAGTAAAAAGGCAGCAAGAAGAGGTTCGGTAATGCACAATTACTTAGAGAACTATTTTATCTGTATGCGGAATGGTGGTAGTGGTGAACAGTGTTTACTTTATACACAAAAGAAAACAATTAAAGACCTGGACCGAGAAGTGTTCAATGATACTGCAATTCAAGTCGGTCGAGACCTTTTTTATAATTACTATTATGAAGGTTATTTGGATCGAGTAAAACAAGTTCTTTTTACGGAAAAATTTATTTGGTCATTAAAATACAAATATTCTGGGACATTGGATTTTGCATTTGTTGACCAATCGGACAATTGGATTATCGCGGATTTCAAATCAGCAAGTTCAAAAAGAGATAGTGAAACGGTAAACAAATATTTTCTACAAGGCGCAGCATATAGTATTGCATTTGAAGAATTATATGGAAAACCAATTGACCGAATTGAAATTTGGATTAGTTCAAAAGATGGGATTGACGAGCACGTTTTAAGTGGAGAAGAGTTGGTCGAAAAAAGAAGTGAATATATACATTGGGTTACAGACTTTCATAGAGGTTGGGACCCAATGTCTATCATTTCTAAATATTACAAAAGTCCATAACGTGGTTACTGCTGAAGTTAAAGGTTTAAATTTCTTACAACTCATAGATTTTACGAATGAAGAGCTCGAACAAATCCGACATTCATTTAATAAAAGAATTAGCAATTGGAGATTCCATCCATTAGTAAAAAAAGGATTATGGGATGGCTACATCTCATTTATTGATAAGACTAACCGACTACCCGTTGGTCTTTGGAGTGAACTCACTCAACTTTGTGAAAAATATAAATTTCAAATTGAGTTCAGTGGTCTTGATAAAATCATTGACTATGAATTTGATGAAGAAGATTTTCGAACTTGGGTTGCAGAATTTTTCAGTGACCATCCAAAATTGGTTCCCAGGGTCTATCAGATAGATGCTTGCATTCCAATTATTAAATACCGAAAAAGTATTAGTGAGATTGCAACATCAGCGGGAAAGACTTTAATTATATTTATGATCTTTGGGTATCTTTACACAAAAGGACTCATTGAGAAATTCCTAATGATTGTTCCAAACACAAACTTGGTTCTTCAAACTATTGAAGACTTTGAATTTTACAACCAAGATAAAATTGATTTTGTTCGGCAAATGATATACGGCGGAAGTGACCGTAAAGTAAAAAATCCAAATTTCATTATTGGAACATATCAATCACTCATTAAATTAGATACTGAATTTTACGAATCCATCAACAGTGTCTGCGTTGACGAAGCACACCATACACAAGCAAAGAGCATTAAAGACATCTTATCGAAATGTAAAAATGCTCGATATACATTTGGTCTTAGTGGAACACTTTTACAAAATGGTTCAACCGAGGCATTAACAATTCAAGCTTATCTGGGTCCTCTCGTTAATAATATCCCGGCGTCTTTTTTGATTGAAAACAAGTACGCAACTCCGGTCGCTATTAAAGTTGTCAAAATGCAATACTTAAACGATGAGATGCGAATGAAACTCGAGGACTTACGAAGCAGAAAAGAAGAAGTCGACGGCACAAAAATGTTGGAAATTGAAAAGCGATTGGTAGTTGAAAACCAAGCTCGATTTAAATTTGTTTGTGACTTTATTGCAAAAACAACAAAAAACACATTAGTTCTTTTTCAAAATGTTAAAGACTCTTATGGCCGCAGGATTTACGATTATCTTAGAGAATCAACTACTGATAAGAATGTATACTATGTTGATGGTGGTACTTCAATTAATCTGCGAGATGACTATATTGAAAATATGAAGGTTGGCGAGAACAAAATTCTCGTGGCAAGTTTTAATACCTTTTCAACTGGTATTTCAATTAATAACATTTATAATATCTTTTTTGTTGAGTCATACAAAAGTGAAAAAATCATCCGTCAATCAATAGGCCGCGGACTTCGCCTTTTTGAAGGCAAAGAGAAAGTTAACATTATTGACTTTGTTGATGATTTCTCAACAGGTGAAAAATGGAAAAACAAAAACTATTTAATTCGCCATAGCGATGAAAGAATTAAAGTTTATCAAGAACAAGGCTTTCCATATAAGATATATAATGTAAATATTACTTAATAAAAAAGAATATATATTGAATGAGATGGATTATGACATATACTGATTTTCTAATTGAAGGCAAAAAAGGATTAACAAACGCCGGAAGTATTATGAAGACAGATAACATCTCAGATATTAAAGTTTCAGTTAACTTTTCCGATGAAACCCTTGAGCCGCTTAGAAGAAGTCTATACGATGAGTTTATGAAAGGAATGGGGGACGATAAAATTGATACTGTTAACAAATGCGTTTCTACTATTGTTTACTGTTTGGACAAAAGAATGCGAATTGACAGTGATATTATTGAACGTCTCGCAAAAGCATCTGAACGTAAAGTAAAAGCCGTTAATAAAAAAGTTAGTGATATGGTAAATGGCCATTTTGGCGGATTTAACCAATATGGTATGAAAATGTAAAAAATAAAAATCAATAAAAAATGAAAAAAATCTCAGAATGGGCAGATGCTGTCCGCGAAGCTGAAAAGCGTGAACTATCAAAATTGCAACAAAGCTATCAAGAATACTTTTCTGCAAAACTGAAAAAATATGGAGTTGAATCTCCTGCTGATTTGTCAGCTGACAAAAAATCAGAATTCTTTAGCGAAATTACCAAAGACTGGGAGAAAGGCCAAGGTGCAAGCGAGTCCGGTAAAAAGGATGTAAAAGAATTTGGTGTCTCCGAAGGAAATTTCAATTATAATTTATATCTAAATGAAGAAATTTTAATGACTCATCCTGATGAACTTAAAGACTTTTTAAATAAAAATCAAAGTCATTTTGCTACATTTTTGAAAGGTAAATATATGGCTGTTAATGTGACCGGGGATATCTTAACGATTAAACCTAAATCTGGAAGCTTTACAATTACCGTTGACACGAAAAAAGGAACCATAGATTCTACTGGAAAACCTTCACACCCAGAATCTACATCATACGGTGAAATAATGTCGTTTCTAAAATATAGAACTAAGTTTACTGTTTTAAACGAAGGTAACGCTTGGATGGCTGCAAGAGCAAAAGCAATCGAAGAAGGATTAGATGAATTCGAATTTAACGGAAAGGTTTACCCAGTTTTCCAAAACGAAGTTAGCGAAGCTGAAATCAACAAAGCAGACATCAAAAAAATGATTAAAGACGAAACTAAAGAATTAGAATCAAAAGTCAAAAAGGCGGAAACTGCGGCAAAAGATGCTGAACAAAAGGCAAAGGATGCTGAAGCTGAATCAAAGGGTGCTATCAAAGATGCGAAAAAAGCTCAGGACCGTGCAGGCAAAGGAACAATCGAAAACAAAGAAGATTTCCGTGAATATGCAATGAAAATCCTAAAGAAACAACACCCGGATAATTTCGATGAAGAAATTGCTAATAAAGTAATTGACGGCCTTGCAAAGGATGCTGAGAAATCAGGCGATTGGGGTTCTGCAATTGGTAGGTTAAATAAAGGATAATAAATAATGGCATTACTATCATATACACAATTTCTTAACGAGAAGTTACAATTCAATACTTCTTGGATATTTGAATCCGTACTTAATGAAGGAGGTGCCTACGGGCACCTCAATCATCCTTTTGAGGATATGGAATTGACCATGGAAGATTTCAAGGAAATGATACTTGCAACCGTCCATGGTCTTTTTACTCCAGAAAATTTTATTACGGAAAAAACAGATGGGCAAAATTTAATGTTCTCTTGGAAGGATGGGGAGTTGATTGGAGCGAGAAATAAAGGGCATTTGAAAAATTTTGGAGAAAAAGCTTTAGACATCAATGGTATAGTCGAAATGTTTAAAGGTCGAGGTGAAATTGAAGTTGCGTTTAGAACAGCAATGGAAGATCTTTCGGGCGCAATTAGCAAACTAAGAGATGAAGACAAAATTCTATTATTTAATAATGGAGAAAAATTTGGTTCAGTTGAAGTAATTACGCCCAGAACACAAAACGTAATTCCTTATGGACAGGATATGTTAGTTTTTCATGGTATACTAACTTACAATCAAGCTGGAGAGCCAATTGATAATGACAAAGAAGCCGGAAATATATTAGGGAATCTTATTAAAGCCGCAAACGCAGATGTCCAATCAACATTCTATGTCCGTGGCCCTAAAAATATAGAGTCAATTCCATTACCAAATGCTGGTGAGTTAGAGAAAAAATTTATTGGAAAAATAAATGAACTTGTTCAGAATGCCGGAATAAAATGGGATTCAACTCTTGGCGACTATGTTGCAGCAATGGGTAAAATGCAACTCAGCAAAATGATTAAAGATGCTGGGCATACAATTTTACCGGATTTTGTTGACCTTTTAGTTAAAAGACTTTATTTCGATGACAAAAGTTATAAAGTACCAAACATCAAAAAAGATCTTGGTACCGCAGCAGATTGGTATATCGAATTAGAAAAAACAGAAGGGGCAAAATTAAAAAAGGAAATTATCAAACCCGTTGAATATTTGTTTTTAGAAGTAGGAACAACGTTTTTAAAAAATATCAATACGTTCTTAGCAGCAAATCCAACCGAGGCAACTTTAACAATGCGCCAAGAAATTGAAAATGCAATTAAACAAATCCAAGCAAGTAATGATACTGTAAAAATCGAAAAACTAAATAGAGAATTGGAAAGAATTGCTGCTGTTGGCGGTTTGGATTCAATTGTACCAAGTGAAGGTATTACATTTGTATGGAAAGGAAAGCAGTATAAATATACTGGGATATTTGCACCCATTAACCAACTCAGAGGAATGCTCGTATATAGTAAATAAAAATAATTATATACTTCGAAAAATAATTACTTTTAAAATATGATTTTGAAAAAAGGTTCAACTGGAGCATCAGTTGTTTTGCTTCAGCAGTTTTTAAAGATTTCTGCTGATGGTGATTTCGGTCCAAAAACAGAAGCCGCTGTTAAAGCATGGCAAAAGGCAAATGGTTTAGTAGATGATGGGATTGTTGGTCCAAAAACTTGGGCTGCAATGGGAATCGCAACAACCGATATTAGCGAAACTACTGAACCAAGCACAGGTTTAACATTTGCAAAAAATTATTTACCGAAAGGCGAATTTTTCCCAGGACCTGTAAATAAACGTTGGATATTTCTACATCACACCGCAGGATGGCACGATCCAAACGGCGCGGTTTCCACTTGGGGCTATGATAATCGAGGTGCTGTTGCCACTGAATTTGTTTTAGGCGGACAAAGTATTCTTGGAAATAATACTAAGCACGACGGCGAACTAATTCAGGTGTTCCCACAAGGTGGATACGGATGGCACTTAGGTACGGGCAACGATGCTATGCACCGAGAAAGTGTGGGTATTGAGGTGTGTAATTTTGGACAATTAACAAAAGGTGGATATCAAAGATACGATGCAGCTCAGAAAAAATATATTTGGACTGCACTAAAACCAAATTCGTATTATACTTATGTTGGAACCGAAGCGCATCCATCACAAATTGTTGAATTAGCACAGGCATTTAGAGGATTCAAACATTGGCACAGATATTCTGACAAACAGATTGCCGTCCTAAAGGATTGGATTCTTTGGGTTGCTAACCGTGACGGTATTGATCCAAGAAAAGGTATTGTTGAACAAATCAAGAAACATGGAATAAGCGCATTTGACAAAGTAGATGTTGCACTATGTAATAAAACCCCAGGCGTATGGTTACATACAAATGTCCAAGCCGGAAAAGTTGATTTGTTTCCACAACAAGAGGTTGTTGATATGCTTCTTTCTTTATAAAAAAAACTATTAAAATGGGTTTAAAGTACTTAAAATCCCTTACTGAATTTATTAGGGAATCCAATTCAAAAGATGAACTATTAGAAAAACTGATAGTTTTCAACAACAAACCTTATCAGCCGTTTGGCAATATTGTAATTATGGCAGGTGGTGCTGGTAGCGGAAAAGGATTTATTAAAGATAATTTAATTGGTCTTGACGGCTGGGTGTTTGATGTTGATGAGCTGAAATCACTCGCAATGAAAAGCAAGAATTTCGCGGCAAAAGCAAAAGCAGAAACCGGAATAGACATTACAAAAATGAATCTCAAAACACCCGAAGATGTTGCACAGTTACACGCAGTGGTTGGTGATGAATACGGCGTAGACGAAAAGAAGATGCAAAGAATGTATGCTTCAGTATTGGCAGCAGCTCCAGATCGAAAACCTAATTTAATTTTTGATGTTACTTTAAAGAACATCAAAAAACTTAATGAGATTACTCAATTTGCAAATGAACTTGGATATGACCCGGACCACATTCATATTGTATGGGTTATTAATCATATTTCAGTAGCACAGCAACAAAACCTTAGTCGTTCTCGGGTTGTTCCGGGTAATATTTTATTTGGCACCCACGAAGGTGCATCAGCAACAATGCTAAAACTTATTACAATGGGTGAAGAAATTAATAGATATATGAATGGCGATATTGTCTTTACTTTTGTCCAGGCCGGAGTTGATACTGAAGTGGTAACAAAACAACAAACTATTCCAGCCGAAATTGGAGTTGTGTCTCGACATAAAAAAGGTAAAACCGTAATGCTAACTGAGTCTTTTTACGTTTATGTAAAAAGAGCAGGCAAACCAACAATTGCGGCCGAGCAAATTGCTGATAATGTTTTAGCAAAAATCAATGCCTATACTCCAGTAAACTGGGATATTAAATAAAAAATTCAAATGAAATACGTTAACTCATTTTTAGAATTTCTTGCCGAATCGCAAATATATGAAGCAAATTCAGAAAGGATAATTTACTTCCCTGGTAGATTTCAACCTTTTCACAATGGGCACTTAGGTTCAATCAAAAGAGCGTCTGAAGTTTTTGGCGCAAAGGTTATTCCGGTTCAAATACTTTCACAAAACAGTAAGTCTCCTTTTCCAGAGCAGCTTTTAGCAAAAATAGGAAAAGATATCGCAAAGGAGTATAGATCATTTATTGCTGATTTTATAATTTATAAGACAGACAGAGAGCATCCTAATTTTGTTTCAAACGTGGTAGATTTCATTAGGCGAGACGGCTTCGAGCCCATTGGAATGGCGTGTGGTTCAGATCGTTTATCTGATTATGAAAAGCAAATCCTGAGAGCTAAACAGTTTCAAGAAAAATATGGAATTTCCATACCCGAGGAATTCATGGTCAAGTCAGTAAATAATAGAGATGAAGATGGCGCAAGTGGAACAGCAGTTAGAAATGCAATTTCTGCTGATGATAAATCTACATTTGACTCAATGATGCCACCTGTTTTACATAAATATTATAATGAATTAAAAAAATACTTATAAAAATGAAAATTAAAAAATTTGAAGAATTCTCGATTTCAGAATCAGAAGATATAAATGAAAAAAGGATTATATCAAGGTATAATATTAAAAACGCAGTCATTGGATTGGGTCTGGTTAATTTTGATATGGCATTGTTTACAGAGTTAGGTAATGCAATCGCAACAGCAGTGGAACCAATTTTAGCAAAGGAAGGCTATTCTGTTGAACGTGGCAATCTTAAATTTTAAATAAATTATTTTTATGCAACACATTAAATCCTTTGAATATTTTATACAAGAAAAAGATTCGCCATACGCAAAAGAAACACTTGATAAATATAAAAAGGATTATGAAAGCGGAAAGGATATTCCGTTTGGTGTTAAAACTTCATTGATTGCACAAGGTATGATACCGAGAGAAGGTGGTCCCGACAAAGGTAAAAAAGTAAAATCTCCAGAATATAAAAAATAAATAATATATGAAATACGTAAAGACATTTGAAAGTTTTACAGACAATTCAGGAACTCTTGCTTGGACGGTTGATGGTTATTGTGGGGCATATGCAGCTACGTACAAAGCCTTACATCCCGAGTCACAACTATGGGGGATTCTTGACAAAACATATAAACCAAGTCCTACAATACAGCATTACTTTATAGAAGACGACGGAAAGTTTTTTGATGGTGCCGGGAAAAAATCACTTAAAGATTTTGAAAAGAAATATCGAGGAATGGCGGTAAAAATTGAAGATAGTGGTTTTGAAAAAGGTAAGAGTGAAGATGACTATACAGATTTACCGGAATGGGGAGTTGATAAAACTATAGAAAAAGCACTAAAGAATGAAATACGTAAAGACATTTGAAGACTTTCAGGTTAGTGAAGGGTTCCAGTACCACATGGACAATGGGTTGGACGTTACTAATAGCATTTACCGTTTAGGCAGTGATGCATACAAAAGCCTTTTTGAAGAGACTAAAAAGTACTGGGACGAAGGCAATATTATTCTTAATGACAAAGCCGCCTGGATGGCAAAAAATTTAGAAGTTGGAAAAAAGGCAATATACGATGGCCGCCAAGTTGAATTAGATACGCCTAGCAGAGGTGGAAACAAAAAATTCGTTGTATATCGAAACAGCGGAAAAGTGGATGAGAAAGGCAATATAATTGCAAAGAAGATAGAATGGGGCGATGCTTCTGGATTAAGTATTAAAAATAGCGATCCTGGTGCTGCAGCCAATTTTTGGTCTAGACACCAATGTGATTTACAGAAAAAAATGGATCCAAACAAGGCCGGGTTCTGGGCGTGTTATGGTCCATCGCTTTTTTATAAGCAATTAGGTCTTACATCCGATGAGCCTTGGTAATTGATATATAAAAATAATTACTTACATATGATTACATATTTTGATTTTTTAGATAAACGTAAACCTGTTTTATTTTTAGATTTTTCCTTTGACTGTAGTGATATGGAAGATAAGATGTATAATGTAGAAAAGTTAACTAAAAAATACATCAGCGACTCAGAATTCTCAAGTTTGGATAATATACACTTTTTTGATGGGCATCTATTCAACAATACAACGAAATTAGATGAGTATTCATTGGTATTTATTGGATTGGTTAATTCGTATGGTGCCGATACAGATGCGTATGAAAATTTTCTGTTGGTAGAAAAATACTGTAAAGAAAAGGACATATCACTTCTTTGTTACGGACAACCAAGATATACTAGCAATAAATATAAACAGCTACAAGTGCTATCTGAAAATAATGTGAATATTCCTAAAACATATACCTGCACAGGCTCAAGTTGCAATGTTGATTTTGTTTCTACTAACTATGAATTTCCAATTGTCTTAAAACCCGCACACGGCTCACAAGGAAGAGGTGTTACAATTGTTAAGAATGAAACCGAATTAAAACGAGTAGCAGGAAAATTAAAAAATGATGTTTTGTTAATTCAGGAGTTTATTCCGAATGACTGTGATTACCGTGTTTTCTTTATTGGAAACAAAAACGTATTTACAGTTAAGCGCTCAAGTCAAGAAGCCGGAGAATTTAGAAATAATATTTCATTAGGCGGAACGGGCAAAAGAGTAGCATTAGGATTTGAAGAAATGAATATAGCAAAACGTGCTCATGATTCTATGGGTTTCTATACGTCTGGTGTTGATCTAGTACAAAATAAAGATACAGGTGAATGGTATGTTTTAGAAGTTAACCAAGCGCCACAGTTCAGTATATTTGACCCAGAAGAGGCAATTAAAGTATTTGTAGAGGATATTAATAAAATAAGAAAATAAAATGTTTATAAAATTATTTGAAAGCTGGTTGCTGGATTATTTACACGAAGCCGATGATAACGAACAGAAGTCTACTGACCGCGGACCGTTGGGCAGCGAAGAGCTGGAGACCGGCGTAAAGAATAAAGCCGACGAATCCGGATGTCCGATTGGGATAATTCGTGCAGTTTTTCGCCGTGGAATGGCAGCATGGAAAAGCGGACACCGTCCAGGTGCAGGACAGGAACAGTGGGCGTACGCCAGAGTTAACAGCTTTTTATCTGGCGGTGAAGGAACATGGGGGAAAGCAGATAAAGATTTAGCCAAAGAAGCAAGAGATTCTGGATTCAATCCTAAAAAATAAAGCATAATAATGAAACACATTAAAACATTTGAAAGCTTCTTGAATGAATCCAGCAATTCTAACGGTGTGTGGATATACCTGGATGACCTGAGAACTCCTATTGACAAGAAGTGGATTATTGTTAGAACCTACTCAGACTTTGTAAAGGCGGTCAAAAAACACGGCCTTGACAACATTAGCAAAATATCTTTTGACCACGACCTTAATGATTTTACAGGCGGTTCTGAAAAGACTGGTAAATCTGCAGCAGACTGGCTGGTGGAATATCACATGGACTTGTGTGATGAAAAAGTCATTAGTGGAGAAGAGTTTCCTGAGATAACAGTACATTCGGACAATCCGGTTGGAGCCAAAAACATTATTAGTTACATAAACAATTACTTAAAGGCTTTAAGTAAGGAAACAGGTAAGAAATATACACAGGCCATAGAGGGCAAGCCAAAATTTGTAGTAGAAAAATGAAATATACACAATCTTTTGAAGAATTTGTAAGAGAAGGCGGCTACTTTAAGGGAATCTCAAAGAGTACTGCAGCCAAGAAGAAAGCACAAATCGCAAAACAAGCTGATATGGATGACGATGACCCCAAAGCATACAAAGAAATGCCAGGTGATACTAAAGGCAAGAAACTGCTAAAAACGTCCAAGCACACTAAAAAATATCACGAACTTTACGGAGATGAATAAAATAACAAAAAACAGATGAATCATATCCACACATTTGAAAGCTTCTTAAATGAAGAATCTATTATAGAAGCCACAGGTAAATCATTAAATTATATTCTTACATCAGTACCTTCTTCCGAAATTCCAGCTCAGAATCTACCAAAAGCAGACGTTGGGTTAGGATTAGCTATGGGCGATAAGTTCGGTACTTATAAAACATTAAATGTCAGTCATTACAAATTAGGTTATGAGGATGGCAAAGTTGCTCTAATTCTAACAAAGGCGGGAAAATTAGCAATAAAAGTTAGAACTGAAAAAATACCTGACTATATAAAAACAATAGAAGACTTTGCTAATGATTATTTGATAAACTTTGCTAAAAAATTAAAGAAATAATTATTATGAAACACATCAAAACATTTGAAAGCTTCTTGAATGAAGCAGAACTAAACGAGGGATTAGATCCTAAAAAAGTAGAGAAACTTCTTGATGATATGTATGCACAAGGTCAAAAAGTAAAGGACTCTAACTATAACATGGCAGAAATTAAAAAAATGGATGCCATTGAACGTGAAGCTGTGAAATTAGGGCTTTCTCAAAAATTGGGTTCTGCATGGTATAAAGATAAAACACCAAAAGAAGTCCATAGCAAATATGAAGAGTATGGATATTCTTGGTATGGTGAATAAAATATCAAAAAACAGATGAAATATATTCAAACATTTGAAAGTTTCTTAAACGAATTGAAATCGTTAGATAGTTACGATGCAAAGACATTTATATCAAATAATTTAATTGATGCATTAACCAAAATTACGGGTCATAAAAAAGGTCTTACTAAAATTGGTAAGAATGAGACGCAAATTAGATTTGACGTAGCTCGAATAAATAAGTCCAGCATTATTATAGATGTTGTTACAAATTCAATTATTGATTCAATCATTGAATTTTATGATGTTGATAATACCCCACAAAATAGAAAAAACATTACTTCTCTATTTTATGTTGATGCTAATGAGTATGGCGCTGTTTATTTGCATATAAATAAAGGAAGGGATTTCAAGGAGATTTATGACGAAGGTGTTGGGCTTTATAAAGATAATACTATAATTTGGCCAGACATGATTGCGGAAATGATTTCCAAATTACTTGATAAATTAAAAAAGAAATATCCTAAGTGGGCTAAGGATTCAGAATTAAAAAAGAGTGAAATACTTCCATATGTAAAAACTAAATTTCAGGGAGATGATCTTGCCAAAAGTATATATGATTGGAATACAACTTTCGATACTTTAGAGAAATTATTTTATGAATATTCATTTGATAATTTAGAAGATTCTGATTACAAAAAAAATGTTGGCATAATTGATAGGAATTTGGATAAATTGAAACAATACGTTGAGAAGAATGACTACAAAACTTATATAGGTTATAAAAAAATGTACCCAAATATAGGAATTAAAACTCTGGAACAATCTACGATATATGATAAAAAATATTTCTCTGACTATATCGAATCATTAAAAGATATTGGAATAAGTATAAATTTATTTGATAAAGATTTTATTGAGTTTTTAGATAAATTCAAAAAATTCATCAGTAAATAAAAATTTAAGTAATACAAAATGAAACACATCCAAACATTTGAAGACTTTATAAATGAAAGTTTAGAAAAACCATATCCTTTTCGAGAAGAAGAGGAACAATATGACGATGAAGATGAATTACTTACCGCTGAATATACTTTTAATTCGCCAACGCAACAATACAAAGTGGTGTTTTATTCAGGAGAATACCGCGCAGAAGAAGGGAAATTTGATCTATCATTTGGACTTGATAAAGGAGATTTTAATAAGATTGATACTTTTGAGATGACCGGTGAAGGTAATGTTAGAACTTTATTTAAAACCATAACCACAATCATAGAAAAATTTTTAGATTCATATGGTTATGACAAAACTGTAATCATTGATGCAACTGATGAAAAACGCAGAAGACTTTACAAAACACTGATACCTCAATATTTGTCCGCTAAGGCAAAACGCAACGTTGAAATAAAATAAAAAATATTATGAAAAGAATTTTTACATTTAATGAATTTTTGCTTGAGTCTAAATTGGATTCAATCAATGAATCTAATTACAATCCAAATGCAGTCAAACAAGATGTTGCGGCTATTTTTAAAAAAAATGGCTTTGCCGAAGTTAAAGTATTCGATAACGGAGTGTTAGTAAATATAGACACCTCTACTGAATTACAAATCAAACAAACATTAGCAGATATTGAAAAATATGGTAGACAGCATAAGAATATTCTTATTTTAAAAACATTAAGAGGATATTCAAGTGATAACGAAATGAAAACAATGATTGCTGCAAAACCAGTAAAAGCAAGAAAAGTATTCCACGTTGCAGCAAAAGCAAATCTTGATAATATAATGCAAAAAGGGCTGATTGCTTCTGAGGCACAGGCACACTCATCAACTTTCAGTAAAGGATTATCTGGTGAAAATGTTACAATGCAATTATACGCAGCTGTTTTTGGCGTAACATCAATTGGAGCAGCAAGAAAAATAACTAATTACTTTAAAATACCCGACCCGGTTATATTGGAAATTAACGCTAAGGGATATACATGGTGGGTTGACCCATTGATGCCAGAGGATATGAAGTCTGTTGTTACTTTCGATAGTATAATAAAACCAACAGATATTAAAATAGCACAATAAAAATTTAGAAAAGTAATTGATACAGTTCAAAGAAATTTGGATTTTAAAAAAACTCTATTATTATGAAACTAACAAAAGAACAAATTTTAGGAATCGTCCGTCATGGACTTACATTCGTTGGCGGTATTCTTGTTATGAAAGGATTATTAGACGAACCGTTATGGGCAGAAATCAGCGGTTCAGTAATTGCGTTAACCGGCGGCGTTTGGTCAATTATTGACAAAGCTGGAAAATAGAAAAACATATAAACTTTGTTTTTAAGGTCACAATTGATTGTGACCTTTTTTTAGTCAAAAAATAAATTATCCATGGAACTAAATAACTTTTATCTTTACAAAGCATTTGTTACCGATGTCTATGACGGCGACACTATTACAGTTGATATTGATCTTGGTTTTTGGACAACACTACACAAGCAAAAAATCAGACTATACGGAATTAATACACCTGAACTTAAGGGCGAAACTCGAAAGTCTGGGTTAGCAGCAAAATCTTGGTTAGCATCAATGATAATGGGAAAATCAATTATTTTAGAAAGTATCAAAGATCGATCTGAAAAATACGGAAGGATCCTGGGCACTATTTATTTGGAAACTACAACACTAAATGAAGGAATTAAAACTGTTACCTATGTAAACATCAACCAAAAAATGGTCGCATCCGGTTTCGCCGAAAGCTACCTTATTTAACTTTGATATATAATTAGAATTTAAACAAAATATTAAAATGGCTGGGATTAAAAATATTAGAGAACTCTACAAAAAAGTCGGAGAAAAAGGTCTTCGTGAGACTCTGAAACGAGAAACCCGCATCACTGAAAAGTTCGATGCTTATCGGTTTGCGTTTGAAAAAAACCAAGATAATTATCAAATTTATTTCTATGGAAAGAACGGAAAGGTTCCGCTCAATAAAATTGACCGCACAATTAATGACTTATATGAACAGGCTATTACGCATATTCAAAGCTTGCCGTCCGAAATTAAAAACTCAATACCTCCACGCCATCGGTTCGGGTTTTCATGGTTTCCAACCAATGCACCGTTATCCACACGTTATGAAAGACGACCTAGAAAAGGATTAGTCTTAACGGATATCACAATCAGAAAACCAGATTCAGACATTTCCAGAGACATCAAAGATTCAAAGGTCTTAGAAAGATGGTCAAGTATTTTTGGGTGCGAATGGAATAAACCTCTTTTCGAAGGTGAACTCAGTGAAGAAAGCATAGAACAATTAGTAAGTATTGCAAAATCTGAATCTGAGCAAATCAATGAATCCTTTTTCCCAGTTAAAGGATTACTAAATGAAGCCCAACAGCAAATAGATTCGATTGTATTTGAACAACAGGATTTGCTTTTCAAACTTGAAAGTGATACAGTTATTGAAAGTAAAAAGGAATCGAGAGGGCATCTTTTTGATATTTTACTTTTAGAAATTTGCGAGCACATCAATACAATTAACATTAATAAAATTAAATCGGACACAAAGGATACGGATATTGCATATTTGGAAACCGTATCAGAAATTTTTAATTCCTTTGTTGAAGCAAAAGGACCTGACTTTTTGGATTCCGGTCTGGAGCGTCCTAAATTTTTAGAGAAAAGTGGAAATTTCAACTCGCAGTGGATTTCAAACAAAACAACAAGTCAAATTATCGAAAGTGATAGTAGATACGAATATTTGTTTACTGTATTTCTAGCAAATTTAAAGAAGCCAAAATACCCAAGCGGTCTATTAAGTGAAAGTATTGTTAATAACTTTAATACAAAAATTGAAGAAATTTCAAGGCTTGTTGAAAGTGACTATTCCTTTTTAGAGTTTAATTTTATTTTAAATGAGGAAGACAAAAAGGAAGACAAAAAGGAAGACAAAAAGGAAGACAAGAAAGAAGACAAGAAAGAAGACAAAAAAGAAGGTCAAAAGAAAGAAGATAAAAAAGAATCTGGCTCAGATGACAGTAAAGTTGAAAAGTCGATTGTTTTATTAGAATCCTTTTTCGACGGCGAAAGGTCATACGAGCAAAAAGAAGCGGTAACTGTTGTTGTATGTAATCTTTCTTTAATTACGAAAAAATTAGTTGACCAATTAGAGAATATCCACAAACAGACAAAGAAAAGAATTATTCTTTTCCACGATGTAAAGGATGATTTTCTTCATATGCAAACTCAAGACGTTGAGAAAATAGCGTCTAGATTTGTAAACAATCGAAATGAAATTTTTCTTGGATATTATATATTAGACATTCCACTTATTCAGAAAGTAATTACTAAATGTGATAATTTTATACCAGAGCACATTTATTGTTCTGTAAATAATTATGAATTATTTGAGATGGAAACAAAAAATTTCAAAGCGATCTGGGGCGAAAAAGGATATAAATGGAAACTTGAGAAAATTTCAAAAAAATTATACAAAGATGCACTTGAGGTAATTGAAATTGGAACAAGTGAAACAGAGTTTCAGAAACTAACACCTGAGGAAATGCACCCGTTTTGGTATTTAGTAAAATCCAGATTCGACAGTGTTTTTTATGTTTGATAAAATTACACTAACTCTTAAGTGATATATACTAAAAAAATTAAAGATATGAGTTTTATAATGGATTTCGAAACTTTCTTAAGTGAATCACTTATAACCGTAAAAAGAAAATACACAGATAATCATCCAGCAACAGTTGTTTCAGACTATGCGCCTGTTCGTGAAAGAATTTTATCTTTTGTTAAAGAAAACAAAACAGTAACAAAGGCTGCACTATACGAATTTATTAAAGGCATGAACGAAGGCTCACAAAGAACAACATCACCGCAATGGGTGAGAAGAAATGAGCAATACTTTAATGTTGTTGAAAAAAACGGAGAAAAGCATTACTCTCTTTCAAAACTTGGTGAGCGTGTTCATAGCAAAATTACAGATTTAGGTTAATATGCCAGCAGTATCACAATCTCAGCAGAAATTGATGGCACAAGCCTATCAAGTAAAAAAGTTTAAGCTTAGTGGCGGGGATGAAGGTACTGACCCAAAAGAAATAGACGCCGAATACCGAGATCAAATTTCTGACCTTGCTGATTCAATGTCAAAAGCCGAATTAAAAAGATTTGCTGAAACAAAAATTAAAGACTTACCGAAAAAGAAAGTTAAAGAAAATTTAACAGGTTTTTTAAGTGGTGGGCCTTTTCCGCAATTTTATTCTTATGTATCAAATGTAGCGCCAATGTTACCATACGCAAATAAAGACAATAAAGATCCATTAGTGAAAAAATTTATGAAATTTATCGAAGATGAAGAGGAGGAAGTAACAGAATCTGGAGTTTCCTCAGTTCCAGTTCCACCTGGTACACCTGCAACTGTGAATAATACAAGCGGTGTTGGTAATGTGGTAATGCCAACACTTGGCACGCTTGGTTCGGGTGACCGGTTTGATAACAACATTGATAATAAAGAAGATAAAATTGGAGTTATGTCCTACGAGGAATACAAAAAATGGGTTAAACGTTGGATGAAGAAAAATAGCAAAATGAAATGAGCGTAGATGTTATTCAGACACTAATTACAACAGTTGGTACTATTTGTGTAGCATTAATTACCGTTGTTGTTAAAACTAAATTAGACTATAGAATTTCTCAGAAGAAAAAGAAAGAGGATGAGATAATTAATGAAGTAGATGCTATTGAAATGATTGCAGTTCAGGAATGGCTGGAAACATTTAGAAAAAATTATCATTTTGACAGGGCCTCAATATTTCAATTTCATAACGGTGGTAAATTCTTTCATGGCAAAAGTATGAAGAAGTTTTCAATGACTTATGAATCTGTTGCACCCGGTTACGAAAAACTCAAAAGACTTCAACAAAACGTTTTAACTTCAGAATATCCGCAGTGGGTAACAAGAATGCTGTCTGAAAAATGCTTTCTTATTGATATTGAAGATATTGATTACAAAGATAAAAAAGAGCTAGAAAAGCTGGGCGTTACTCAATTTGTTACTGTTCCAATCTATTCAATTGAAAAGTATTTAATTGGTTTTATTGTTGGGCACCATATTGGAGAAAAAGAATCTGATGTTATGACTCATAAAGATCAAATGATTGAGGATGCAAAGATCTTGTCTGGTTATGTTGCTCAAAGGTAAGCTTAGATACTTAACCTTCCGAAACTACTCATAGTTATTTTATGCAGAAAGCAGAAAAAAAGTTTTAGAATTATCATATTTTTTTAAAAAACTTTATAGGGTTTAATTCATAGAAAATTAAATCCTATTTTTTATAAAATTTACAGTATGATAATTGATATTGAACAAGAAAACTCAGAATTAAACATTTCCTTTTTTAATAAAGAAGGTGGTATCTCGATAAAAAACATAAGAATCCCTGAAGAGGAAATGTATAATTGGGAGTATTGTAAGTCCGGCGAAAAATCCTATCCTGGTACTTTATCGTGGGACGACAAGCCAGTAAAAAAGAAAAAGGCAAAGAACATCTCTAACTTTAGAGTAATTGAATATATCGAATCTTTGCCGTCAGGAACCATAGATGAAATTTACGAATTTAATACTCCAAAGAAATGGTTCATGGATATCGAGGTCGAGATTGGAGACGAATGGCCAAAACCAGAAACTGCAAAATACCCAGTAACAGCAATTGCATTTTGTAATGGCAAGAAAATGATCTGTATGGGATTAAAGGATTTATCTGCAGTACAAATCAAAAGTATTGAGAACCGAATGAATCAACACTTGGAAAAGCAGTTGAATGGGATGGTTATGGAATTTACTTATTTGAAGTTTTCAAGTGAGTACGATATGTTAGTTAGTTTTTTTCATAAAGCAATTTTAAAATTACCACTACTAACTGGTTGGAACTTTACAAAATTTGACTGGCAATATTTAACAAACCGTTGTAAGCGACTTAATATAAATATGAAACCTTCATCGGTTTCTGGGAAATTAGTTGGAAAGGATAATCCGATGCCAATGCACCGTTTGATTGTTGACTATATGGATATCTATAAAAAATGGGATCGGGTTGTTGACATTAAAGAAAACAATACCCTGGACTTTGTTGCAAGTGCTGCATTGGGTGTACAAAAAGTAAAATTTAACGGTTCACTACAAGAATTATATAATAATGATTTTGAGTCGTATATTTTTTATAATGTGGTCGATACCAAATTAGTTGAACTGATTGATGAAAAGCTCAACACATTGCAAACATTTTTAACACTTGCAAACATAACCAAGGTTGAAATCAATCGAGCATTTTCTCCAATCTATATGGCAGAAGCCGCGATGTGCCGTGAGTGTTTAAATCGAAATAAAGTAATACCAAAATCTGAAAAGGTTGAAAAGAAAAAAGGCAAGTACGAAGGTGCCTTTGTTGTTGACCCGAAAACTGGATTATACGAATGGGTGGGTTCATTGGACTTTGCTTCTCTATATCCATTTATTATGCGCCAATGGAATATTTCTCCGGACTCTTATTTGCGAAACATTAAAGTTGGGGAAACTGTTGACTTTGAAAAGGAAATTTTGACTGCATCCGGGGCAGTTTTTAGTAAAAAGGAAGATTCAATCTTTCGCACAGTTTTGACTGATTATTATAATAAACGTAAAACAGCAAAAAAAGAATACGAAGCAATCGAAGCAGAAATTCAATATTTAGAACAACAATTAAATAATTAAAATGAAAACCAAAATTGAAATTATTGATAGTATAATAAATAAATTAGAAAACCGTACCAACAAACCGTATATTATAAAAAAACTAAATTATACGCTAGAAGAGATTCAGGATGACCAAAATAAATTAAAAAGTATAGTCGACTATTTAGAGACATATTCAGAAAAATGGGAAGACTTTGATATAATTACTTATGTTGATGAAAATAATTTTTCATTTATTGTTTTGCTGATTATATACTTAACACCCGAATTAGGTGCTCATTTAAAGTACCCGTTAGTAGAGAAAATTTTAAATATAATAAAAAAACCAGAATAAAATGAACGAAAAAATTTTAGAACCGAGCAATGCCAGGTTTGTTACCTTTCCAATTATCCATCACGATATTTGGGATTTTTATAAAGCACACGAAGCTGCAATTTGGCACGCGGCCGAGATTGATTTGTCAGACGACATCCGAGATTGGAAATCTTTAACAGACAATGAACGCTTTTTTATTAAAAATATCTTGGCATTTTTTGCAGCAAGTGATGGAATCGTTAATGAGAACTTAGCCTTGAATTTTTATAATGATGTTCAATATCCTGAGGCTCGCTCTTTTTATTCGATACAAATTTTTATGGAAACCGTGCATTCAGAAACTTATTCTCAGTTAATTGATACTTATATTTCAAACTCAAAAGAAAAAGCCGAATGCTTTAACGCTTTGGAAAATATGCCAATCGTTCAGAAAAAAGCAAACTGGGCACTTGATTGGATTAAGAACGGGACGTTCCAAGAAAAATTAGTTGCATTCGCCGCAGTCGAAGGCATCTTTTTCTCCGGTTCGTTTTGTTCAATTTTTTGGTTAAAATCGAGAGGATTAATGTTAGGACTAGCAAAAGCAAATGGTTTAATTTTTAAAGATGAAAATTTGCATTGTGATTTTGCTATCAATCTTTTAAATAACCATATCGAACAACGTCCTTCTGCTGAAAAGATTAAAGAAATTCTACTTTCCGCTTTGGAAATTGAAAAGGAATTTGTTACAGAATCTTTGTCGGTTTCACTTATCGGTATGAACTCGAATTTGATGAAGCAATATTTAGAGTTTGTTGTTGACGGATTGTTTGTTAAACTTGGATTACCAAAACATTTTGGAGTTAGTAATCCATTTAAATTTATGGAACAGATAGCAATTGAAACCAAAAACAATTTCTTTGAAGGCAGAACAATCGACTACCAAAAGGCGAGAATTGGTGAGCCACTCACATTTACAGAAGATTTTTAAAAAAACCGATTAGATAATGTCATTAAAAATTGAAAAAAGAAACGGCGATGTGGTTTCGTTTGCGCCACAGAAGATCCTTACTCGTATTAACAAAGCAAACAAAAACTTAAAAACAAACCCGGTCGAGATTTTTGCAAAGGTTATCACATCAGTACCAACTGATGGTATTCTGAAAACTTCTCAAATTGACAAACTTATTTCTGAGTTGGCGGCAGCATATACAGGTAGTCACCACGATTATTCTAAACTTGCAGCAAGTATTGCAATTTCTTCATACCACAGAGAAACAAAAACCAGCTTTAGTGAAACTATGAAGGAATTAGCTGAGGACGGCATTATCAATCCTGGTTTAATTGCCATTATTGAAAAGTATGGAGCAGAAAAAATCGACTCGGAACTTATCCATGATAACGATTTTAATTTTGATTATTTTGCTTGGAAGTCTTTACGGGAAATGTATTTGTTGAGAAAGCCGACAGGCGTAGTAGTAGAACGTCCTCAACATATGTATATGAGAGTTGCACTTTGGGTCACAAAAACATTTGAAGAAGCAATTGACTATTATAAATCTTTATCAAATCAATTAATATCCCCGGCAACACCAATTATGATTAACGCCGGGACAAAGATACCACAATTGGCATCCTGTGTTTTGCATTATAATGACGGTGATTCCAGAGATGGATTGCTTAATACGCTAAGAGATATCTCTGTTTATTCAGCCGATGCTGCAGGAATTGGATTATGTATGTCAAACATTAGAAGTAAAGAAAGCCGGCTTTCTTCATCAGGTGGTTATGCAGGTGGGCTATTGAAATACTTAAAAATTGTTAATGAGTCATTAAGATTTTTTAACCAACAAGGCAGACGTCCGGGTGTTGCTGCAATTTACATTGAGCCTTGGCATAAAGATATTTTTGATTTATTGGAAATCAAAAAACAAGCAGGAAAGGATGAACAACGTGCCCGAGATTTGTTTACAGCATTATGGGTTCCAGATAACTTTATGCGAGCTGTTGAGTCTAACGATGACTGGTATTTGTTTTGTCCAAATGATATTCTGAAAGCTGGGATTAAACCTTTGCACGAGTGTTACGGTGAAGAATATGAAGCAAATTATCAATTAGCAATCGATGCGGGAATTGGTGTTAAAGTTAAAGCTCAAGAACTTTGGAACAGCATTATCGAAGCCCAGATTGAAACGGGTGTTCCTTATTTAGCAGCAAAGGACAGCGCAAATAGAAAAACCAATCACCAAAATATTGGTGTCTTAAAACAATCAAATTTGTGTATTGAGGTTTTCCAAGCAACGGATGAGGAAACAACTGCGATTTGTACACTATCGTCTATTGTGTTAAAGAATTTCGTTTCTGGCAATGGATTTGATTTTGATAAGTTGTATCAAGAAGTTAAAAAAATAGTCAGAGCATTGAATCTAGTTATTGATATAAACAACTATTCAACAGCAAAAGGAGAAAAAGGTGGACGAGAACAAAGAGCAATCGGTATTGGAACACAAGGTCTCGCAGATGTTTTCTATTTATTGGATTTAACATTTACTTCACCTGAAGCTAAGCAGCTTAATAAAAAGATATTTGAAACAATATACTTTGCCGCATTAACTGCAAGCATGGAATTGTGCAAATCCGGAGAATATAAACCATATCACTACTTTGAAGGTTCACCTGTAGCAAACGGTAAACTTCAATGGGATATGTGGGGATTAACAGAAGATGATTTGTCAGGAATGTGGGACTGGGCAGAACTTAAAAAGAACATAATGGAGCACGGAATCTCCAATTCATTGGTGACAGCTCAAATGCCAGTTGCGAGTTCAGCAAAAATTACTGGTTCGTATGAAATGACTGAACCAGCACATTCAGCAATATTTAATCGCAGTGTAATTGGTGGAGAAATTACAATTATCAATAAGTATTTAATCAGCGACCTTGAAAAACTTGGAATTTGGTCCGAGGATTTGAAAGATGAAATCATTTTAAATGACGGTTCAATTCAAAATATTAATTTCAATAGATATCTCGACTCAGACGACCGTAAGTATGAAGCAAAAGTTAAAAGATTAGAGCACTTAATTCAAAAGTATCGAACTATTTGGGAAATTCCGCAACGTGAACTAATTGATATGGCCGCAGATCGTGGGCCGTTCATTGACCAATCACAATCAATGAATATTTATATTGGAAAACCAACGCTATCGAAACTTTCTTCAGCACATTTTTATTCTTGGAAAAAAGGATTAAAAACACTTTCATATTACTTTAAAGGAAAGGCAATTTCGACAGGCGCAAAGCATTTGGGCATTGATATTAGCAAATTTGAAAAGGCTAAAGACCCCGATGTTCTACCACAAAAACCAAAAGATTCACCTTTTGACTGTTTTGGATGTTCGGCGTAATTAATAAAAAGAAAGTTTGGAAACGGACTTTCTTTTTTTGTTAAAACTCAATAGCAAAATTTGCATATAAAATAAAAAATGTCTAATTTATGGCAGTAAAAATTAGTGTGGATCACATGGTTTCAGTTCTTTATCCCAGAACTGAATCATTTACATTAGGTGAAATCCATGATATAGTCGGAAGTTCAATCGACCCTTTATGTTTTGACCATTTTTGGTTAATTTACGATGAGACCGGAATGGCTAGAAAAAAACCATTAAATCAAATTGCATCTTTAGTTTTTGGAGTTCCACTTTATGGTGATGTTGTTACAGTCCCAGTTTTACAAATGCCTGATGAACTTGAACTTTTTGATGAAAACGTTAGGACTGACTATCAAACAGAAGCTGTAGATAATGGAGTTTTGCTAACAATCCAAAAGGCACTTGATTATCAAAGACAAGTAAATGAAGGAATAGAACCAACAGAACCCGTTGAGGAATGGATATTTAATCCTGAAGATGAACTTCAAACCAAAGGCGACATTGGATTATTTTATTCGAATGTTTATAACTTTATAATTAAAAATCCAGATAAGTTTAAACAAAAAAATATTATCTTTTCGGATATGTTCTTGCAGATAAAACTTGCAACGTCCAAAGAAAGAATTGATATAATTAGTAAAATGATTAAGCACTTTGAAATTCTCGAAGAATACGAAAAATGTTCTGTTTTGAAAAAAGATTTTATTGACACTACTTATTAATATGGCAACGAAAGAAAAAAATTTATCTAAAAAGTCCGCAAGCAGCTCAAAGGAAATAGTTTCTTTAAGTGATTTTGAACATACTTTATTGAGGCCAACTATGTATGTTGGTTCTGTCGACCTGAGCGAAGAAAAAGTTCACATTATTGAATCCGGGAAATTGATTGAAAAAAGTAAAACAATTTCAGTCGGTTTTTATAAAATGCTTAACGAGATAGTAGACAACGCCTTTGATGAAGCAAAAAGGCTTAATGGCGAAATGAAAAAAATTACCGTGTCTATAGATAGTCAATCCGGAGAAGTTACTGTAACTGATACCGGAAACGGATTTATCAATGCCGAAAAGAAAAACTCGAAAACTGGAGTTTCAAATGTTGAGACCGCAGTGTCAATGCTACGTGCCGGGTCAAATTTTTATAATGAAACTTCTGAAGATGCCTTAATCGGAACAAATGGCGTGGGTGCTGCATTAGTAAATATGCTTTCGGATGAATTTGAAATCCATACAGTAAACCTAGATGTTTCTTTTCAAATCAAATGGAAGCAATTTAAAAAATTCCATGAAGAATTAAACAAAAGAAATCGGACACCACTTGGAACGACTGTTCGATTTATTCCAAGAAAAGACACATTCAAAGCCAGCGAATGGGACTTTGAATATCTTTTCTCGATGTTTGTTTTCCGAAACTACTTAAAAAAGAACGACCCTGTTATTTCAAACCTAGATTTTGAATTTATCTTCGATGGAAAAAAAATAAACTTGGATGTTAACTTCTTGCCTAAAGATACATTTACAGTAACGAGTAAAATAGGTTCGATTTTGATGTGGCCAAAATCTGAAAATAGTACAAGTATTTCATTTATCAACGGTGCGAATTGTACAGGTATCCATCAAAAAATTGTTACTGACTGGGCAAATGATATTTTTAAGTATCAGTATGCTCACCACTTCTTTGAAACAATGTTGGTTCTAAACCTTCCACCTGCATTAGTTAAGTTTGCTGACCAAAACAAAACTCGTTATGCAATTAAGAAGTCTGAAATTCAAGAAGTTCTACACAAACATTTTAAGGCAGGGTTTTTCAGTAAATTACCAAAATCTGAATTGTTTAATTTGGTTCAAAAAAGTATTGACGAGTATACCAGAGAGGCCGAATTAAAAACCATTAAAAGTAAAAAGAAAGCTGCAAAGAAAAAAATCAGTGACAAATATTTTCCGCCATCACAAAGTAAAGGTACTTTATTTATAGTTGAAGGCCTATCTGCGATGGCATCTGTTTTACAAAAAAGAGACCCAAGAATCGACGGTGTTTATTCATTAAAAGGAAAGGTTAAAAATGCTAGGACATTAAGTGACTTGTCAAGCAATGATGAGATTATTGACTTGATGCAAATCCTAAACCTCGAGCCAAATGACGGAACAAATTGCAGTTTTACAAATATCACAATAGCAACTGACCCAGACCCTGACGGAATTGGACACATTGCATCTTTGATTATTAATCTATTTCACCGATGGTTTCCACAAATAATCGAAAGTGGAAAACTTAATATTTTAATCATTCCTTTAATAACTGCAGAAGTCGGAGGAAAAAGAAAATACTTTTATTCAACCGATGAGTGGAGTAAATATATAAATGAAAATACGAACTATAAAAATGTTAGGTATTTAAAGGGATTAGGTTCATTGAGTATTCAAGACTGGGGCCATGTTATGGATGACCGAAAAATGTTTAAAATTAAAAATGACCGTTCTGCAGGCAAATTTATCGAAATGGCATTTGGAAATAGTTCAGATAAAAGAAAAAAATGGTTAGAAGGTCGCTAAAGTAAAATGATATATAAACTATTAAAATAAAAAAAATATTAGTATGGGATTACGATATCTTAAAGATTACGACTCATTTATTAATGAGTCAAAAAAGCAATTATTTGAAGCTGCGGATTTAATGACAAAGGTTGATGGATATTTTCCAAAACTGAGCAAAGCTGCAGATCTAATTGCTGCGATGGTTAACCGCGAAACCGGAAACGGCTATATGAAATTTCCTTTTGTTGTTACAAAAACAATTCAAGGCCAAGACATAGATGGTGTTATGTTCTATGCAAACAAAGGAACATCTGCTTTCCGTGTTACACCTCCAACTGCTAGCAGAGGTGCAATCGTTGGTGGATTGGAATATTATGAAGATCACGCTGCAGATGTTGCCACTTATATTATGACATCTGAACGGTTCCCAATTACAAAATTGGTTGGTGAATTTATTTTGATTATTTCAAATCCAGCTTATGCAAAAACGATTTTTGAAAATGAGGATATGGATAATCTTCTTTATGAAGCCAAAGGCTCTCTTACACCAAATGAAGTACGAGAAATCGAAGCATTGCTTGATGCCGGAAAATCTGTTAGAGAAATTTCCAAACAGCTTGGTGTGCCTAGACGTATGATATACGATTTCAAAGAAGGTGTGGTTGCAACTGAGAAAGAATCACCAGTTGAACAAAAAAATACTATGACTTTGCAAGATAAAGTTCAATATCTTGAAGAGACATTACAAGATATTTATGATATTACTGGAAGAATTGCTGCCAATGCACCTGGCATGAATAGTTTATTTATCTCTGGTAAAGCCGGTACAGGTAAAACTTATAATGTTGAAAAGGCGTTGAAAGATGAGGGACTAACTGCTGAGGTTGATTATACAATTATCTCAGGTGCTGTTTCTGCAATACAGATGTACAAAAAGTTTTTCCAATACAATGATAAGATTGTTGTGTTTGATGACTGTGATGCAGTATTCCGCGATGAAAACGGTCGTAATATTCTTAAAGCAGCACTTGATACAAAAAAGGTTCGTAAGATTAGTTACCAAAAGAGAATGAAAGGTGAATTGTATGACCCTAAGATTTATGAGGATGACCCAGATGGAGAACTTGAAGCTCAGGAAAACGGAGAATTCCCTTCTTATTTCAACTTTACTGGAAAGGTTATTTTTATCTCAAATCTTCCAAAGGATAAAGCAGATCCCGATGGTGCAATTCGTTCAAGATCAATATTAGTTGATGTTAGCCCAGATGACGCAACACTTGTTGAAAGAATGCGAGTTCTACTTCCAAAACTTGAACCAATGGAATTATCACTTGCTGACAAAGAAGAAATTTTTGAATTTATGAAAGATTCAAAATCTGTTAGTATGAGAACATTTGTAAAAGCAGCTGGTTTTAAATTAGGTGGGTTAGCAAATTGGAAACGTATGGCTGAACGTTATGTATAAAATTAAAAAACACAAAAAAATATGGAAAGAATTAAAACATTTGAAAGCTTTTCGTTAAACGAAGCAAACAAAATTAAGTACGACTATAAACAATGGTCAAGTACGGTATTTACTGTGCAATCAGCTGCAGGAAAAAGTAAGTTAAATTATGAAGATGGATGGGACGCATTAGCAGTTGGTATTGTTTTATATTTTGGAGAGGCTGAAGGGATGAAGTTACTTGAAGAATTTGAAAAGCTGCATAAAAGATATATGAGAGATACTGAAAGAGGCGCATAATTTTTTATTATTCGGGTTTTGCAGGAAACACAATTCGTTCCAAGTTATGGGAGGAAGAAGCGCTTCTTTAAAATTAAAAAACTAAAATAAATATTAAATCTAAATAAAATGGAAAAGGAATTACTGACAAACATCATCCAAATGCAAGGACAACTTAGATTATTGCATTGGCAAACCGAATCTTTTGCTGAACACAATGCCTTTGGCGAAACTTATGAAACACTGAATGACCTGTTCGACCAAATGATTGAGGTTTACAGTGGAAAATATCAACGCCCTAAGTTAGGTGGAATGAAAGATGTAAGTTTTGCAGACTATGATACCATTAACGTAAACGCATTTATTGATGGTATGTTTGATTTTATCAGTGATTCCTTTATGTCTGATAAGGATAGCGAACTTGCAAATATCCGAGATGAGATTCAAGCCGCATTGATGAAGTTAAAATATCTTTTGACTTTAAAATAAAAACTCAAACACTGAAACTAGTTTATCGAAAGCATTAGGAATTCCTAATGCTTTTTTTATTGAAAACTTTGAGCTGAATATTTCATATAAAGTAAAAATGATAATATGAAAGCAAAACCAATTTCCCTTTCGGTCTCAAAACATATAGATGTTAACTTCAGAAACTATGCTCTTTATGTTTTAGAAAACCGAGGAATACCCGCATTTGATGATGCTTTGACAAATGTCCAAAGATTTATTCTAATGAATGCGCCCCACCATTTCAACAAAACAATTTCTTTAGTTGGTGCTTGTATTTCTGGAGGGTACCACCATGGCGATATGGCATTAACCGGAGCCATCAATAAATTAGCACGTCCTTATGGAAACAGTATTTCACTGTTGGAAGGCGATGGTTTCTTTGGAACACCTGTGGATAACACCGCATCTGCGGCACGTTATACTTCAATTAAAATCAATTCCAAAATTTCAGAGATTATTAAGAAAAGTCATTTCTTAAATAAGAAAAATGAAAGTGATAGTTGGGACCCGTTATGGGTTGACTTACCAATTGGTTTGACTACAATGATTGTAGGAATTGCAGTTGGTTATAAAACAACAATTCTTCCTAGAAAACTTGAAGACATTCAAAAATATCTTGATGGCAAAGTTAAAGAAGTTAAACCACATTTCCAAGGATTTACTGGAAAAATTACAAGGTACCAAGGTTTGGATAAGTCTTGGTTGATTACTGGGTCTGTTGAAATCAACGAGCAGGCAAAAACAATTAAGGTAACAGATCTTCCACCTTTAATGAAATACACAAATTTCCTTAAGAAAATTAATCAATTTACTGAAGACTTACCAAATTGTACAATTACAAATAATTCTTCGGAGAAAGTTGAAATAGTTTTTAAACACAAAGGTACAATCCCCGAGTGGGAAGACTTAAAAATAAAGGTAGATAAAGCAACCAAATTGCTAATCACCGAAACTTTGGTTTTTGTTAAAGATGGAGTTGTAATTAACTACAATCGTGTTGAAGACTATATTGATGACTATAAGTATCGAATTGCAAGTTTAAATGTTGAAAGGTTGCGATATTATCTCAAAGTTGACACTGAGGAATTGGAATTCCAAAAATGCAAAAATGCCTACTTAAAATATATGATTTCCAGCAAATCAATGAGACAACAGACTGAGATTGATGAGTTTATTGATACTTTAACAAGCAATGACACAATTAGAAGAAGATTAAATTCGATATTGCTAAAAACAATGTCTGAAGATGAGTACAATAAAACAATCAAAACCATTACAGAATTGGAAAAAAGTATTATTCAGCAAAAAGAAGAATTAAGAAATGCTGAATCAGCATTTCAAAATATGGTAGATGGTTCAATCGTAAGGTCAACGCAGAATCAGAAAAATCTTTTCAACTCACTACTAACCTCAGATGAACCAACTGAAATCGATGGAATCGAATATTACGCTATTGACGATGCTCAAGATGAATAAAACTTTTTACTTAAAATTGCATACTATTTAAATAAATCATTTCTTAAATTAACTTAAAAAACAAATTATGACTTTTAAAATTCATTCTACCAATGATTTGGTAACTTTTCTAAAACGCTTTCAATCAATTTCAAACACTTTACTTCTTGAAATCGAAGGTGATTACCTAAAAGCAAAAACTCACACCCCTGAGAAAAGTGTGGTTAAATATTCAAAAATTGAATTGAGTCAAATTTTTGAGTACGATGAATCTACTGACAGCACTGTATTAATTGGTGTTTATTCATTAGATAAACTGATTAAAGCTTTCTCACACTTTACCGGGAATGATGTTACAATGCGAATTGAAACTGAAACTGTTGACGGACAAACTGTTGGAACTGAAATTGTATTAAGAAGTCCCGAATTGGAAATCAATTTCCCATGTGCGAGTCTTAGATTGTTTACTCACATCTCAGATGAGTTAATGTCAAAAATCGCAAGTACTGATGCGGCTGAAGTTGACTTTGTTTTAACAAAGGATATCCAATCAAAAATTGCTTCTCTTGGAACAATTGACTCGGATCAAAAAATCCTAACATTTGAATTAGCTAAAGGTGTTCTTTCAGCACGTGGTAAATCTTACAACTACAGTTTGTGTAATGTAAATAATACCAAAGCAAAAATTGCAACTTCTGTTTACAAGAATCAGTTTGCATTCCTTGACAAAGAAGATGCTAAAACTTATATGTCAGATGACCGCTTGATATTCCATTCTTTGGAAACCGACACTATTTTGACATTAGGTAAAGTTGAATAAAAAATATAAAAATGGATTTAAAATATTCGAACATTGATTTAGTTTCTGCAAGTCGTGATGACATTAAAGCTGAAATCGAAAGATTAACTTCTTTAATGAACATCAAAAAAAATGAAGAACAAGCAATAAAAATCTTTATCAACAGCTGTTATGGTGCAACCGCATCCGCGTACTTTGTTGGTTTTAATATTAAAGTTGCAGAAGCAATTACGCTTCAAGGACAAGAACTTATCAAGTTTGTTCAAAGTATTATGAATCGTTATTTTTCAGAATTTTGGTATCGAGATAAAGAGCTGCACACAAAGCTTGGTCTAACCAGAGTTGAACGAGTAATTAATGATGTATCAGTTTATGGCGATACAGATTCGGTCTATATTACTTTCCAAGAAGTTGTTAATGGATGTGATTGGAACGGGTCCGCAGAAGAACTGATACATCAAATTTACAAACTTAGGTTAAAACAATATTTGGATAAGAATTTTGCAAAATTTGCAGAAAAATCTGGAACAGAAAATATTCAAAACCTAGAATTTGAAACCCTTTCGTATTCAGCTATTTTCTTGAAAAAGAAAAAATACGTTATGGATAAGGCTTGGAAAACCGGCAAAGGCGATGGTATTCGCTACCAACCACAAAGCAAAATTGATGCAAAGGGTGTAGAGATTGTTCAATCTTCTACACCTGCATTTGCTCGAAAAAGACTAAAAGATTTGTTAATTATTCTTTTTCAAGAAAGAAACAAGTTGGATCTTAAAAAATTCGTTCAACGTTTAAAGAAAGAAAAGGAAGAATTTATGTTAAGTGATATTGAAGCAATTTCGATGTCTTCAAGTATCAATGACTATGAGAAAGGAATCGCAAATGACCGAGACACTTTTATAATAAATCCAAATTGTCCCATTCACGTTCGAGCTGCCGGGTATCATAACTATTTGGTCCATAACTCAAAATGGAAAAACAAATACGAGCTTATCAAATCAGGTGACAAAATTAGATACTATTATGCAAAATCAAAGGGTCCTGCCGGGCAGAATATCTTTGGATATCTGCCAGGCGGTTTCCCTACTGAAATGGCACCCGAGGTTGACTATGATATTCAGTTTGCAAAATGTGTTATCGAACCAATGAACCGATTTTTAAATTCAATGGGCATCCCTTCAATACCTGAAGAGCTTTTTGTGCGAACTGCACTTTTTTAAAATAAAAAAATTATATGGCAAAAGGATTTTCTTTTTCAGAATTGGATACGGTGTTATCCAAAATCAACCCAAAGGGTTCAATTATTACCGGGAATACTTTTTCAAAAATTGATGAGTGGATTGATACTGGTAACTATTTATTAAATGCGCAATTAACGGGTTCACTTTTTGGCGGGATACCTAATTCTCGTTCAATTTGTTTTGCGGGTGAGTCAGGAACGGGCAAAACTTTTTTAACATTAAATGCTTGCCGTGAAGCTCAAAGGATGGGTTACAATATTATTTATTGTGACTCTGAAGCAGCAGTGGATGAAGATATAATGAGAAATTTTGGAATTGACCCAGATAAAGTTCGCTACCAACCAGTTGCAACTTCATTAGAAGTCCGACACTTTGTTGCTAACTTATGTGACACTTTACGCAAAGCAAAAGAAAAAGGAACTGAACTTCCGAAAATTATGTTGGTGTTAGACTCATTAGGAAACTTGGCAACAACAAAAGAAAAAGTAGATGCTGCAAGTGGAAGTGAGAAAAAGGATATGACAAAACAGCAAGATCTTCGTTCACTTTTTAGAGTTATCACAACTGACCTTGCTGAATTTAAAATCCCGTTTATATTTACAAACCACACTTATGCTTGTGCTTTAGGTGATACAGAAGTACAAATGGCAGACGGTACTTGCAAAAAACTAGAAGAAATCAAAATTAATGATGTGGTTATGACAATCGATGGACCACAGCCGGTTGTTGATACATTTAAATATGATAACACCCGAACTATTAAACTACACTTTGAAGGTGATATTAAAATTGAATGTTCTCCACTTCACTTATTCTTGGTTAACCCAGATGATATTACAAGTACGGATTCTTGGATTACTGCTGATGAATTAGAAGAAGGTGATGAAATTTTTGTTAAATAAGTACAAAAATGTATGATTTCTGAAAATAAAAACAAACAATGAAAAAATTAAAACTTCTTAAAAAAGAACAGGGTGACTTAAATACGGTGTACGATATTGAAGTTGCAACTGCACATCATTATTTGTCCAAAGATGGGGTTGTGATGCACAATTCGATCGGGTCGTATATCCCTGGACAAACAATCAGTGGTGGAGGCGGGGCAATATACAATGCTTCAATTATATTGCAACTAAGCAAGGCACAATTAAAGGAAGATGGAACTAATCGAACCGGAATTATTGTTACATCTAAACCTGCAAAGAATCGTTTTGCTCGACCAATTCCAATTAAGTTTCACATCAGTTTTATTCGCGGTATGAACCGCTTTGTTGGCTTAGAAGAGTATATGAATTGGGAAACTTGTGGAATACAAAGAGGTAAACTTATTACCGAAAAGGAATTTAATAAGAAGTCTCCGGCCGAACAAGCGGAAATAGCAAATACTCGTTTTACAGTAACACGAGAAAATGGGGTCGAGGAAGTCCTTTACTTTGAAGGAAAGGAAACTTCCAGGACAATCGCTGTTCGCCACCTTGCAGATTCAATTAAGCCTAATGAACTTTTTACAGCAAAAATAATCACGCAAGAAGTTCTTAAAGAGTTGGATGAAAAAATTATCAAGAAAACATTTATGCTTCCAAATATTAATGAAATCAACGAATTGGAAGACGATGAAATTGCAAACACCATTTTAGAAGATGAAAATTAATCAGTCTAAATTACCGATTAAATACTTACTTGGTGTCTATCAAGAAATGCCTGGTTACCCAACGTATGACGACCTCTGTTATGCGTTGGTATCAACCTTGGACGACTTAAATAGACTAAGTAAAGATTTTTTGCCAGAGCAAGTTTGGTCAGGAATGAAATATCATTTTAGTACAATTGAAGAACTAAGAACTTTTTTGGATAAATTAGTAAATCCTAACAGTGATAGTCTAATTAAATTGGAAAAAAATAAAGATCGATTTAAGTTAACCTATATGCCTTGGGTGTAAACTATTTAACTAATTTTGCATATAATATCTATGACAGCACCACACCTCGAAAAAATATTTTATCACTATCTGATGGCCAACAAAGAGCTGTTGGATATTGTGAAACCCAGGTTTTTTGATTCTCCAGATATTCGAAAACTTTATGAAATATCTGTTGAGTTTATTCAAAAATACTCTCAAGTACCTACATCAGCACAATGTGTTGAGATTTCAAAAATGCAAGAATTGGGGGATGACCTTTCTTCGACCAAAATTGAAATGATTTTTGAAACTCGTCTTTCTGAATTCGACACAACCTGGATTTCTGAGACTGCACAATCTTGGATTGAATTTAAAAATTTGGATCTTTCAGTAATGGATTTGATAGCCTATCTGAAAAATACAAAAATCAATGCCGAGAACATTAAAGATGTTGTCCAAACTGCAAAGTCGATTATCACTGACCGGAATAATATTCAATTTGGATTTGACGAAGGTTTGGATTTCTTTAATCCCGACAGCCACGAGCAACCAACATCAGATACTTTCTCTACGGGATATCCTTATCTCGATTTAATCTTAGGCGGTGGATGGTACAGCAAAGCTCTTTTTTGTTTTATCGGTGAAATGAAAATTGGTAAATGCACCACATCTGATGCCAAAATTGCTGTCCGAAACAAAAAAACAGGAGTTGTTGAAGAAATTGAAATTGGTGAATTCCATAAACGATTTATCCCATATTAATTTGCATAAATTTTCATCTCTCCAATGAATATATAATTTAAAATATTCATTACAAACTATGAGAAAAAGTTGGAAAGACGTCAGTTATCAAATGACAAAGTTTGGATTATCAGAAGAGGAAGCATTGATTAAAATTAAAGAGATACAGGGGAAAAAATCTAATCCGTATTCTGTAGATTATCAGATACAAAAATTTGGTTTAACGTATAATGAAGCGGTTACTAAAGTCAATGAATTAAAAAACAAAACAGCGACCGCTAAATTAACAACAAACCCACAGTGGCAGATGGAAAAGTTCGGATTAACTTATGAGCAAGCTGTTAATAAGATTAACAGCTCTTATAATAAAAGAGGAAAGAACATAAGTAAATCTAAACAGGAAAACCCTGGACAGCATTTTAATACAATAGAATATTGGGAAAACAAAGGATATTCTAAAGAAGAAGCTTTAGCACAACAAAAGAAGCAAACAAATTCAATGGTTGGCGTATTTTTAGATAAAATACGAAATAATCCTGAATTATATAAAGGCAGAACACCTTTAGAATTGGAATATTGGTTAAACAAAGGATATACAATTAAAGATGCTAAAGAAATGCAAAAGGAAAGACAAAGAACGTTTACTTTAGAAAAATGTATTGACAAATATGGTTCAGATTTAGGCCCTGAGGTATGGAAAGAAAGACATATAAAATGGAGCAAAAAGATTGAAGAAAAATACAAAAACGGTGAGTTCACAAAAATTTGTAAAACCATATACTCTTCTGTTGAATTAGAATTAATTAAATCTATAGTTGACCAATTAGAGCCTTCCACTACTTATTACTGTGCACTTAACGGGCAAAAACAATATTTTCGATTTTTTCCAGAAGTACAAAAGTGTTTTGCATACGACTTTGTAATTGACAAAAAAATTATTGAGTTCAATGGTGATTATTGGCATTGTAATCCTTCTACTTATGAATCAACGTATTTCCACAAAATGATACAAAAAACCGCAAAGGAAATTTGGGATGCTCACACTGAAAAGATACATTTAATAGAAAAATGTGGATACCAAGTATTAGTTGTATGGGAAAATGATTATCGAAATAATCCAGAGAAAGTTATTTCCGATTGTGTTAATTTTATTAATAAAACTAATTAATTATTTTTTCATATAAATTATAATTATTCTATAAACAAACTAAAAATAACTTAAATGAAAACTATTAAGTATCTAATGATTGCACTAATGATGTTATCATCTTTTTATTCGTATTCTCAGAAAAACTTTACATGGGAGAAAATTGATTCTGTAGAAAAAACAAAAGATGAGATTTATTCAGATACAAAATTTTTTATTGCCGAAAAATGGAAATCATCTAAAGAAGTTATTCAAAATGATGATAAGGAAAACGGTATTATTATAATAAAAGGTACTATAAAAGAAATTTCTAATAACGGTCTTACCTTTTGGTATTCATATACAATAAAAATCCTTATGAAAGATTTTAAATACAAAATAATTGTTGACAATGTAAAATATTCATCCAGTGATTGTAATGGCAGCTTTCTAATATTAGAACCCCAGGAAGAATATCCAGGCACATCAAAATCTTGTTTATTTAAAAAAAATTGGATTGAACTTATGGAATCACTTAAAAAAGATCTAGAGGAAATAATTATTAGTTATGATAAACACATAAAAACAAATTCAACTAATTCAAACTGGTAAAAAATTCCGAGAAAATTAAAGTATCAGCAAATTGTATTGATTAAAATAAAAAATATGCAAAAAGATTTTATTCAAAAAACAGAAGAAGAAAGACCGTATAAAAAATTTGTAGAAACATTCACTTTTGGAGATAGAACAGAAGAATTTGAAGTTTTAACAGATACCGGGTGGGTTGATATTAAAGCAATAGGCAAAACAGTAGAATACGAAGTATGGGAGATTAAAACAGAATCTTTCAATTTACGTGCTGCTGACACTCATATTGTGTATAAATGTTCTTCTGGCTTGAATGCTTTTTCTGAAACATTTATCAATGAACTAGAAATAGGTGATTACATACTCACTGATAGTGGACCAGAGATGATTTATTCAATCAACCAAACTGGCACATACGAGAATATGTATGATTTACAACTTTCAGATGAGAATCGTAGGTTCTATACAAACGGTATATTAAGTCACAATTCTATCTGGTTAGCAAACGTGGCATCTAATTCTGTAAAACTTGGTTATAATACTGCAGTAATCTCTTTAGAGATGCGAGACCGTAAAGTAATCAAACGTTTGGGTGCAAATATGCTTGGAATCAGTATGCGAGAATATGGTGACTTTGCCAGAGACAAAGTTGCGGTTAAGAAAAAATTAGCAGGCATCGGTTATAACAATTTACAGATGCCTGGTAAATTATTTGTAAAAGAATTTCCGACTTCATCTGCAGGTGTTCCCGATTTGGAAATGTATCTAAGGAAAATGGAAGAGATGAAAGGTATTAAATTCAAAGTAATTGTCCTGGATTACATTAATATCTTGAAAAACTGGAGAAATCCAAACAGCGAAAATATGTATATGAAAATTAAACAAATCGCTGAAGACCTACGTGCCATGGCAATGCGAAATGAATGGGCAATTATCACAGCAACTCAAGTCAACAGAAGTGGTTTCGGCAGTACTGATTTGAATATTACTAATATTTCCGAGTCTTCGGGTTTAGGTCATACGGTGGATGCTATGTTTGGTATCATCCAAGATGAAATTATGCACGCCAACCGTGAGTATATGTTAAAACTGTTAGCGAATCGAGATGACGGATACAAAAATTCTCGAAAAAAGTTTTTAATTGATTATGATTATATGTCCATAACCGAAGACCCCGATTCACAAATTATTAACGAATAACAAGTATGAAAGAAGATAAAATATTTAACAATAGTTTTAACCGTGGGGATATTGACTATGAACTATTTGGTGAAATTAAAGTAGTTCAAGAAGCAACTGGGGATTTATACGAAGACTATATTGAAACAAAGCTTCAAGAAGATTTATACAAAATCTACAAAGAGTCACCGTATTCTGGGGACTTTGAGAAAACACGAAAAAACAGCAAATCAGTTTTAGCAGAAATCTATTATTACTTTGATGACCGATTAAAGTCTGACGATATGTCTGCGGTTGAAAGGTTTACAGCAATTGCTGAATTTATGACTGCGCCGTATGAGACACTGTTTAATGAATTAGGTTCTGCATACCAAGATCGAATTATCCGTGAGTTGGATGGCAAGTATAAAATATTCGCAAAGAAAAATATTAAACGACTTTTTTAATGACTACTTTAAATGTTCCCGCAACCAGAGCTTGGATTATTTCAGATACACATTTTGGTGTCAGAAATAATTCTAAAGAATGGATGGAAATAATTGATGACTATTTTCACAATTTTTTAATTCCACTAATTAAATCCGAACACAAACCCGGTGATATTCTAATTCACTGCGGCGATACATTTGATTCTCGACAGTCTATTAATTTGTATATTATGAATAAAGGCCAAGAGATTATCGAAGCACTTGCGGATATTTTGCCGGTTTATATTATTATCGGCAACCACGATATTTTTATGAAGCATACAAATGAGATAAACTCAATGAAGCTTTTTAAACATACAAAAAATGTAACAGTTTTTGAAAACCCGCAGCTTGTTAATTTTGGAAAATCTACAGGGATGTTTTTGCCGTGGGTTGAAGAGGAAGATGAACTTAGAGAATTTGTCCAAAATCCAAAAAACAAAGCTGATTTACTTTTTTGCCACACCGATGTCCGGGGTGTTTCATTCAGTAGAAATGTTAAAGTTGAAGAAGGAAATGAAGCAGAAGTATTCAACAATTATACACAAGTCTACTCCGGCCATATTCACTATACACAAAAATATAAAAACATTAGAATGGTTGGTTCGCCTTATCAGCTGACCCGTTCGGATGCAGGCAATATTAAATCTGTTTGGCGAGTTGATTTGGAAACATTAGAAGAAACTTCTTGGGAGAATACTCGGTCACCTAAATTTTTGCGGTATCGCCTTGAATGGTTGCTCGAGCAAAACATTGAAACAATCCAACGTCTATTTGCCAATAACTTTGTGGATATTCATATGACACCGCAATGGTCACTGAAATTTCCATTTGCAGTCTTTATGGATAAACTGTCTGGGTATCGAAAAATCAATCACGTTATTATTACCGAAGAAGAAGGTGAAAAGGTTGAGGACGATATAGAAGGGGATATTGAAAATCCTGACTCAATTTCGATTGTTAAATTAATTGAAACTTATGTTAATGAATTAGCATATACATCTAGTATTAAAGAACGTTTGATAAAAACAAGTACTGGTATCTATCACGAGACACTTCGAGATATGGAAAAAAATAATGAAATGATAATTAACTAAATTTATTATTATGTACTTTACAAAACCTACTTACGAACCTGATTGGTTGACTGGTGAAAAATACATAAAATGTATTACTGATTATTTAAAACTAATGAGTTATAAACACGAAGATGGTCGATATTTAATTTTACTGAAAGAACCTGTGAAGATAAATAAAACACATTATGTGGCTTGGGGCAATACTAATAATCCAGAATGTATGGGGTTGACTCCGTTATTAACGGACAAAGGAAATCCAAGAAAAGGTGGGGCTATTATTAAAGAGTTTCACAAAATGATTAAATCATTAGACCATATTAATTTTATAAAATAATGAAAATACGTTCAGTAAGTTTTAAAAACTTTGCATCATACGGAAACAGATGGCAGACCATTGAATTTGATGAACAACAAGGTAATTTTTATATTGTTCTTGGTGATAATGGTGCTGGTAAAAGTAGTTTATCAGATGCAATCAAATTTGGTTTATACGGCAGACTTGATAATAAAAAGTTAGCACATATTGCAAACCGTTTTAATAAGCACGCCCATGTTAAAATAGAGTTAGAGAAAAATGGATTAGAGCAGATTACAATTGAACGTGGTGTTGCTCCAAACTTTTTCAAATTGTCTGTCAATGGCGTTGAGTATCAACAAGCTGGGAAGAAAAATGTTCAGTCATTTTTGGAAGATGAGATACTTGGCATTCCTTATTATATTTTTAACAATATGATTTCCTTATCCATTAACGACTTTAAAAGTTTTATGGATATGGGTCCAAGTGATAAAAGAAACATCATTGACCGAATCTTTGGTCTTGAACTTATCACTCATATGCGGTCAAAAGTTAAAAATAAAATTAGGGAAATCAAAGATGCAGTTGATGAACTTACAACTGAAATCAATGTTCTGATTAGAACTATTGATAATTCAACATTGGAATTGGAATTGTTAAATACAAAGTTAAACGAGTCTGCAGAAGAGAAAAAAGAACACTTGATTGAAAAAATCGAAAAGTTGGAATTATATATACAAAATGCAGAAGCACATTTGGAAAAACTGTCCGGGGCTGAATCTGAATTGAAAGATGCAATTGACGCTTTAAATCAAAACCAAACTTCAATTAATTATGAAACAAAAGCAAGAGACGGAAAAATAAAATTGTTACAAAAAGGTCAATGTCCTACTTGTGAAACCAATTTAGATACCGACTATCACAAAGAGTTGTTACAAAACTATTTAGAGAAAAACGAAGAGGTTAAAGAAGAGTTAGCTGATATAACAACACAATTAAATGAATTAGGTGAAAAAAGAAAAAAACTATTAGAAAGTAAAAAAGAAATTGAAGGCAAAACTGCAGCAGCAAACTTTCAAATTAGCAATTCAAATAAAGAATTGAAACAACTGTCGGAATCAAATGGAAACGATGAGCAAACTGTTGCACTGAGAAATATTATTGAAAACTCAACAAGTGGGAAAAACGATGCAATCCAAAAGAAAGATAATGAAACAAAAAGAATTAACTTTTACGGATTGGTTGATGAAATATTTGGCGACAGAGGAATTAAACTTATTGCAATTAAAAAAATCTTGCCACTTCTAAATTCAGAAATCAAAAAGGTACTAACAGCTTTAGGACTTGAATACCGAGTTACATTTAATGAAGAATTTGCAGTTGACATTAAACATTTAGGATATGAAATTGCAGTTGAGCAATTATCTACTGGCGAAAGAAAAAAAATGGACTTTGCTGTGCTCATTGCTTTAATGCGAATTATGAAAATGAGGTTCTCTGGTATTAACCTTTTCTTTTTGGACGAGATATTTTCTTCAATTGATATGAATGGCATCTACCATATCTTAAATGTCCTACATAAAACTTGTCGAGAATTAAAACTAAATATATTTGTTATTAACCACAGTCCTCTACCGACTGAGATATTTGATTATCGTGTGGTTGTTCAAAAGAACAATGGGTTTTCCAATTTAGATGTTGAAAAGATTGAGTGATATATAATCCATGGGAGAGTTTCTACACAAATACAATACCGACGATGTTCACTCACGAGCAGTAATAGTTGGAATCATTAATCTATTAAATGACAAGATATTCTACGAGAATATCTTAGGCGATAACAGTATTGATACTGTCTATGTTCCATTTTTCTATAATATGGGCGGGGACGAAAGATTCCTCCAAGACTACTTTTTAAATTGGAATGACTGTATTCATCCAAAATTTGACTGTGGTGAATTTACAGGTAATTTTGCAGATGGAAACTATGATGTAATACCAAGAGGGATTGTAACATTAACATCCAAAACAATTGACACTGGGAAAATGACACATCGTTTTGTCAGAGGGAATTACGTTAAAGAAGTTAATGGTGAACTACAAACATTTAGTGCCTTCTTAAATTCGATTCCCATTAATATGGCGTTTGAGGTAACAATCGAAACGGATACCTATTTAGATGCATTTAAGATTGAACAGGCATTAGTTGAAACGTTTTATAAAAATCAAGTTTTTTCTGTTACATACAAAGGGTTTAGGATTCCATGCCAGGGAGGCTTTTCCGAAGACTATGGACTTGAAAAAACATTTGAGTTTACTTATCAGGCTGATGCTAAAACCACACTTAAATTCAATATTGAAGTTGAAACTTACTTCCCGGTATTAGATCGAACAACTGAATTTAGTAATGCTAAAAGAATCGCCGGCTTCAACACAATTGATATCTCGTCAGAAGATTATAATAAACCAAGGTTTACTTTTAATTCTCCAGTTCCAAATGAAAAATATTTTTCAAGTGGAGAGTTACCAATCTCATGGGGGAACACCGGCCCAATCCGTAGGGTTAATCTTTACTATCGCCTTGTCGGGGAAACTGAATGGACACTGATTGCTCGTAATCTCAACAACGTTGGAACTTATGACTGGAAAATACCATTTTTTGATATAAACGGAACACCAATAGCAAATGAAGGACATCGGTCGGTAGTAGTTTCTGAAACGGGCCGTGACTCTCGGGTCAGAGCAATTATTGATGCACTCGGTTCGGTAGATAAAATTGTTGTCTTGGATCAAGGATACGGATATACATCAACAGATTTAATTGAAGTTAATCTTTTTCCATTACCACCAACGATACCACCAACATTTGTTGCCCCGATAATTCAGGCAACAATCAGCAGCGGTTCTGTTTTTTCAGCAAATATTGTTGATGGTGGTTCTGGGTTTACACCATCGCCAATTACAAAATTAGAAGTGAAAATCGAAGATTCAAACAACGAATCTAATTATTTGGTTTTAAGTGATATAGCAAAATTTACCGGGGACATAGATTCGTCCACGATAAATAATCTAATAACAAATGTAAATCCAACTGTAACCACATTATTAGAAACTTATCCATTAGTTGGACAACGGGTTACCGGGATTGGAATCCCATTCGGCAGTACAATAGTTGGGTTTAGTGAAGCACTTAATCGAATTGAGGTTAGTAGCAATGTCACTACAACAAAAAATAATAATGATTTTACACTTTCCGCATCAAATGGAATACTATATGTACAATAACAATGTCCATTTTTCGAGAAAAAAACTTTAATATATATAATAGATAGAAATTAAAACATAAAAAAATATTTCAAGAAATGAATTTCAAAAAACGTATCGAAACACTAAAAGCTTCAACTAAATCATCTGCTGTTATTGCGGTATGTAATGAGGCACTCGCAAAATATAATACCTACAATAATTTCAATTTAACAGCAGAAATGTCTGATAAATTTGAAAAGGAAATTACTGAATCAGTAAAATTAAAGCTTAGAGGACTTCCTGACCCTACTGTAAATGATTTTATTATTGTTGAGAATTATATTTCAAATATAAACAACTTGGGTGTTAAAGATACTTTAAATATTTTAAAGAAATCTGAATTAGTAAAAGATCCAAATACTTTATATTTGTTAGAATCTGTTTTTGCTTACAGCGAAAAACCAGAGTGGCAAACAATAAATTTTGTAATTGAAAATCTAGCACCGCTAAAACGCTATGCTATTGTTGAGCAATGCTTGAATGTTTTAACTGAAAATTCTGAAAAGTACGCAACTGATATTAAAGTTTATAAAGCACTTTCTGAGTGTGAAGCTGCTGGGGAGTATGAATTTATTGCCGAAACCGAATCTCTTATTTATAACTATTTGGTGTATAAAACAGCTAGCAATAAACAATTGGTTTTGGAGAATTTAGAAAAATGTGTTTATGAAGCACCTGCAATCCAAGAAGATGCAAACGGTAATATGACATATTTCCAAGCAGTTCGTCCAACGGTTAAGAATTTATATAATTCAATTGAGTCTGCTGAAACTACAAATGTAAAAGTAAATGAAAATGTTTCCACTATTCAAACTAAAGTACTTGTAAAATCACCAAAACAAACGGAATTTAAATCTAGGGTTGAGCGTTTAATTGAATCTACAAAATCTTTAGAAGCAATTGAAATCTGTAAAGAAGTACTCGAAGCTTACAGCGATTATAATCATTTAGATACAGACAAACAGGCATTTGAAAAATTTGAATTATCTGTTTCTCGATACTTATTAGAAAGACTGTCAACAATACAAGAATCAGTAGTTGTCAACTTTGTTAACGGTGAAGTTCGTATCAATGCAGTAAAGGATCTTGGTGTTAAACGAGCAATTATGTCATTAAAGGAATCAGAATTGATGAGACACCCAAGTACTATGTATTTGATTGAATCTTTAACACACTATACAACACTTCCTGAGTATATAGCAATCGAACCTGTTTTAGAAAAAATCAAAGGTTTGAGTTGGAATCATATAGTAAAAGAGCACATCAATATATTAGAGGCAAACTCAAAATTATATGCTGAAGATATACAAATTTATAAAACATTACACGAATCTAAAAACGGAAACAGTAGTTTTATATTAAGCGCACTTAAACAAGATTTAGATAACTACTTAACACACAGAAGTGCATCAAACAGAACAAAACTGTTAGAAAAACTTAATGGTTTCACATATGATAATAATTTGCGTAAATTATATAATGTTATTTTAGAATCAGAAAAAAGCTTCCAAATGAAAGCGGATTCTTCTGATGTTAGTGTAAGTAAAGTTTATTCTCCGGTTATTATTAATGAAACCTCTGAAATTTTTGCTATTAGAGGAAAGGCGTTTATCAAAGAAGGAAACAAAGTTAGACCGTTAACCGAATCTGAATTCGCTAAATTGCCAGCAAAATTTGTTGAATTGTCAACAATACTAGCAGCACCAAACGTTTCTATTTTAGAAAATACAATTACAATATACAACCGCAATCAAAAAGTTACTATTAACGAATCTGATAACAACGGAGTAACTATAAAAATTAATGATAACACTGTAACTATTGATGAATTCCGTCAGGTTTATTTGAAATCCGGAATTTTCAATAGTAGTGACTTAGAAACCATCACGGTCGTGAATAAAGTTGTTGAGAATTGGAACAATATTTTTGAGATGGATTATATTAAAACCATCACTCCTAATTTTGCAACAAACCGTAAAATGGATGTCTTTAAACTTGGCCATGAGATTTTTATTAACCGTGAGGATTCTTTGGTTAAAGAGAGTATTTTCTATCCAAACTGTAATGCAACACAAGCAAAACATATGGTAATGGAATTTACAAATTATGACCTTGGCCATACATTTACCGATATGTTGTCTGAGGAATCAAAATACGTTAAAATGTTTGAAGAGCGTAGAGCTGAACTAACAAACATTATTAACAAACTCCAAGCAAAAAAGACTCAATTGATTAGTATTCAAGATGAGGACCTTGTTGAATCTGAAGAAGTTCAAGACTTAATTTCAATTATCAATGAAGAAATTGAAAAGGTAAAAGAGGAATATTCAAAGGTTAACAGAGACTACAAAAAATTCACTCAATTGCAAGAAAGTGCTGGTACTGGAGATACCGTTGAATACCTAAAAAAAAAGGTATAGTAATAGGTAGCAATGATGCTGACAACAGTGTGGTTATTCGTTTTGAAAATGGTACCACTGCAATTGCAAACTGTAATGATGTTAAAATTATAAAGAAGGCAGAAATTTCTTCTAAAAAGGAAGATATAAAGTTAGCCGCTCAAAGTGATGGTGCTAATATTAGTATCAAAGAATCGTTAAAAAAAAAGTTAGAGATTAACGAGTGGGGCGTTTATAATTCAGAAGACGATTTAAAGAATAAAGTTAAGACAAAGGAAAACGTTCCAGAGAAATTTAACAAACTAATAGATATGGTAATTTCAAAAGTTGGAACCATATACGATGAATTAAAAGGCTTAGAATCACACTTAAAAACTGAAACCAATTTGTCTTTTGACTCTATAACTATATGCATATCTGAATTACAGGCATATATCAATGCTTTAAAAAATGAAAACAATATTGTTGGACCAGGATAAATCTAAAAACATGGCACATTATGTAAACGCTGAAGAACTCAGAAAAGAAATCGCATTATCTAAAGAAAAAGGAGAATTAACCACGAAGGCTGTTAAGATGTTACGAGCAATGGCTGAAGGCGCATCAAAAAAATTAAAGTACAAATACGAAGAAGACCGAGAGGATTGTATTGCGTTTGCTATGATGGACATTGTTAAATACTGGAAAGGTTACAACCCTGAAAAATCGAAAAATGTTTTTGCTTACTATACACAAATGATTAAAAACGGTTTCGGCAAAGGTTGGAAAAAATTATATCCAAATTCAACACTTACAAAAGTATCTTTAGACCACGAAAATTTATATAACTTGTAGATATGTATGAGCAAAATTAAAGAAAATAAACCAACTTTAAAATCAGGCTACAAACAAGGATACTACAAATTAATCAATTCTGAAAAATATATAGGTGATCCCACGAAGATAATTTTCAGGTCTTCGTGGGAGCAACGTTTTTGTTGCTATTGTGACTTATCACCTGATATTGTATGCTGGGCATCCGAGCCAATTGGCATTCCATACCGAACCCCATTTGATAAACCGGAGCATCCGGGGCATTTGTATTATGTAGATTTTTTTATGCGAGTTAAAAAATCTGAAGATGTTACCGTCGACTATATAGTTGAAGTGAAGCCCGAATCAGTTTTACAGAAACCTGTTCTTAACGGGCAAAAGCCATCAATAAACCAAATTACTGCTCACAATGAGCAACTGAAAAAATGGATTATTAATAAATCCAAATTTGATGCAGCAAAAGAATATGCCCGAAAAATGGGTTACGTTTTTGTTGTTATCACTGAAAAATTTCTGTACAATAAAGGCGTATGAAAAGTCCATTGGAAGCTTATAAAGAAGAGAAGGCAAAAGGAAAAAGAAGAACTGAAACATTTAATTACTTTTATCAAAAGTATGCAGTTAAACCGTTTGAAGATACCGGGTTCCTGGAAACAACCGAACGCTTCCATGCCCGAAAATTTGACTTCTTTTTACCCGGTCGAATTTATACTTGGATGTATGACCCGATAACCAAGAAAGAACTTGACTACTATGACAAACGTCCTTTAGTATTAGTCCATGGACAATACGTCTCAGAAAAAGGTAATGTAATTGTCCAAGGTTTAAATTTAAATCTGCTTCCAGAATTCACAAGAGTTGAAGTTTTAGAGAATTTCTTCCAGGTGTTTAAAAATGATATATATGCTGCAGAAAAGGCTATTGATAAAGATCAAATAGGTGCAGTTAATCGCCTTTGGCAATATTTAACAAATTGGTATTTTGTATATACGTTATTTAACGAAAAGGCAACAATAGGTTATCAATGGGCAGTAAGAAATTACATTGTTGATAACATCAAAAGTGCTGTACTTATTGAACTTGAAGACTGGGAAAAGATACCGTATTATGTATCAAAAGACATTGCTGGTAAAGGTTTAGCAGCAATATGGAATGATTATATAGATAAGAAAAAAGGTTTAACAGAACACAATATAAGCGCAGACAAGGCAACAAAAAATCAGAAAAAGTACACCAAGCCAGGTGGTTAAAATACAAAAACTAATTTCTTTTTTCTTTATATAAAATAAAAAACTAACAAATGGCAGGTTTCATCGACCGAGTTGGCGTCAATCCAATATTCGGTCAATTATCAAAAAGCTTAAAAACCTTATCTAACTTAGGAATGCGATACGATGACATGGTCGTTAAGCAATCCAGAGCAGTGGGTGTTACTGAATCCGAATTTGGTAACCAAGGTTATTTACCCGAGGAATTTTTATATTCGTTAGCACTCGCCGACGTCGGACAAAAGAAATTTATTGCGTTTTTCGACAAAGACTACAAGGCAAGAAGAGGTTACTTAAGAAAATTTGCAATGAATCCAGAGATTGAGTTTATTGTAGATACAATTACAGATGAAGCAATTGTTTTTAATGACTCTAATTTCTTTGCTGATATTGACACAACTAAGCTAAAAGAGATTTTGTCTCCGGATAATCAAAAAGAAATTATTGCTGAAGTTAGTCAACAGTTTAAAAAAATCTATACACACTTTCACTTTTCTGAAGGTCAGGATGCTTGGGGATATTTTCGACAGCTTCTAATTGACGGTTTTATTGCCTTTGAGATTATCTATGACCCGGATGGAAAGAACATTGTGGGTTTCAAAGAACTTGACCCTATTTCATTACGTCCGGGTGTTGAAAAAGGAAGTGATGGAACATTCAAAAAAATCTGGGTTCAATATGAAGACGTTCCTTCAATGAAGAGAGTTCTTTTGGACTCACAGATTATTTATATTTCTTATGCAAAAGGAAACTTTACAGGCCGTGTGAGTTATGTTGAAAGGATGGTTCGTTCTTTCAATCTACTAAGGATTATGGAAAATAGCCGTGTAATTTGGAACACAATGAATTCCCAGTTCAGAATGAAAATGGTTGTCCCAATTGGTACCAAATCACCGCAACGTGCTAAAGAATCATTAGCAGAGATGATTAATATCTATAAAGAGGATATCAATTTAGATTATGATTCTGGGGAATTAAGCATCAACGGTTCGCCTTCAATGCAATTCTACAAAAACTACTTATTCCCAAGTAAAAACGGTGAATCTCCGGATATATCTGTATTAGCAAGTGAAGGATTTGATTTATCCGATACTGATGCTCTTAAATATTTCAAAGATAAAGTTAAAGAAGATTCGAAAATTCCGTTCAGTCGCTTCGACAAAGAAAACGGTGGAAGTCAATTTAGTATTTCGGCCGATGGTATTGACCGTGAAGAAATTCGTTTCTTTAAATTCATCAATCGTCTTCGTTCAATATTCCAAGAAGTATTACTCAAGCCTCTTTTTATCCAAATTGGTCTGATATACCCAGAGCTTGCTGAAGACGAATTAATGAAAGCAAGTTTGTCACTCAGATATAATAAAGATAATATCTTTGAAGAATTAAAAGAAATGCAAATCTTGGAACAGCGAGTTAATATCGCAAACACAATGATGGGTATCTATGACAAAAAGAAAGATGCTTCTGGTATGGACACTGATGTTCCAATCTTTGCACCTAAATTTGTAATTGAAAGATATATGAAACTTTCTGCTGATGATATTGCTGCAAACGAAAGAATGATGAAAGAAAAACAAGCACAGGACTTAGAGGATATGAAACTTGCTCAGCAAATCCAAGCTGCACAGAACGATATGGGTGGCGGAATGGGATTCTAAAATATTTCAAAATTATTCTAAAAAAGTTGGTGATTTTCTTACAAGTCCCAACTTTTTTTGTTATATTGAATAAAATTTATAATTATGAAAATCAAACGGCCAGTTTTTAGAATTAGATTTAAAAAAAATCATAGTTGGTTTTGGCTTCCAAGACTCACCCGCTCTGGATTAATGTGGAAAGATAAATGGGAAACACCCCGGTGTGAAAGAGAGCCGCATTTTTATTTTGAATGGATGTGGTTCGTTATTTACGGAGTATGGGGGTGTGACCAATATTGGGAACAAAGATTGTGGATTAAAGAATATAATGATGGTGACTATGCCAAAGCAAAATCAACATGGCCGTGGAGAAATAGTGCAAAGGAAAGTACTTGGAAAGATGAACTTGTAAAAAAATAAAAATGATATTACTCGATACTAATCCGCACCCGGAGATTAATGCAGTCAGAATGTCAAGCATTACTTTACCAAGCTGCATTGAATTTGGTGAAATTCAAAATATTAAAAAACAACTTGCCGAATTAGAATTGTCGCAAGCAACCGTCTCCGGTGAAATTGCCAAAGAAACTAGGTCCTGTAAAATAGCATGGATTCCATATACGGATGAATGGAGTTGGTTGTACGGCAGAGTATACGATTTAGCACTATGGGCAAATGGCGAGGCATTCAAATTTGAACCTTTAGATTTTACCGAACCAATTATGTATTGTGAATGGGAATCTGGAGATCACTTTGATTGGCACGTGGATATTGGAGATATCCATCCTTATTCAAGTCGAAAGTTAGCAGTCACAGTTCAACTGTCAGACAGTGATGACTACCGTGGGGGTAATTTAGAGTTCGCATCTAGTCCAAATCCAGAGTATTGGTATACTGTGAGTCGTGCTGCTGGTAGTGTTGTTATCTACCCAACCTATTTAACTCATCGTATTACACCAGTAACAAGTGGAGTTCGTAAATCATTAGTTTTTTGGTTGGGTGGCATTCCTTTCTCATAAATTATATTTTAATGAATTTGATAAATCAAAACTCACCAGAATGTAAAGTCGTCCACTGTAAAAAGGAGGACTATGATATCTATATTGGACGTCCGAGCAAATGGGGAAATCCATTTTCACATATCAAAGACAAAGAAACCCGAGCTGAATTTATTGTAAAATCTCGACAAGAAGCAATCCAGGCATACGAAAACTGGATATTGTTAGGCGATGGCCGTCGGTTGTTATCTGACCTTAAAGAATTAAAAGGAAAAGTCTTGGGATGTTGGTGTCACCCAAAAGGTTGTCATGGCCATGTCCTTGCAAAACTTGTAAATAATTTATCGGATTAAAAAACTCACAAGTCGTTTCGGCATATAAAATAAAAATTATTCATTCTTAAAAATTATAATATGATCCAAGAGTTATTTACCGAAAGGTATCGCCCTAAAACACTTGACCAACTTATTCTACCAAGCCGCATTCGCAAATCCTTCGGCAACGGTGAACTTCATCAAAACTTCCTTCTTTATGGAAGTCCCGGATTAGGAAAAACAAGTTCAGCAAAAGTATTGGCTGCAAACTATCCAACTTTATACATCAACGTTTCGGATGAAAGTTCCGTCGATGTTATTCGAGACAAAATTACAAATTGGTGCTCGACTATTTCGTTAATGGATGGCGCTGAGAAATACAAGGTTGTTATTCTTGATGAGATTGATGGTGCTTCTGACCAATTCTATAAAGCACTTCGTGCCACGATTGAAAAATTTGCACACACTGCTCGCTTTATTGCAACTTGTAATTATATCAATAAAGTTCCAGAGCCTGTACAATCGAGATTTAATTGTATATCATTTGACTTTGTTTCAAATGAAGAGGAAAAAGAAGTAATGGTTGAGTTTATTAAACGAACTTGGTCAATCCTGAAAGCTGCAAATATTCAAATTGAAAAAGATGCAGTAATTGAATTTGTAAAAAGAAACTTCCCGGACATGAGAACAATTCTCAATAAAGTTCAAAGTTTCGTAATTCAAGGTGTTACTGAAATTAAAGTTGAAGACATCAAAAAATTAAACTATTCGTTTGCGGATGTATTTCAAATGGTTTGCGGAACTAAACCTGACCCAACTGAGACTTATAAATTTTTAATGGTCAACTATGGTTCAAAGGTTGACGATGTCTTGACTGCACTTGGTGCTGAATTGCCTGACTACATTAGAGACAATCATCCAAAGTTAGTTGGAAAAATCCCACAAATTGTAATTAAGGCTGCACATTATCAGTCACAAAGAATTCAAGTAATTGACCCAGCAATTTCAATGTTGGCTGCGGTATATGAGTGTCAAATGATTTTAGCAAACTAATAAACTTTTTTTATGCAATACAATTTAGAAGTAAATTCATCTTTGGTCAAGTCTGCAAACTGGGATGACATATCGGAAAACATTACAGTGACTTTTCATAATGGCCACGAATATACATATCCAAATTTTACTTATGATGACTACCAATCCTTTTCTTCTGCAACATCCAAAGGTCAATGGTTTGGTAAAAATCTAAGAAATAGAGAATACAGTGTCCATATAAAACCTGAAGTTGTAGAATGATTTTTGAAAGAGTTTCCGACATTGATAGTTACATATTAACAACATACCCAATACTTCCCAGGAAAAAATTCGATGTTGTTAAAATTGGTGCAAGGATTTATATCTATGCAGTAAACAAACAAAATGAGCTGCAAAGAAAACAAGTCTTTAAAGGAAACTTAAATACAGTAAATCAAATCTTTGTTCTTCGCCAAGAGCTTGAACGAAGTATTAAAAGGGCAATCGAAAGTTTTGGATATTACTAAAAAAGATTGGGTTTTCCTTGCAAGTCTCGAGAAAATTTCATATATTTATACTGTACAAAAATCTCATAATTATGAATCTAATATTTGACGGACATTATTTTTTCTATAAAACTCTTTTTGCATTTGGTGGTTATGCAAGTTCGAAAAAATTGCTCAATTCAAAAAAGGAACAAGAAATGTTTGTCCGTAAAGTGGCGACCGATGTTTCTCACGCAATCCGTAATTTTGAACATCCGAATAAAGTTGTTTTTACATTTGACTCCAGAAGTTGGCGCAAAGATATTCCGATGGAAACGGATGATATTGACTATAAAGGAAATAGGACAAAAGATGATAGCGTTAACTGGGATAATTTTTATCAATCAATTAACGACTTTGCCGAAATTATTAAAGAAAAAGGTTTCATTGTTTCCAAGGAAAAAGGCGCGGAATGCGATGACTTACTTTATCTTTGGTCAGATCAATTCCTTAAAGCCGGCGAAGACAGTGTAATTATCACCGGAGATGGTGATATGAAACAATGTGTCCGACATACTGATAAAAACTTTGTTGTAGTTTTTAATCCCAATTCAAAGTCTCGAGCGTTAATTGTCCCAACTGGTTTTACGAAATGGATCGCAGCGGCATCTTCACATTTTGACCTTTTCGATGCAAATACTTTTATTAATGCCAGCAAAGATGTCATCTCTGGATTGATGGGAAAGGTTGATGTTGAAGAAATTGATACCCATAAATTTATCGTTGAGAAAATTATTATCGGTGATAAAGGTGACGCTGTTCCTCCGATTTGGTCTTGGAAAAAAGGTGAAAAGACTTATAAAATCACACCACAAAAAGCTGAATTGATTTACACCGACCTCCCACTTGATGTTAATGTCATGGATTTAAAATTGTATGTAGATACGATTTCAGCAGGGATAATAAATTATTGTAAACAAACCCCGGTCATTGATGACTTACGTGCTAGAATAGAGCGTAATATTAAACTGGTATATCTAAATGGTGATGTGATTCCTGAAACTATCCAACAGGATTTTCATAAAACATATCGAGTAGTTGGGGAACAAAGATTGAAAATTACAAAATATGATATTAACACACTGTTGAGTGGAACAAAATTTATCACCGAAAAGAAATCATTTAGTTCCGATTTTTTCTCTAATTTCGAATAAACAATATGGCAGACTTATTTGAGTTTATAAACAATATGATTTCCAAGCCGAATGAATTTAAGTCGGTACCGCCACATGAGCGAGGTAAACATTTTTTTATGGTCAATCGTTTGTGCAGCATTCGCTATCCAGTTCAAGCTGCTTATTTTAATCATTTAAAAATCAATCCATCCGAAGCTGTTACCTTTTGGCAATCTTTATTGGCCGGGCAATATAATCGAACACCTGGTTGGATGTACGTTAAAACGAAAAAAGAGAAAGAAAAGAAAAAAGCAGTCCAACCTGTCGAAGATTCGATTATTCAAAAATGGTGTGAAATCCATCAGTGGTCTCGTCGAGATTTTGATGATGCGGTTTCTTTACTCGGCGATAAAGTTTGGGACGAACTTGAAAATTTTAAATCTCTAATTGAATAAAGATATACAATCGCACTTAAAAAAACAAAAAAAACATTATGCTTACAACAATCATTATTACCGTTTGTTCAACTTTGTGTGCCATTGCTTTGATAGCATCAATCGCCGTGGCGTACTATAGGTTGAGTAAAAAAATAAACACAACAATTTTTCATAGGGAGTTAGACTCGGTTTACAGATCGATGGATGACATTCGTTCTACTTTGACACAGGAAAAAGTCTACCTAAATGATTATATCCATGTCATAGAAAAAAGGTTACGAGACATAATTCAAAATGATGCAGAAAATCAGTATTCAATAAATCAAGAACTACGAAAAAAAATAGATTCACGTGCCGATAGAATTGAAGCAAAACTAGAAAAACTGCGAGATGCTGTTGCCAATTCTGGAATCGATTTAAAAGTAATCGAACAATTATAAAAAAATATTTTAAAACAAGTGCGATTGTTAAAGGGTGTGGACTATGTTCATACCCTTTTTTTATTTTTTGATATATAGATAAAAAGCACTATTAAGTGAGTTGTACAACTGTTCTAACAAATATTGGAGATTACGCAAAAATCGTTCAGCAAAAGCCGTATAAATGGGTAACTAAAATGACGGGATGGGAAGAGGACATCTCAGGTATTGGGGTTCTTCGCCGCGAGTTCAGATGGGGGACAACAAATCGGGTCCGTGCTTCGTGGATGGATTTGACTGTTGAAAATTTAACAGCAATTTGTAACTTAGACCCAAACTTAGATCTTTATGTTGATTTCCGATATACGCTGATTGGTGGTGGGCCGATTACAATCAATGACATAACATTATTGTTTGAGCAATCCGTAGATGCCGATGACCCTTATTATGGTTTCCGACCAATCTTAACCGTTGCGGAAAAAGGTTCGATAACAAATCTAACAAAACTTGAGAATTTTACCTTTCGACCTTATCAAGTAAACCCAGCGGTTGTTCTTTACAAAGACCTAAGCGCATCTATCAACCGAATCTTTGGCCATGATACAATGTATGCCAGAGCAGTACCAATGGCAGTTGGAAAAGATGTAGTTTTACACGAGTGGACTTTATACGATGTGGATGAGCCGTGTACGATAAAAGTAATTGTTCCAAATAATGAGTTTCCAGATTCAAAAATAAACTTCAACCCGTTTGGCTTGGATTTCGAAATGCCGTTTGAAGTTCACATTGATAAGAATTATTTTGAATCGGTTTTAGGGATTGGAATTGCACCACAGAAAAGAGACATAATTTACTTTCCTTTGACAAATCGAATTTATGAAATTGAAAGCTCATATCTATTTAGAGACTTTATGTATCAACCTGCATATTGGAAAGTTGCATTAAAAAAATATGCCCCCAAAGCAAACCGATACGAACCGCAGGAACTCAGAGGACAATTGGACGGAATCTCATGGGACAGTATCGAGCGCTTCGATGAAGAAGTTACAGTTGAAGAAGAAAAAATTACAAAGCCAGAGCAATATGATCCAAAAATTGGAAGTCGAAAATACGACCCAACTCGTTTGGAAATAAATGACAATTTAGTAATTACTGAATCTCGGCTTATGAATTGGAGTAATATTTTATCCGAAAGCCAGTATGACCTGCGGTCAATATTCAATCCTTTAGAAAATCAGATTGCTGTTAAATATCGAGCAAAGGTTGAGTTTTCAGAAAGCAATGAAAATGAATTAGGTGTCTGTGCTTGGTTTAAAGAATTAGGCCCAAAAGTCCAAACGCCAAAAGATTCAGTTAAAGGACAATTGGTACTCGGGACTGTAGGCACAACAACAACTCCACTGAGTTTTACAATTACTCCAAACCGAAACTATCAACCGGGTTCGCTTTTAAAGATTACACGTTTTAATGGACTTTCAGTGTTTGGCAATTTTGTCTCAAAGACGCCAATTGTTGGTGGTTTTATTATTACAATTGCAGTCCGAAATGAGATTATTCAATTTTTAAATACCTATTATCAAAACTGGGCATCTGGGTCTATAACAAGCGGTTATCAAGTAGAAGTAACTTACGAAACTATAATGATGGATGGTCTCAACCCAGATGATAATTCAGGTTGGAAGCTTTCACTTTATGCAAGCCGATATTTTAATTTTGTTAGTCAGACTGAGAATCTCCTATTTATATTACCGAACAATATTGTTGAGAACAATTGGTATGCTTACTACTTTAATGTTAATAATTGCTTTCAACAAATCTCGTTAGACCTTTGGATTCGTAAATGGAACGAGTCATCAGCAACACCAGAACAGACAACTGATTTAGAGAATATATACTCAAAGGCGGTGATTGCTACAAATGTCAATCGAAGCGCAACAGGTGGATATCAGTATCGTTTGCCTGCAAGCAGCTTAGCTTATACAAACATTCGAGTTTTCTCTAGATCAGAAAACGACTTAAATAAACAAATCATAATTTTAAATCAAACCATTGTCCAAGATGCGCAGTATTCTATAATCATAGACAACGCTCTTCCAAGATTAGAACTTCCTTGGATTGGACAGACAAAATAATACAATATGGCAAGAAAACCAAATCCCAGAAGAGTCGAAGTACTCAATGAAAAGGACGAATTGGAAAAACTTATTAACAGTGATGAAAATCTAGCAAGCTCATTAAAACTTGCTGAAAGCATTTTACCCGAACGACCTACCGTAGGATTTTTAAACTACATGGCGGTCAAAGAAGTCGCAGATGATGAAGCGGGAAAAATTGTTGCGGCAATTGCTGAATTCTATTTGGACCGAGATATTATATCTGAAATTGCATATATCCGAGAAAAAAATACAGTTGATAAACTAACCGTATCAAGTTTGCTGTTTCAAATGAAAACCGCAGAGCATGCTATTATCAAATTGCTTGAGGAGATTGATAATGGTGGAGTACATCCTCGAGCATTTGAAGTTCTTTCTTCATTACAACGTGCTAAAATGGATATAGTCAAACACATGGCGCAATTCATGGTAATTATGGAAAACAATTACAAGTCCTTAAAGGAAGACTATCGAATCAAAAAAGCAGAAGGTCCACAGGAACTGAAAAGTGGTGACTATGAAATTGAAGATAATACTGGCAATCAAATCCGAGGAACTCGAAAACTAATTGAAACACTGCGCCAAGCAATCCCAGAACACAAAGCAGATGGCGCAATCAAAAAAGATGTAGAAGATGTCGAGTAGAGGTAAGGTTTGGTCAACCAAAAGGATCAATGAAGAAATTACAAAAATAGAGCAAGGCGGACAGGCTGATTACTCTCCTTTTGCTGACGGTAAAATAGATTACCGAGCACCGGATATTGTTTTCGATTATACCGATGAGGAACTACAAGAAATTGCAAAATGCGCAGATGACGTAGTTTATTTTGGAGAGAACTATTGTTATTCAATGACGGACGAAGGTATTTCTCGAATTAAACTTAGAGGGTACCAGAAAAAAATGTTACGAGATTTCCAAGATAATCGCTTCAACGTTATGGTTGCAAGCCGCCAGATTGGGAAGTGTGCTTCTTATTCAACTAAAATAAAGGTGAAATTTCCGGAGCAAGAAGTTAAAGAAATTTCATTAGGAAACCTTTATTTTATAATACTGAAAAAGGAACGCAAATTAACATTTGCTGAAAAAATAAAATGGCGTCTTTGGAAAATTTATGATTGGCTGGATTGATTTGTCAAAAAGCAAGATTCATCTTTAAATATATACTATAAAAAATAGTATAAATATGAAATGTTTAATCTGTGAAACAGCAGTTAAAGGCACAGGAACAAAATATTGTTCAACCGTTTGCAAAGAAAAAGCCCAAGAATTAAAAAAACAAAAGGCACTAATTAAAAAATCAAACAGCCTCGATGGAATAGAAGGAATTGATTATATTACTTGTAAATGGTGCAACTATAAAGCAAAAAGAATATACGGAACTCATATTAAAAATCACCATACAGATAAAACTATTAAAGATTATCACTCAGAATTTCCAAATGCTGCAGTCGCCTGTCTTTCTGACAAAAAAAGCACGTCCAAGAATTCAGGAATTCATATGAAGGATGAGAAGTATCGAACTTTGATGAGTAAAAAATTTAAAGGAGTGAATAATCCAAACCATAAATCAAAAACATCCGAAGAATATCGAAAAACATTATCACCATTTTCAAAAAGTTTTAAAGGGTATTCAAATATTGAAGACAAAGAAAAAGCTGTTTCCGTATTCGCCAAACAAGCACTCTCTAATCGCTTAACAGAAACTAATTTTGAATATTGGAAAAATAAATATGAAGATATAGAAACCGCAATAGAAAAATATAAAGAAAGACAAAGAACATTTACGATTGATAAGTGTATCAAAAAATATGGGGAGGAAAAAGGAATAAAGATTTGGCAAAAAAGAAATAAAGAATGGGGCGAAAAAATAAATGATATGTACAAAAATGGAGATTTTGTTAAATTCTCTAAAAATAATTATTCGGATTTAGAATTAGAATTTATTCAAAAAATAGTAGATAATTTAAAATGCAAAAATAAGTATTACAGCGCACTAAACGGGAAGCAGTTTTTTAGATATTTTCCAAGTCAAAAAATAACACATTCTTATGATTTTGTTATCAATAACAAAATAATAGAATTCCACGGTGACTATTGGCATTGTAATCCAAATACTTATGAATCAGCATACATACATAAAGTAATAGGCACAACAGCAAAAGATATATGGGAATCTGATAAAAATAAAAAATCTCTAATTGAACAAGAAGGTTTTTTAGTTATGGTGATATGGGAATCAGAGTATAAATCAAATCCAATAAAAACAATAGAAAAATGTATAAACTTTATATATGATAAAAAAGATACTTAAAATAGCGATTATAAAAACTATTCAATTAATTGAACGGTTTGAGTATCGCCATTTGCAATTAAACCAATTCGACTCATCTAAAAAAATTATCAATACGGTTGGTATAAATACAGACATACAAGTAATGTCGGACACGGGTTGGGTTGGCGTTAGTGATATCCATATAACTCAGCCATTTACAGAATGGACGATTGAAACAGATACTGGTAAAAAAATATATGCTGCTGACCAACATATTATTTTTACTGATAAATTACAACAAATTTTTATTGACAATTTGGAAATAGGTGATTATATCTATACACAAGATGGCGCTGAGCGAGTAATTAAAATAATAAAAAGTAGTAACAATTATTCGATGTTTGATTTGACAGTCAACCATCCAAACCATCGCTTTTATACAAATGGCATTCTTTCACATAATACTGTAACAAGTAGTATATTTATTGCTTGGTATATTTGTTTCCACTTTGATAGAAATGCTATGGTTGTTGCAAATAAATTAGCAACAACTACTGAGATTGTAGATAAAATCAAAATCGTGTTAAAGAATTTGCCATTCTTTATGAAGCCAGGTATCGTTACAAATGCTGTAACTACTATGAAATTCGATAATGGTAATCGTCTTTATTCTCAGGCAACAACAAAAACAGCAGCGATTGGTTTTACTATCCACTTGTTGTATGCGGATGAGTTTGCTCACATCCATCCTAACTTTTTGGAACCTTTTTATCGTTCAATTTATCCAACACTTTCTTCGTCAACGATATCTAGGATGATTATTTCGTCCACGCCCCATGGGATGAATCTTTTCTATAATATCTACCAAGGTGCTTTAACTAAGTCAAACGCATTTAATGCTATTAGGGTCGATTGGTGGGAAGTTCCTGGCAGAGACGAAGAATGGAAAAAAAGAGAAATTGCTAACTTAGGAAATGAAGAACTTTTTAACCAAGAATATGGAAATCAATTCTTAGCTTCTTCAAGGTTATTGCTTTCAAGTCAAACATTGCAACTTCTGAATAAAATTTGCAAGCCATACAAGTGGGTCGAGATTGATGACTTTTTAGATTTTCCAGATTTAGGTACACATTTAAAATGGCACCCAGATTATGACCCAACGAGAAGAGATGCAGTCAATGACCAAATTGTTTTTGTTTTAGATTTAGGTGATGGTGTTGGCCGCGACTATTCAGTTATCAATATTTTTAAAATGGAGCCACAATCTCTTGTTGGTATTCGTGGAACCAGGGATTGGAATGATGAATCCAGTTTCTTCCGACTTCGACAGGTTGGTATATTTCAGTCAAACAGTACTTCGGTTGATGAAGTTGCTAAAGTATTAGAGATATTAGTTTACAGCATATTTCACCATGAGAATTGTTCGGTAGTTTTGGAGATTAACTTTAAAGGTAACATAATTGTTGAAAAGCTGTCAAAAAATAGAAACTACTATCCGGAGTTATTTTTACATACAAAGCACAGTATTGCAAATGACACAATGAAGATAGGTGTTAAACTACAAAAGGATAATAAAGAATCTTATTCCAGAGAACTAAGAAGTTTAATTCAACAAAAAAGAATTATTATTACTGAAAAGAAAACTGTTGACGAACTAACGGCATTTGGACTAAATTCCCAAGGTCGCTATGAATCACAAACCGGTCACGATGATATTGCAATGACTTGTGTGGATTTAGTTCCTTTTTTCTCATCTACTGATTTTTACGAAATGGTAGAGAATATATATGATACAGTCGAACCTACAATTAAAAATGTGATTATGCGAAAAGTAAATGAAGACGTTCAGAATACTGATGACCTAATGAGCATTTATCGAATAATTAAGGATATGTAAATTTCAGTTTTTTGTGTTTTTGTTCTGAATATATAAAACATAGAAATACTATAAAGACTAAAATAAATATTAAAACGAATGGCAAAAATTACATTGGATCTTAACAGGTTCAAAGCTTCAGGTGTCTACACCATTGAATTTGATGCTTCAGAGAGACTAGTTATTTCAACTCAAACAATTCGTTTGGTTGTTGGTTTTTCTCGTATCGGACCATTCAATGCGCCAGTATTTTTAAGAGATACCGCAACAGCTCGCCGAATCTTTGGACGAATCGACTCAGTATTAGAGGCTCGTGGTTCTTTCTTTCATCGCTCAATTGAGACTTGTTTAACAGCAGGTCCAATATTTGCATTGAATCTATTACCATTAAATAACGTACCTGTAAATGAAGGTGGAGATGCGGTTGATTATCGCTCAATTGCTTTAGCTGCAGATGAAGAAAACGGAGATGTGACCCGTGCTTTATATTCTTCTTTTTATAACAAAGAAAGATTTTGGTTCCCGGATACTGATTATCTGCAAGCAACTGTAGATAGCAAACCAACAAACCGTGGTCGCTTGTTCAATGTTGTAAATTTAGGACAACAAGTTGCAAGCTTTATTGTCCGTAAATCGAGTGTTGTAACACAGTACAACATTACGGCCGAGGAATACTATGGCGCAGATGAAATCCCGCCTTATGTAAACCCGCAAGACTACCTGTCTGACTATTTTGTTGACTTATATCTTGTAAAAGGTGATTGGACAAATCTACCTCTTCTTTCACAAGACCCAACTTACAGCAAGTATTTTGACTTGCGTGGTATTAAAGCAGACCGTTTAGATCAATTTGTTTCTTTGGACGGTATTACGCTTTTAGGTTCTTTCACTGGTTGTATTATTCCTAACTTTATTGATAATAACGGTTCAAACCAATCTATTGATACAATCGTAAATGCCAATTCTGCTGTTACTGGATTTTTCTTAAACATCAACGAAGATGCTTTGAGCGATTATGAAAACAGCGTATATAAAGTAGATATGGTAGGAAATACTCTTATCAATACAACTGATGATACAATTGATTTTCTTTCTTATAATACACCAATTAAAAACGTATTATCGCATACTGGACAGGATTCAGATTTCTTAAATCAAGATTTAGTTCAAAAAACTTATGACCCGGCAAGTGGTTCTGTTGCACCTTATATAAAGTCTGTTGCATACAGTGGTGTTAGTGGAAAATTCTGTAACGTTTTAGCAATTCCAAAACCAATCCCAAGTGATGTAACATTTACACCTGCACAATGGGAAGCTTTGTTAAATGGATTTAACAGAAATTCTTTAGTTGTAACGTACGGTGCGTTAGCTGCCAATAGCGGCATTAACGGTTCAGCAACACCATTTGATTTTGTTAAAGTCGAAAACGTAATTGATACTGGTTCTGAGATACTTTTACAACTTTCTTCTCCTAACCACACAGATACAAATTACGAAAACGGTTTTTCTGCACCAGAATCAAATTACATTGAAGAAACTGTTGCTGCATTAGTTCCAACATTAGCAAATACTATCGAGGTTGTTAATTTTAACAACTTAACACCAGCAAATGGTGATATTATACTAATTGAAGCTGCTGGGTACAGTAAATATTTCCAAATTTCAAGTGCTGTAATTACGGCAACAACAACAATTACCGTAACAGCACCTACAGCAGACCCTGTATTTTTCTTTGAAAAATGGTGTGTTAGTGGATTCCCGGCCGACGAATTTTTAGCATATGTTCAGCCTGGGTCTATCAAGGTTACATTATTTACACCAACTGCACCCGCAGCACCATATCTGGTTCCAGACTTGCAAACTGCTGGTGGTGCGATTAGTAATACTTTTGGATATATTTTAAATCCAAGTGCACAAATCAACAGCGTTGACGGTCTCGGCCAAACAGTAGTAAAATCGTCTGAAAACACGGTAGTTCTTTATGACGAGTCGGTTGTTCCAGCAGTACTTATTGCTGGTGTGCACCATATCCAAGATGGTACAGGTGCTGCCTTTGTTTTAGATTCTAGCAATATTGCTGATTTTAGAAAGGTGAGAATCGTAGACGCTGCGGATAACAATCCGCTCAACGGTTTATCATTGGGTGGGTTAGTTAGAGTAGAATTACCAGGCGGAACAATTTTCAGAGGTGAAGTTTTAGATAACACAGCAGGTATTTTAGCAGGATTTAATCTTGAAAATTCTGATATTACAAAACTTGCTTATGTTGAAGCATATCCTGGTGCAAAATTGAGTACAAATATTAAAGGAAGTATCGTAGTTGATGGTGACCGTGTTAAATATGGCACAGGTGGTTCACAATTTAATTACTTAAATGTTGATTTACAATGGGGTAAAGCCGGCAATCAATACTCTAAAGTGGCATATGGATTAAATGGTGCTCGAGTTCGCCAATATTCAGATACACAATTGTTAACTCGTGCCAACGCAACTTATGCTTCTTTGGATAATACATACATTGATTCTACTCAACAAACTGGCGCTGTTGGTGAAACTGTATTTGCAGTTTATTCTTCTACAGCAAAGAACATTAGTTCAAATATTTCTATCGAAAGTCCTGGTTTATTTGCAGGTGGTAAAAAATTCAAATTAAATTCAACAAATGCTGCATTATTGGAAGTTGGTGACTTTGTTGTAAACAACGATGCCAATAATCCAAAATTAACGAGAATTACTGCTAAAGTGAAAAAGTTCGATCCCGCAACAGGTGTTCCTTATTTTGAATATACAGCAATTCAAATCCCAGGAATTACTTCTTTAAGCGGAATTGACTATATTACTAAATTTACGCCAATTCAGAAATTTGTTGACCGTTTCCAATTTACATCTCTTTCAGGATTCAAGATGACTGAATTCCATATGCCAGGCACACCTGCGCAGTTGGAGAAAATCTTGAGTGTAATTGAAACCACAAATGTTGGTGTAACTTTACAATCAAAGGATATTATTCAATACCGTTATGTTATTGACACGTTCAATGGTGGATTGGAACCTGGTATGGGTCCTAAACAATACTTGAGTCGTCTTGCAAAAAATAGAATGCAATGTATGGCAATCTTGAATGCGCCTTCAATGGCTGAATTCCAAGCAAGTACTGACCCACGTTTTACTGAATTGCCGGATGCTGCAACTGGAAATCCAAAACCTGTATTGAATACCGAATATATCTCAACGGGTGGAAATCTTTCATTAGGACCTTCTTATACTTGGAGTTTACCCGATGAAGAAAATGGTGCTAAATTTATTGGTGTATTTACGCCAAACATCATTCTTCGTGAAGACGGTAAGAATAAAAGTATTCCACCAGCTGCTCACGTTTCAAACAACTTTGTCCGTAAATTTATCAACGGAGAACCGTATGCAATCGTGGCGGGTCCAAGACGAGGTGTTATATCGGATGCAAAATATAATGGTCTAGAATACGACTTCTTATTGCGTGACCGTGAATTTTTGGAGCCAATTGGATTGAATCCAATCACTGTTGTTAAAAATGTTGGACCAATGATTTATGCAAACCAAACTGGTTATCAAAGAACAATTTCTGCATTCAATAATCTACACGTCCGCGACTTGTTGATAACAATTGAAGATGCTGTAATTGATATTCTTCAAAACTACTTGTTTGAATTTAACGATGCTTCAACTCGTCTTCAAATCCGAACAATTGTTGAAACTTACTTGGATGGTGTTCGAAACGGTCAAGGTATCTATGCTTATTCTGTAATTATGGATGAGACTAATAACACTGCTGAAATCATTGACCAAAACTTTGGTATTCTTGATATTGGAGTCGAACCAGCAAGAGGTTTACAAAAATTTATCAACCGTATTACAGTTCTCAAAACCGGCGCAATCGCTTCAGGCGGTTTTGCCGCTGTTTAAATTGATATATACTAAAAAAATAAAAATAAATTATGGCAGGTTTACCACACTATAGAAATTCCAAGGCGGCGATGAACCGCTACGAGCCTATATATAATGCTCAATTTGAGATTCAGTTAACACCTCCACCTTCTGTTTCAGCATGGACATTAGTTATGGAGCAAGTTTTAAAGGTCGATGGTATCGAAACCAATAAACAACCGGGTGTTATCGAGCAAAAATACAAATCAGCAAAGCGTTCTTTTGCCGGTGGTATGGTTGATGAGACAACAAACGATGTTGCAATTGACTTCGAGGTTAACTTGGATGATGCTAACTCAATGTATGTCTATAAAGCACTTCGTCAGTGGACTGATTTAATTTACGATCCATTGACAGGTCGTATGGGTCTAAAGCGTGACTATGTTGGTGGTCCAATGATTATCAACTTCTTTAACAAAAACGGTGATATTTTCCGCCAAGTTAAATATCCAATTTGTTTTCCTACTTCACCGCTACCCAAAATTGAAACTGACTACAGCAATAATGACATTTACCGCATCGGGGGTTTTGTTTTCCGTTGTGACTACTTTGAAGAAACAATTCTATAATTTTTGTAATCATTTTGCATATTTTTTCAAAAAGCTATCAGTAATGGTAGCTTTTTTTATTTTAAATGGCTACTTAGAATTGGCTTTGATATATATACTAAATAAATATTTTTTAACTCAAAAAAACGTAATATGCAAAACGAACAAAATTTAGACTCTGAAAGTTTAAGAGACCAAATTGAAAAAGAAGCACAAATGCTTGTAGGTAACGAACCTCTACAAGCAAAACAGCCTGAAGTCGCTAAAGTAACTTCACTAGGAACAGCAGAAAAATTTAAAGTCTACGATGTTGATGACCCAATAGCATCTGAACTTGGATGGAAAAATGTTCCAATTGAGTATCTACCGTCTCAAGGTTTATTTTATGAATCCGGAACACAAGTGGCAATTCGTGCCGCAACTGTTGCTGAAATTCGTCACTGGTCAACAATTGACGAGAACGACTTATTGGGTGTAGATGATATGCTTAATTTTATTATTGAAAAATGTTGCAAAATTAAAATCCCAGGACGTGCTGCATCATTTAAAGACTTAAAGGAGATTGACCGTTTCTATCTTATTTTTGCTATCAGAGACTACACGTTTAAGAATGGAGAGAACAAACTATATGTTAATGTAACAGATAACGATGGTGTAGGTGATAGAATTGAAGTAACAAAAGATGTAATTGATTACTTTAACCCCGATGAAAGAATGATGAAATATTTTAGCCATGAAGAACACTGTTTCAAACTCGAAATGAGAAATGGTGAAAAATTTGTTATGTATTTTCCAACATTAGGTGTGATGTCATTTATTAAAAATTACATTAAAACAAAACAACAACAAGGCCAAAACTTTGATAAAGCATTTATTAAATATGCACCTTTCTTATTTAATGATTGGAGAGCTTTAACACAAGCATCTTATGACAAAGCAGTCCAAGATTCTTATGGCTGGTCGGTTGCTCGTATTTCAGCTTTAGATAAATTGGTTGAAATTTTAGCATCTTCAGTAAATCCGCAAATACGATATGTCAATCCAAGCGGTGCGGAGGTCACCGCTCCTCTCAACTTTCAGGGAGGAATCAAATCTATTTTCCTTATTTCAGATATCTTTGGAGAATTGGTTTGATGTTGAATTTTTACTCTTAAAAATTCTACGTCTTCAACCAAGTGAATTAGATAAAATGGAATTTTATCGAGCAGAGTACATAATGGAGAAACAGAAAGAATGGTCAGAAAGAGAGAACAAACAAAGGCAAAAAGAAGAGTCAGAGCAGAAAGAAAATATGCCAAAATTTGATACAAACCAACTTTCAAAAATGGGAGGTGGATTTAAAATGCCATCGATGCCAAGTTTCAATATGCCTAAATTTTAACATCCAAGACCTGTGGCGTAATAGTCACAGGTCTTTTGATATATAGAATATAGTCAAAATAAATCTAAAGTTAATGTCAGCAGACGGTGTAAAAATAAGTAGTAGATTAGATGCTTTAATTGATGTCAACAAGAAAATGTTGGCAGTATTAGAAAAAGGTGACAAAGGGAAAAAGAAAGGCGAAGGTGAAGGTGAAGGCGAAGAATCCAAAGGTAAAGGTAAAGCCCCTGCTGCCGGGATAGGTATGAGTCCATTAGCAGGATTTGCAACTGATATGAAATCTTTGGTTGAAGTTGCAGTTCAAGCAAGTCTAATTAAGCCAGACGCTAGGGTTCTTATAAGCGATTTCTACAAAACTGTTTTTAAAGATATTGTTAACCCTGTTTTAGAATACGACACCGAAAAACTACTTCATTTTGCAAAATTCATTGATTCAATAAGTAAAGGAACCATGCACCTAATGAAAGGATTAGCATGGGCAGCTATATTAGGTCCGTTGGCAATCATCGGTGCGACTATGTTTTCTATAGTAATTCAAAAGGTGAATGAGACTTTTGTAGGCTTAGAAAAAATGAAGAAAAAGCAAGCAGAGACATTAGCTGTACTTATGGGAATGGCAAAGAGTATTGGTATGTTTATGGTGGTTATGGCGTTGACTTCTTTAGTAGCGCCTCAAGTTTTAATAGGTACTTTGATTTTTAATATGGTGATTGCTTCCATAGCATTAACACTTTATTTAGTAAATAAAGTTGTTGGAACTGGCGAAGGATTTAGTAAAGGTCCACTGGGTTCACTATTAAAAATGGGCCAATCAATTGCATTATTCTCTTTAGTTTTAATTCTATTATCATTTGTTGGCCCGCAAATAGCAAAAGGAACTTCAGTATTTATTGGGATGATAGTCGGAATCTCATATGCACTTTATGTTGCATACGGATTAACAAAAGATTGGAAGCCTGATGGCAAAGACAACAGCCCTCTCGGGGCATTATGGAAAATTTCTATGGGCATTGCGGTTCTTACACTTGTTATTCTTGCACTTTCAACTTCTGTGGTACAAAAAAGAATATTTGCCGGCGGAGTAGTATTTGTTGGAATGTTATTAGCAATAGCGGGCGTATTATTTCTCGCACATAAGTTAGCGGGCGAGGGAAATAAAAAAGGTTCTCCACTTGACTCATTACTTATGATATCTGCAGGAATTGCTGTTATTTCATTGGTTATGATTATTCTGGGTATACCAGCTGTTAATAAACTTTACATGGCGGGTGCTTTTGCATTAATGCTGGGAATGCTATTTACAGCAGTTGGATTGTATGCGTTAAGTAAAGCAGATTCTAAAAATGGAGCAATTGCACTTATTATTATATCCGCATCTTTATTGGTCTTTGTTGCTGCACTTGCTTTTTATAAAGTGTCAGGGGCGGGTGATTTAACAATTGCGCAACTAATACAACTAGGATTAGTAATTATTATTATGGGCGCGGCCGCTGCTGGCCTTGGTTTCATAAAAGATAAAGCAATGGCCGGGGCCATTGCAATGGTTATCGTGGCGGCATCTTTAATAGTTTTTGTTGGTGCCCTTGTTTTTTATTATAAGTCTGGAACTGCAGAATTTTTAGCAAAACCAGAAGGATGGGTGTCATTAGGGGCGCTTGCTGCTGTGATTGTCGGATTAGCCGCAGCTGCTGCAGTTTTGGGGATGTACGAAATGGGATTATTAACCGGTATACCATTAACAGTTACGATAGGAGCAGGACTAATGATTCTATTGGGTGCGGCGCTGATTGTATTTGTAATGGGTGTTTCAAAATATGTAAAATCTGGGGCTGCAGAATTTTTAGCTAATGATTGGAAAAATGGAGGCAACTCATTACTTGCGTTGGGTTCTGTAATTGCAGGGTTAGGATTAGCAGCAGCCGTTATTGGCGCTCCGTTAATTAATATCGCAGTTGGAATCGGTGCGGCTTTAATGATTGTATTAGGTGGAGCATTAATATTATTTGTTAAAGGTTTATCAGAATATACAAAAGCAAATGCAGTCCGTCCAATAACAAAAGAGGATGCAGATATTCTTGGATATACAATTTCATCATTAGGAAGTAGTATTGCTGGACTTTCACTTGTAATGGGCATAACTTTAGGTCTTGGGTATTTTGCAGCAATAGGATATGCACTACGACCTTTTACCGAAGGTCTTAAAACGTTTATGCAGGCAAAATATACTAAAGAAAGTGGTGAAATGTTAAAAGATGCCGTAAACGCAACGGTAACCGCATTCGTTAAGCCGTTCAGTGAATTGAAATACTCGGATATGCCTAAACTGCTTTTTGGGATTTTCATTCTCGGTCGTTTATCCAGCACACTTGGAACACTTGCAAAAGGTGTCGCAGATATGGCACAACAGGAAGTTGTTGAATTTGAACTTATCAACCCAGGAACAGAAAATGCAAAATTAGTTCCTAAATCGAAACGAAAACTCAGCCAACAGGATTTCACAAACGCCAATACATTTGTTCGTGCTTTATTAGGTATGAATACTGACGGGTCTTATAATAACCAATTAACAACAGCACTTTCTGATTTTGGAAAAGCAGCATCAGGAGGTTCTTCTTGGTTTAGTCGTGGACATATGTCATACGGTATTGATATGTTAGCAAAATTAAGTGGAATTCTTGGTTCTGTAGGTGAAGGTGTTCTCAAATTAGCTGAAGCTGAATTTGTTCCGATGACTGTAGCAAATCCTGGAACACCGGATGCTAAGTTGGTTCCTGGTGCACCTGTAAAGATAACCATAGAGCACTTTAAAAAGGCGAGCGAATTTATTAATAACTTAATTGGTAATCCCGAAATGACCGGGGACGGTGATGCTAGAAAGCTAAATGCAAATCCATTAGTAACTTCACTGTTTTCATTTGGAAAGCTAGCAAAGGAAGGCGGGGGATGGTTTGGTAATGGCTATTTAGCCGAAGGTATTAATACATTAGCAAGCTTAAGCACTGTATTTAATACAATGGGCGAAGGAATTCTTAAAATGGCAAACGGCGAATTTGTTCCAATGACTGTGATTAACCCTGGAACAAAGGATGCGAAGTTGGTTCCTGGGGCCCCAATTAAAATAGAACAAGGGCATTTTACTGCGGCTGCAGATTTTATAACGAGATTGGTTGGTAATGTTGACGACCCAGAAAAGGCTGGAAAAACCAAAATGAATCCTTTAGTTCAAGCGCTTTACGATTTTGGTAAAAATGCGAAAAAAGGAGGAGGGTGGTTTGCAAAGGGATATCTAACAGCAGGTGTCGAGATGTTAGCAAAAATATCAGGGTCGCTTGGTACACTTGGCGAAAGTGTACTAAAAATGGCAATGGGTGAGTTTACGATGAATGAAATAGTGGACGGAAAATTAACACCTACAAAAGTAGTTAGAATTAATACAGAGACACTTGGAATGGCCGCGACTAATTTAAATGCAATTGTTGATTTTTTACCTAAAGCAATGTATGACGCTGGGATAAAATATGGTGTTTGGAAAAGAGAAATCGAAAGTGGTTCAACCGGACTGGCAGCAGCAAGTGTAAAATATAAGGAAATAGCCGAAATTGTGATGGGTTCGTTTAGTGACACTGATAAAGTTCACAAATCAGTTGACAATTATAATTATTTTATAAGTTCCATCTTTACCACAACAGATTACGCAAAAATGGATGGAAACTTATCACAAACATTACTTGAAAAGTACGATAAATTTGCAAAAACCACAGAAAGTCTGTCAAAAATAGCAGACCCTTTTGAGAAATTCGTAAGGTCATTCGGTGATATGGCAAAACACATGGGCGTCTTTGCTAACAACTTTAAAGTCATGGACCCAATTAGCATCAAGGCGTTTAAGGACTGGACGGATTCAATGATACTAATATCCAAAGTAGATATTGGAAAAAGTGAAGGAATAGTTAACTTTATCAATGACTCTGTAAGTGCTGCGTTTGGTGGAGGAAAAAGTACAACAGTGGGTGATAAATCTCCACAGGCATATAATGAAGCAGATAAAAGAAGCCAGGCGCAATCAATGATGCAGCCTGGTGAATCTGCACAGGCACAACAGCAACAGCAGCAACCAGCTCAGATTGATACTGAAGCAATCATTTCTGCAATCCAACAAGGATTCTCGAGTATCACCGTTGATAGTATGACAGTATTAAAAATGAAAACTGGCAGATAGAAAAAGAATATATACTAAAAAATAAATTACTAAATATGCCAAAGATGATAAAATTTGAACAGTGGAGACAAATGTACAGTCAATCAAATATGTTGCCTGAAGAAGTCGACCCGAATATTTCCGGGGATACCACTGCTGATATGGCAGAATTAATTGCTAAATTGGATGACCTTCAAGCAGAAAGAAGAAAACTTATGAAGGACTCACATAAACTTGAAGCTCAACTTCTGGACATTGACATAAAACTAACAAGAAATGACATCGAAAAACTAGAACTTGAAGAACGAAGAGGAAAAATCAAAAAGGCAATTGAAATTTCAAAAGAAACACGTAAAGAAGGTAAAATCAGAAATGAAGATGGCGAAGATATAGATACAGAAGATTCAGAAATTGAATCCGAAAAAACACCCAAAGAAAATGAAAAAGAAAAACAAAAAAACCCCAAAATTTAA